GTGTATGCAAAGATCAACGAGATCAACGTTAAGTCGTTGACTGAGGCTCATGTTCAAGACAAGAACATCGATGAGCTCATAAAGTGGAAGAAAGATGCTGAAATCTCGCTCAAAGAGAGCGCTGAAAAGAAAGCAATCGATGACAAGAAGATCGAAGATCAGCAGAGAATCATCGAGGGTCTAGAGCGTTGGAAGGGTTCTGTCAGCGGGTTTCTGAAGTGGACCGCAGGCGTTTTGGGTGGTGCTGCGGTAGCGTTGATCTCAAAGCTTACGTACGATTACATCACGAACCACTGGAAATTAGCTGTAGTATAGTAGTTCGGTGAGAGAACTGCGGGAAGATGTAAAGCGAGAGATTGCTGATGCTCGTGCTGTGCTACATGCTGTAATGTGTCTGCCAGATGCTTCGCTAGTTCGTAGCAAAGACAACATCAGCATCTTGACAGAAGAGCAGGCAACTTTCAAGCTCATAGAAGCTTCAGGATTCAAGAAGAACTACGTTCTTCAGCTAGCACTTACTCATGCAGCCGCAGCTGAGGTGCTAGCCCCTGGGAGCTTCAACGAGACACTCTCGTTGATCACGATTAAACTAGAAAAATTCAGTAAAGGGAATCACAAGTTTAATTTTGAAGATTATTCTCGTGTCAATTCGAGGCTAGCGACAGCTGATGACCTGCACCGCGTGGTGCACAGCATCGATGAGACGTACTTGCGTGAACTCCTGGGGGCAGCGTTGCAGCTCGCTGGCTACGGTGGTAAGATCTCAGTTGAGAAGTCTTCATCCTCGTCATCATCAGTTGAGGTGACACGAGGTTATAACTTCCAGATCGCTCCATGTTGGGATCTTACGATGATCGCAACAACACCTAAAGTCGCAATCATAGATGGGTACGTTGAGAAAGTTTCTGAGCTGCATCACTTGCTAGAAGCCGCGTCAGCCTCGAAAGAACCTCTAGTCATCTTTGGTCGTGGTTATCACGATGATGTCGTCAACACGTTGAGAGTTAACTTCACTCGTGGAACCTTGATCGCTGTGCCAATCTTGGTCAATTTTGATCTAGATGGCATCAACACGTTGAACGATATAGCGGTTGTATGCGGCTCTGACGTTGTGTCTAGCAACAAAGGTGATCTGATATCCTCGATCGATTATGCAAAGTTGAAGAGAGCCGACCGGGTGACAATTCGTCGTGATGTTGTAAGCATTGATAACGCTTCGACGAGACGTGAAGTCAACATCCATCGATCAAATTTGCTGAAGAAACGTGCTGAGAGCCCTGCGTTTGACGTAAGCAAGCTCATAGACAAACGCATTCGCTCCCTGAACGGGCGCCAGGTCATCGTTCGCTTGCCAGATGACAAGCATTACTTGTACCGGTCTAGGAAGATTGATGTTGCTTTGAGAACTATGAAGATCATAGTTGATCATGGCATAATCGATGGTGAACCAGCGCTAGGTAAGGTAGCATCAGAGCATCACTCTGATCAGTTTGTCATGACGCTAGCTAACGTCGGTAACTTTATCTGACCGTCGTCAGACAGTTGCTTGATGATCCTTGCTATGTCTCTGGGTTTGATACCTTTCAGAGATGGAACTTTGCTGTACTTTTGAACTAGATCCTTCAACTTACCAGCTTCAACTGGGGCAGCTCCCGGAGCTTCAGCACCGGACTTAGTCGTTGTACCGCTAGTTGCTGGTTCTGAAGACGTTGGTTGATCGCCACCTTGAGATGGAGCTGTTGTGTTTGTTGATTGCTGCGCAGCACCAGCTGCAGCATCGCTCACTGCATCTACGTTCTGTAGTGCCTTGATCACGCTGTTCGTGATGACTTCGACGTCCTTGACAGACATCTTGATGATGCTGCTCGCCAAAGATTTCAAACCCTGGCTGCCGTGCATGTACTTGTCGACCCAATTTTTACCGACCATTGCGATAGCACCAGTTGGTTTGAAACCTTTGATGATGACCTTCTGCAGATCATCAAGTTTTTTCTTTTCATCGTTGCTCAACGAGTTAACGTCAGAAGCTTGTGAGTTTCCAGTGATGACTGCTAGCAGCGTCGCATTGTTATCGTTTCCAGTGTTTAGAGCATCGATGTACTTGTTGAACAAGTCGAAGAAGTTTTTAAGAGCATCAGCAAATGCTAGCGCATCTACGAGCGGATTTTCTTTCTGCGTCTTAAACAAGTTGATGATCGTACGAATTACGCCTGTATTCTTACCGCCAGAAAGAACTTTAGTGACGTCAGCAACGGCGGCATCTCTAGCTTTAGAGAGTATGTCCATTGAGGCGAAGTTGATCGATTTCAAGCGCTTAACAACGTCGATCGCCGCTGTCATCTGCTGCTTGTCAAAAGCTTCGAGGATGAGCAAGTCAGCGCTATCCCAACGTGATTCAATGAGAGCAGCTTTCTTCTTGACGATCAACTTCTGCTTCTCTGCGTAATTGTCTTTCAGCGTTCTTTGGATTTGGCTCATGTTGTTTACTCTGCGTAAATAGGTGATTACATTCTCAACATAGGATAGGATTTGAACATGACACCAAAAGACAAGATCAACAAGGCGGCCTGGAATTCCTTTCAAGCAGCAAAAGACGAAGCTGTTCGAACGCTGACAGAGGCAATTGTTAGCAAGCAACTCAAGGTTGAGAGTTCTTCAGTTGATTCTCTATTTTCATTGATGACTGCCGCGTTCGATGCCGGCTACCAAAAGAGCTCAAGATCATTTGAGAGAGAAATCAACTCTGTTCTGTCTGAGAGTTCGGTTACGCATGCGCAAGAACCGAAGACGAAAAAAAAGTGATTCATAGCATCATTGATTGGTTTTCTAGCGTTACCGTCCGGATCATCTGATGCCAACAGGTACAAAACATCTTGTTAAGTGCAGGTGCATTCTACCGCAGTTTAAGCACCTGCAGAATCCACCACAACACCAATTTACAGTGTTTTCTGTCATCGAAGATGACGACAGCGTTAAACCTAGCTTTGCGCAATGCAATAACTGCGGAATAGTTCACAAGATTGTTGACATCGGTCGATCAGAGATAATCTCAGGAAAAGAATCAATGTCATCATTGATCACGATTGATGACTTGAAACACTCACTACCAGAGAACCTGGTGGCATTGCTAGAAAAGAATTCAGCAGATTTGCCAACCTGGCAATATGCTTCATTCATAATCGAGAATAAGATGTGGGGGAACTTTGTTGTCGTGTCTTCTGAACTAGAATCTGATGTGATGATCATCAAGTACGTTCAGATTCTTGGTGAAAACCTTTTTAAGGTTCAGACTGCTTCTAGAGAAGAGTACATTAAGTGAGGTCCTATGCATTACGGTAAGTTGGCATCTGATGTGCTTGCAGAAGAGAACAAAGTAGCAAGAGACATCGTTAGAGAAATTGCTCAATTTGGTATCAACGAAAGGCAGAAGATTCTAGTCATGTACTTGCTGTCTCTTGAACTAGAGAACGTAAATGACATGAAGAAATTCTCTTCGTTCATCAAGAGTGAGAAGTCTGACATCTTTATTGCACCAGAAGAGGCTGAATTATGGGTCGACCTACTAACATTGCTAGCTCAAAGAATGATTCGTCTGATGATTCGCAGCAAGTGATCATACAGCAACCTTCAGATGGTGCTAGGATCGTGATTCTTCATGGTGACGTGAATGAGCACACTATTTCAACCGTCATCTATCAACTGCTGCAATTGGCAAATCAGAATCACAAGCCAATTCATCTTGTGATATCAACGTACGGCGGTTCAGTCGATGAGATGTTTAGCCTGTACGACACTATCAAATTCTTGCCATGCCCAGTTCACACCGTAGCTCTCGGCAAGGTGATGAGCGCGGGAGTTCTTCTGCTAGCTGCTGGAACAAAGGGTAAGAGAATGGTCGGGCGCTCGGCTAGGATCATGATACACTCTGTATCTGGCGGTGTATTTGGAAATGTTTTTGAGGCAATGAATGAGAACAAAGAGTTGCAGAGATTGCAACACTTGATGACAACTACGCTTCAAAAAGAAACCAAGATGTCAGCAAAAGACATCGAGAAGATGATGAAAGCTGGTCATGATTACTACATGACGCCAGAAGATGCAGTGAAGGCTGGTATTGTTGACAAGATAATCGGCGACAAGACATTACGTTGTACCGTGCCTCAAAATGTCCTTAGTATTGTGTCAAAGACTGTGTCTTTGAGAACAAGATGAAAAACATTACTATCGATGACTGGAAATCGTACTTTCCATACGATCGGATCAGACCAGAGCAAGAGAAAGCTATCAATTTTGTTCTAAACGCTTTTCTTGTGGATAAAAAAAGATATTGCCTGTGCGAGATGGGAACAGGAACTGGTAAGTCAGCTACTGCTGTTACGATCGCTAGGTACTTGGAGAAGAACGGACCCAAGGTTCTTGACGATGACAACGTTCCATTGTCATCAGCGTACGTTTTGACGACTCAGAAGATCCTTCAACAGCAGTACGTTGATGATTTTGGTGCTGGTGTCGGGAAGCACCGGAACTTGCTGCTAAGCATAAAGTCTGCAAACAATTACACTTGTGGGCATTACAAGGATCAGAGTTGTGCAGAGTCAAGAAGAATCTTGACACAGCTTGGAAGCAACGTCCATGGCACTGAATTTCACAAGCATTGTCGCGGTGGTTCTTGTCCGTACGCTATCGAGAAGCAAGCGTTCCTTGAATCACCCATCAGCGTCACTAATTTTTCATACTTTCTTGCAGAGACGATGTACGGCAAGAAGCTTACGCCAAGATCGCTGCTCATCATTGATGAGTGTCATAATACTGAGCAGCAGTTGTGCAAATTCGTTGAAATAACATTCTCTGAAAAATTCGCAAGAGAGATCTTGAAGTGCAAAGTCCCTGCATTGGGAACTCAACAGCAGATCTTTGAATGGATTGTGAAGAGTTATGAGCCTGCACTTTCAAAGCACGTCAAAAAAGTAGAGAAGACGTTGAAAGAAAAGTTTGATGAAAATTCTGCTGGGTTTGGTGATCTTAGCAAGCAGTACGAGATGCTTGACAAGCACATCTGCAAAGTTCATCGTTTTGTTTCTACGTACAGCGAAAGCAACTGGATCATCAACACAATCAAGCCGCCACCGGGATCGAAGAGAGGCGCCAGAAAGTTTGAATTCAAAGCTGTAGACGTATCGGAGTATAGCTATGACTCGCTGTTCAAGTACGGTGGTCGTACGTTGATGCTGTCTGCTACGGTAATCGATAAGAATGTCTTCTGCGATTCGATAGGATTGGATCCAAATGACGTAGCATTCATATCAATCCAGTCGCCTTTTCCAATTGAGAACAGACCAGTTCACTATATACCAGCGGGATCGATGTCGAAGAGCTCGATTGATGTTTCGTTGCCACATGCGGTTGAGGCAGTCAAGATGCTTCTACAACAGCATCCCAACGATAAAGGCATGATCCATGCGGTGTCGTTCAAGATTGCGCAGTTCATTAAAGAGAACGTAAATTCTGATAGGATTCTCATTCACGATTCATCGAACAGAGAAGCTGTCTTGGCGCAGCACATTGCGTCTCCGTTGCCAACTGTTCTTATATCGCCTTCTATGATGGAGGGCGTCGACTTGGCTGATGATGCTAGCAGGTTTCAGATTCTTTGCAAAGTTCCATTTCCTTACTTGGGAGATGAAGTTGTCAAGAAGAGGATGGCAAGGAACAAGAGTTGGTACGCATATCAAACAGTGAAGTCTATCATTCAATCTCTTGGTAGATCTGTGAGGAATGAAACTGATCATGCAGTTTCATACATAATTGATTCTGATTGGGAGAGGTTCTACAAGAACAACAAACACATGTTCCCACCAGAGTTTGAAAAAACACTTTCTTAGCAGCTATTTCCTTTACTGCCGCTAGCAGAAAGGTATATTTCACACAAGGAGATATCGATTATGGAAGATATGTTGAAGAAGTTTGATGAATTGCGTGTTGCTCTTAGTGAAGTTGAGCCAGACCTTGTGAAGAGCACCCGTGGCGTTGCTGCCGCTGGTCCTCGTGTTCGCAAGGGGTTGAAGGTTGTTAAGGCTCTTGCGCACGAACTTCGGGTTCTTAGCATCACCCTTGACAAGGCTCGTCGTGAAGAGAAGCTGAAGCTTGCTGCGGCAAATCCTAAGCCAAAGAGGCCATCTCCCTTCAAGAAGAAGGCTTCCTTAGAAAACATCGCAGTCAAGTAAATCAGAATGCCCCGCCAACGCGGGGCATTCTTTTTTCTGCAGTTGCTATTTACCTACGTCGGAGAACACATGCCATCACATAGATCAATACTTGCAGACATCAACAAGTTCAACCTAGATCCATCAAAAGCGTACAGAGTAACTCACGCTGACGGACGTCTAGCTAAGTCTGCAACTGAAAGTTCAGTTTCAACAGAACCAGCTAAGCCAGTTTTTGAACCAGCTGCCGCACCGGTCATGACAACTGAAACCTCGCCAGTTGAAGAAGCGTCACCTGTCGTAGCACCAGTTGAAGAGCAAGTTGTTGAAGTTGCTCAGCAAGCTGAAGTAGAAATGCCAGTAGAAGAAATTAAGCTGGAAGAACTACAAGCAGATGTTCGGCCTGCTGATGTTCAAGCGTCTGAGTCAGTTGAAGTTAAGGATCCTGAGCCCAAGAAGGAAACTGCAACAGTTGAAACGTCAAAGAAGAAATTTGGAAAGAAGTCGCTAAACGGCTTATGTTACGAATCTTCTCGTAGATGCTTTTTTCGATCTGACAGATTCTCATCCTTGTTAGGTTGTAGATCTTTCCGATCTCTTGCAATGTATGCGGTCCATTACTAGCAGCTATCATAACGCAATTATTCCCATCAGTGTAAGGAATCCAATTTGGACATGTCCTTCGTTGGCAGTTGACATTGTGTTTTTCATGAACGCTGTAGCATGTCGTCTGCACTACGTTAAGGCGTCTTTTTCTTTCTTGCATCTGTATTACAATAGCTCCTGTGGTATACAGTAACGCTAGAAGGCATTCTTGTACAAAAGCGTTTCAGAAGCCAAATGCTACTGAACAGATCACGCATATGGAGAATAAAAACTAGTGAAAAAAACGTACGTTCTTGACACAAATGTGTTGCTAAGTGATCCCAACTCATTTATGTCATTTGAAGATAATGATGTGATCATTCCGATGATCGTTCTGGAAGAGCTAGACAGGCACAAGAGCCGACAAGATGAAGTGGGTCAGAATGCAAGATCAGTAAGCAGAGCGCTAGATGATCTTAGAAAGAATGACAGCAACCTGTATGCCGGCGTGCAGCTCAAGAGCGGTGGGTTGCTAAAGGTTGCAACAATTCCAACCACAGATTCAATCGTTCTACCTCTAGAACTTCAAGCCGAGAGCAAAGTTGACAATCTGATCATTGCCTTCATGCTAAAAACACCAGGTGCTATCTTGGTGTCAAAGGATATCAACGTACGTTTGAAGTGCGACGCGCTGCAAGTAAAGTGTGAAGATTACTTGAAGATGAGGGTTGCAAGTGATCCAAAAAAATTCTATCGTGGTGTGGAGGTTGTTCAGGTAACTGAAGAATTGATCGATCAGTTCTACGTTGATGGATCGCTTAGTCTAGATGCAGTTAAGACAATCGACAACAAGTCGATTTCTGCACAGCCAAATCAGATCATCATCTTGAAGAACGAAGAGAATGGTGCAACTGTCAAGTCTGCTATCACGAAGTGCGTCACTTCTTCTGGCTCTTCATCATTGCTTCCGACGCTAAAGATCGATCATGCTTTCAATTTGAAGCCGCGCAACAAAGAACAAGCATTTTCACTTGACCTATTGTTTGATGAGAACATCAAGCTTCTGACCCTATCAGGGCCTGCTGGTTGTGGAAAAACGCTCCTTGCAATTGCGGCAGCTTTGGAACAATTGAAAGGCTTGGGCAACAAGCCTCGATACGATAAACTAATCGTGTCACGTCCAGTTCAGCCAATGGGTCGAGATATTGGTTTTCTGCCCGGTACTCTTGAAGAGAAGATGGAGCCATGGATTGCTCCGATTCGAGATAACATCAATTACCTCGTAGGCATCCAGAAATCACAATCTGGTAGAAGAAGTGCTTCTGGTGAATCGAAGAAGGGATTCAACGAGTATTATCTGCAGCTGATGCAAGAAAAAGGTCTGATAGAAATTGAAGCCCTGACGTACATCAGAGGTCGTTCGATTCCAAATTCATTCATCATTCTAGACGAAGCTCAGAATTTGTCCATGCACGAGCTGAAAACAATCATCACAAGAGTCGGTGACAACACCAAGATTGTTCTGACGGGTGACATTGATCAGATTGACAACACGCACGTGGATGTGTACACGAATGGTCTGACTTACGCTATTGAAAAGTTCAAAAGTCATCCAATTGCGGGTCACATAACCCTCCAGAAGGGCGAGCGTTCACCGCTAGCGACCATCGCAAGCCAGATCCTCTTAGAGTATTCTGGCGGTCAGACGCTGCTGATGTATAATTGAAGATACATGAGCGGCATCCTCGACTCAAAAACAAGAGTACTTGATACTATCATCACGCTTGAAGGTAGAAAGCAACTATCTCAAGGTGGGATCAATATCAAGTACGTCACATTCTCAGACGGTGCTACGTACTATTCGGCTGATCTTGTCAGCGGTTCTTCTGATGCAACTGCTAGAGTGTACCTAGAGTCTTGTCATCTACCGCAAGATCAAGTAACATTTAAGTCAGATGAAGATGGTAGACTTTTGCCATTTGACATCGGGCCTGGTTATTCGATCAGATCTGGGCAAGTCGTTAGCTATTCGTTCACGGCGGTTACGTCATCGTTGTTCACTGGATCTATCCAACAGTACGACACTTTCAAAGGCGATGGATTCCACGCTCTTGTTGATGGCATGCTTACTAGTTCAATAGACAACTTTCAGAAGCAGCGTGCAATTGCAACGAAAGACAACATCTTTGATGATGATGGATTTGCTTTGGGCAACAAAGACATAGAGTTTACTATCACGAATCAAAAGCCTTTGAAAGATCAAAACACGTTTTCAATGAACGTTTCTCACCTTGAAGAGATATTCGCAGATCCTAGATTTAGTCATCTTCCAAACTTCAAGTATCTACCTCCAGTCAATAAGGTTACAGACGAAAAGGTTAACAAAAAGGATCATAGGCAGCTTAGCAAATTTGCTTTGGGAGATTACAAACCTTGGGGTAGATCGCACGTGATACCGCTGAATCATGGTAACGTTCTAGCCGAACATCTTCATTACGCGAAGCAGGGCTTCTGCAAGACTGTCAATTTTGAACCAACGTCAAGAGAAAACAGGCTGTTCATGCAGATGTTTGAAGTGACTAATGACACCATGACAAAGATGGACGTAATAGACTTTGGAACGTGGAACATCTCTCCAGTGGGAAAGTTTGGTTTGCAGAAGTCAATGACTAGCACGAATCACGTATTCTTCGTAGGTCGTCTGATCACCAAACCAGAGACTAATTCACATGCTTTTGTGCATCTATTTACGTTGATTTTTGGGTGATCTGATGTATTACAAGCTTGAGAGAAAATACAATCTTCTGAGCGTCGAAGATAATTTTGCGCTATTGAAGAACATCCGTCGCGATGGAATGTATGAATTCGAATTTCGTTACAGGGTGCCGCAAGCAGATGTTATCAAGCAGAAAGCTACCACTGTCGAAGTTAGCGTTATAACGAAGACTATCAAGAAAAAGCCAATCGTTGGAGTCTCGACGATTGGAAAGATCAATGCCAAAGAAGTCATTCAAAATGTTCTATCTGACATGGCGTCAGCAAAATCAGCGTTGAAGCATCAAGAAAATTACGTAATTCACTCCAAGAATAGCGACATCACTGCACATATCAACAATGAAATTGTTAGCATGATGGCGGCTGGCAAAACAGCAGAAAACATACCTCAAACGTACACGCACAAACTTAAGACAGTTTCTGCAGGATCGTTGAAAGAATCAAACGACGTAAAGCCTGTTCTAGATTTTATGAACATGCAAGTCGACAACATCCACAACCAAGTTTCTTCATCGTACGATCAAGAAACAAAAAAGCTTAGTCACTCGATGATCTTGAAGCACGGTCTAGATCCTTCTGAAGTAGCCGATCTGGATGCTAAGGTTGGTGAGTCGTACGATTCATTCCAGGGCACATTTAAGCCTTCAAAGAGAAAGAGCAAGAAGAACAGTGCAATGGATAAGTTGCACGATCACGTCATGTTGTACAAAGGTGTGCAAGGAATTCAGTTGACTGCTAAAGACATGAGCGAAAATCAGCTCATAAACGTTGTTGTCAATGAATCTGTCCGTGATGTCGAAGTTCCTGTTACTGTGATGTTCATTCCACCCAAGAAGGCTCTTGGCACCAAAGATTCGATCGATGTTTTTGTCAAGTTCGTTCTTAAAGATTCTAGCACAGGTTCAGCGATAGATTCTGTTGTCGTTCCTCTTGACATTCCAAAGCACACTCGTTTCTATTGGACGCCAACTTCTGCACCAGTTGTGAAAGTTACGAAGGCTGAGATATCTTCTAAGGTAAACCTTGAGATCAAACAAACATCAGTCAATGCAAATGAAGTTCATGTGTTCAAGAAGGTCATTCACACAACGAGCGTTCAAAATGATGACTACGTTCTAGTCGGCGTTCATCCTGTAACAGGTAATCAGCGCATAATCGTTTCAGTTGATATGCCTCTTAAGAATGCTTACATATACCGCGTAATACCAGCATATTCTGGTATTTTGGGTTACTCATACAACAATGTCGTAGTTCAGCCAAAGAGGTATACACCAGTCACTGCAATTTCGTTGACGTCACACGTTGTTGATGAAGGTTTGCAGCTAGAGGCTAGGCACATACCACCAGAGACTGTGTCAATTCAATTTTTGCAGAGAGATTTGACTATCTTTGAGAAAGATTTCACGTCAATCAGTGAACCAATCTTGGTTGAAGACAGTATAAGAAGAGCTGATCACGTTTCTTACATCGCAGCAAACGTGCAAGCAAATCATGTGTATGAGTTTGCATGTAGGATCTATCAGTCAACTGGTGTTCAGACAATCACTGGGAATGAGATTATCGAACATAACTTGCCAGAACCAGGAAAAATTGATGTTACGGTTAGAGACATCATCGTTAGTCATGATGACGAGCCCAATGTTTCATTCACTGTCGACGTTAACATTCTTGATAGCAACGTTGATCAGATCAAATCATTGCTTGAAAAGCAAGGAATTAAGGCATACTTTGAAGGAGATATTGCAAAGCAACGAGACCAGTTGAAGTCTTTGCTAGCATACTCAATTCATAGAATCGATCTTAATACTGGCACTAGAGAAGATCTTGGCGTTATAACACAACCATCATTTAATGATAAGAACGTACGTCGTATCTACTCGGCCTCTTCGTTGAAGTATGGACACAAGTATCGATATCAGATCACGCCGCTAGCTAGGGCAGCAGAAACGTTGTTCGATGCGTTCAAAAAGACGTCGCTCGATCCAGTAACGAAGAAAGCTTACACGTTCGAACCGTCGAAATTTCTACACCCTGTCACGAAAAAGACTGGCATGGTTGTGACTGCCGCCGGGTTGGCAACGAAATTTTCAAAAAACGCATTTGAGCATGGAGCAATTGGTGCAACGCACAACGTTGAAATAACGTTGGACCAATCACCCTCAGTCGTCGCTGATCCAGTAGCTGAGAAAGTTAACCGATTCTACAACTCAATTTCTTGGAAGTTGCAAGGTGAGCTATCTAATGTTGATCACTTCATAATCATGAAAGAGTTTCATGGTCTAAGAATTCTTCTTGGAACAGCACATTCATCATTCCAACATGGCCACTGTCAATGGTTGCACAAGTTGGGCTCTAGCGATAGGGGTGAAATTAAGTATGTGATAGTTCCCGTGCTGAATGATTACAAGCATGGTACACAAGTAGTATCAAATTCGTTGGTGATAGAATAACATGATCAAAACATTCAAAGCGGGCAATGAAAAAGCTGCAAACACCGGCTTGATCGAAGTTCAGCCAACTGTAGTTGATGACATTCCTGGAAAGAGTGGAAAGACTGCGAAAGGAAAGTCTAAGATTCCTCACGATACTCCGATCGGCGTGCCAACCGGAGCGCAGAACGTACAAGACAAGGGTTTGGTTGACATGGTGGGAAGCCCAAGCTTGGGAGGAATGTCAAACAAGCTTGGCAAACCAGGTTACCTCGTTGACACAGGCTCTGGTAAGGGAAAAAACGCGATCATTCCCATCTTTGATCTATTTCCAGATCCAGGCGTTAGTCTTCCAAGTTCATCAGACGAACTGTCAGTTTCAACTAAAAAATTCGATGCATATGAGCATTTGACTGGAATCTCTAAAGAGAGACCAGAGATCATCATGCTTACGAACTTTCAGCCGCTATTCAACGAGCAATCGTTTTCAGATCACCCGGGCGCAAAGCTAGCTGTAAATTCTGTTCAACACTTGCAAACTGACGCTGGAGCGTTCTTTGATCATCAAGCATCAGTTCGAAAATTGAAGCAGCACAACGCTAACCAGTTGATGTCTTCACTTAAGCAAAATTCTCACATCATCAAGCAAGAATTCTCGCTTAGAAAAGAAAATTTTAGCAATCGAATTGGTGAGCTGACTGCTACGTCTCATTATCTGTGGGGGTTGATAAAGACGCTTGAGAAGCTAAAGCATCAACTTGATCTTCGAGATGATGTTCATGAAGTTGATCCACAAGAATCGCTTAGAAATCATGTTGGAAATTTCGGACCAGTCAGATCTGATGGTTTGCTGCGCGGTCTGACTACATCAGTTAACTCGAACTTTCCTCCAAAGTTCAACGTTGTTGATGTTATGGGTCTCTTTGGTTACACTAAGGTCAACACAAGAACAGTTTACACGTCATCTAAGTTGTGGCTGCAGATGATGTTTGAATTCAAGAACTTGCTTCGTACTCATTCTTTGAACTTGTTGGACATTGAACCTACGTACCAAAAAAGAGATGACAGCCCGGCAAAGATAACTCAAACGCCAGGAGTGAAGCGCTTTGATTTTGCTGCGTTTCTGCCGAACATTCCTGCGATGTCTGACATCAAAGACATTCAACCAAATGACATCCCAGGCATGCTAAGCCTGATAACAGATGCTTACAACGTGATCTATGAGAACGTTCAATTTAAGAACGACGAAACTCGCATCGCAGCTCTTTTGAACGCTGTTTCTAGAGAGTTTAGGTACTCCCGCGGAATAAGCAATCCAGACGTTCAGAATACGCTAGAGTCGTACTATGGTTATAACATCGTGAACAACAACAACTTGAAGTTGATGGACGTTGTCATAGGACAATTTGGAAATAACATCACAGACATACCAGCGGTTAAGTCAAGTGCTTTGACAAGCATTGCTCAGTTTCAACCAGCAGAAAACGTAGCTGTCATGACTCTCGAATCAAAGTATATCGAGGGTGATAATGGCATCATAACGCCGGGATCGAGTTACTTCATTGATTACGTGCTTGAAGTTGATGGAGACAAGTTTGCAACAAACAGGATGATTCAGCTGCAAGAATACTTTGATAAAGCATACAAGCAATTCAACGTGTTTGTCAATGGTATGAATCTGCTAGCTGCAGAGTACACTGATGATCAAGATGCTAACGCTGGAACGTTCGAAATTTCTTTGAATAATCCAAGGTCTTTGTTCAACGAACTTCGAAAGAATATCGTCACTGATAGCGGATTTGAGCACGTTGATGTCAAGAAAGACGTACTAGTCCCAGTTTTTGCTGCGGCAAAAAACAACCAGAAGATCAAGTCTTTGATGGTCATGTATTTCATTGCAAAGATGTCAAAGAGCTATGGTTCGAACGTTGTAAAGTTTTTCAAGTCATCGAAGCAGCAAGATAATACTGCTGCAACTGATGCAATCATTGATCAGATCATTGCAGAACTGTTGAAGGAAGCAACTGCAATATCAAACGTCGATTCACTCAACAAATTTAAGAATGGTCAGACTGGTGAGAAGCACGGTAAAGTGCTTGTTAACGTTGCTACAATTAAGAATGCATTCAAAACCAACACCAGGTTGTTGACTGTGATCGAGGGACACTTTAGCCAAATTGCAGCTGCGTTCAGATCGGGCAATCTTGCATTGAATGGAAACGTGACTCGCTATGGCGGCCATCCTGACACTGTCATCATGATGGCTTTGATGGATGTCATTGCAACGATGATGGACTTGTACGGTAACAGAAAGATAAGCGGAAAAGTTATCGATAAGACAGGAACATCTTTTTCGATTAATGAAAAGACGCAGAATCATGCTGCTTCTATCAATGAAGTTGATCATCGGTTGAGCAAAGAGATAGTTCTCACTCAGCACGTAATATTCACCGTTCTCAACACGTTGAAGAGGCTTAGCAATTCGATCGGTAACGTTGTGAATTATTTGAACAGTCCACAATCGTTGAAAGAGCTGAAGAAGATAGTTGAGCTAATAGACGATCCAAAGCTGCTTCACATGCTGTTTAGTGAGCAGCAGATCAGATTGTTTGCATCATCTGTTGCTGATTTGTCGCATGCATTGCGTGAAGCTTCAACTGCATCATCTGTTCTCGATGACGTTAATGGAGACGGCAAGTTTGATGCTGATGATGAGATACGTGCTCTAGATGATTCTTCCGTGAGCACACGAGTTAAAGAAGCTATCGATGCTCTGTTTTCATTGAGCGAATATTCAAGTGCCATGGCCAACAACAAGAAGATTCTTACCGTTGGCATACCTCTTGGATTTGGACAACATTTGCAAAGAAAGGTTGATGTCAGAAGGCTAAAGAAAAGCTCGTTTGACGACAAGCAAAATGACATCATCAAGATCAACGTCTACAAAGTAGATCTACAAAATCCTGACATCGTTTATCTACCAAGAAGTTACTTCTTTGAACTGTCTAGGTTCCCAGTGAGGAGTGAGTCATTGGTGAAGAACATCGTTGCGAAAGACAAGATGAACATCATCAATAGATTTCCAACGAGAGATTATAGTGGAATATTCGCTGAAGGTGGAAGCTTGGTGCAATACTACAATGCAGCGCCAGACGAATCAGAAGCTCTATCTTCTGATGAGTACTCATTCCTTCCTCAAAATTCAAAGATGCAGCTATACATGAACCACGTGATGAGTTACCTCCTCGAGGTATACATTCGAGTCATGACTGGCATCTCTACATCTGATTATCACTTTGATCTGATCGATCCGCCACCAAACACCGAAGAAGATTTTGTGAACCTTATTGTCAATCATCATCTTGGTGAAGTGACATCAAAGCGTGGACCAAAAGAGACCAACGATGAGAATGTTCATCAAGGTGGATCATTGTTTACTTCAACGCACAAAGGGTCAAACAGTCGTGGCGGCCGCGGAATGAACCACTCAGATGGCACTGAAGCCACCCAGGGTGCCCACGGTAATTCTTCAGGAACTCCAGGCATGTCTATTATGTCTGCAATGTCCAATTTTACTGGTGACACCGTCGATGATATCTCGCCTTTGGCACGTCAGAAGCCCCGCACCACGGATGATTTGCTGAGCTCTGTTTCAACCAAAGATGTTCCATTGTTGCAGCATACGTTTGGTGTTATCAATGAATTTGCTAGAACACCCACGCCGCTATCTGATCCGCTTAGCGTCTCGAAGAGGTTGATTAATCCAAAGCAGTTTGATCGTATCTTTAATCTGCTAGTTGATCCAAATGATTTTGAGATTGACGTCAATGCTACGATGGCGACGCCTCACGGTAAGCAAGCATTTGAGCTTCTTGTTCGTCATGGTGAGATTTTGCCGCAGATGACGCAATCGTCGCTTTTCATGGGATCGAACAAAACGAGCAATGCATATTCAGCTCGAAAGAAATCTCCTGCTGCTGGTGATCTTTCGTTTGAAAAGTTTTTGGTATCGATCGAAACTATTGGAGAAGACACTGTGTTATGTCGACATCACTACCTTCAAAAGAGATCTTTGTTGTAGATGTACCAGAGGTAAAGAACTTTCAGCTGCAATTTAAGTACAATTTTTTCGTTCCTGATGAAAAGGTTCGAGAAGTTAGTGGCATACCAGCAAATTTGCTGAGAAAATCAACTGGAGAAATTGAAGCTGATCAGATCAAGCATCTTGAGACACGTGTTCCAAGACATGTGATCTTCAACTGGAGCAAGGTTCACATCAACGAACCTGGCAATAGGACGCTTGACATAGACACACGAGCCCGCGCTTTCAGAAGCAGCGGTTTGAAAAACTATATTTCGCAGAACTACAGCAAGATAGTCACCGAAGATCACTTCTCATCGCATAACTTCATAGGTGTCACATTCCATGATGGTGAGATCGACCAGAAGGCGTACAATCTGGTGTCTGGAAGTTACTTGCAGCTTACGTTGTCAGAAGAAACTGATACGAACGTTAGTCCTACTATGGCGGCTTCGAAGCTAAATTCGATCACGCCCCAATCGATCAAGCCTCACTTTTTCTATAGATCAATGACAGAACCAAAGTTGGCGTACGGAGGTCAACAATTCGTTGTCAACAAATCTGGCAATAGATCGCAAGCAGATGGTCCTCGAGTTGCTCACAACAACTACATGAATCGCTTGAAGTCTGCATATCTCAATGCTCAGATCAACTCCAGATTCTTGCAAGGCATCACTGGTAGGAACATAAAAGATCCTTCATCACCATTCAGCGTTGATCTTCATTCGTTGAACAAGCTTGGCAAAAAGTTGTCGACATCAATGAAGCACAAGATTGGACACACGATCAGCGAGACTGAGTTTAAGACGATTGTGCCGTTTATAAATCTCAAAGTCGACAAGACGGCGCATCATCAGCAGCGAAAACCAGCAGAAATAGTTGGTTATGTGATTGACAAGTGGGAAGTTTCTGCGAACGGTTCAGTGAAGCAGCTTGAGCCCATCATCATTGACAATGTTGACGCTCAGGTTGCAATCGATTCAAGGGTGAAGTACGATCAGCAGTACTGCTATAGCATCCGATCAGTGGCACTGTTTCACATACCTGCTATTGATCATGATACGTCAGAAGTTGCAACGATCCAAGTTCTCATAAGCTCTAGATCGTCTAACAAGCTGTATGTCACAGTTCATGATGACGTTGCTCCGCCGCCGCCAGCAGACTTGAAATTCAACTGGAATTACGAGGATGATAAGTTGCTAGTTCACTGGGCATTCCCACCAAACTCTCAAAGAGACATCAAGAAGTTCCAGGTTTTCAGAAGATCTTCGATCGAAGAACCTTACGAACTGCTGAAAGAGTACAATTTTGACGATTCTGTCGTTAAAGCTCAGCAAAGAGAGATCGTCGCACCACATCTCATTGAGAACTTGTCATCACCAGCAACGTACTATGTTGATGATGATTTTACGAAGGATTCTAAGTACATGTACGCCGTGTGTTCTATTGATGCTCATGGCCTGACATCCTGTTACAGCGCTCAGTTTGAACTTAGCTTTGATAGGTTCAAGAACGCTCTTCAGAAGAGGCTAGTGAGTCACAGCGGAGCACCAAAGTCTTATCCCAACATGTACCTTGAAGGTGAAGGTTTCGTCGATGTTGCAAGGGTCGAGGGAGCATATACTAAAAAGCTGAGCGTATACTTTGTACCGCAATATTATCAGTTGACTGACGAGCATGGTCGAGTTCACAAGATGCTGTCAACGAAGCAAGCTGGCGGTTCATACAAAATCAATTTCTTGAACGTCGACAACCAAAAGAGCGAGACGATGACAATACTCATTGATGACAAGATAGTCAAGGCTGAACCTAAACTCACGTTCGCTGCTTCTAAGTTTAACGTGCAAAGCAAGTTCAAGTGATCATTGTGTTTACTGATGCATGTACAAGAGGTAGGATAACTTTTGCATAGAGATATATTTGGAAGTATGATATCACCAACTCTGGTTGATCTGCGCTTAAGCACTATTTCGCAAAGGAATAAATTCGATGGGTTTTCTTGATCACAGCAGTAACAACATTATCCTCGACTCTGTGCTAACAGACGTAGGTAGGCAATTTCTTGCTCGTAACGATGGTAGCTTTTCTATTCATAAGTTTGCGCTTGGAGATGACGAAGTTAACTACGGCATCATCTCAAAGTACGGCCGCACGGTCGGAAAAGAGAAGATCGAGAAGAACACACCAGTTTTCGAAGCATTGACCAACCAGGGTCACTCTCAAAAGTACCGTTTGATAAGCATCTCTAATCCTAACTTGCTGCGTCTACCATCGCTTAGTCTATCAGGTGACGCAAATGTCGACGGTACGACAGGTATCGTTACGCTGGGTAGAAATCAGCAGAAGACGTCTGCAATTACAATCGAACAGACGATCAAGAACGAGACGTCTATCGATGTTGAGCTAAGAGATCAAACGTTCATTGTTGAAGTTCCGAACTTGTTCTGCCAGATCCTGCGCAACACGCCAGAAAACGTCGATGGACAGCAGCGGGCAACGTACATCATCACTCGCTCACCGACCGAGAACGCTTTTGGAGGATCGTCGGTGCAGTTTACGTTGTCAGTGAAGTCATTGACAGATGCTCTGTTCACAGTGTACGGAACTACGGCAAATAAGGCGAAGATCAAGACGTACATAAAAGTCACAGGCGTTCAGTCTGGCGCAGTGAAAGATATCACAGTCATCATCGACAAGAACCTGTTAGAGACGAACGAGAAATTAAGAAACATGTCAACATTCAAGGAAATTCTTCCGTCAGACGTTAAGACAGCCAGGTCATTCTTGAACCAGCTCGTCGATGTTTTGCAAGAAGATGTCTCTGGCTCTACATCTAGAAGAAAGTACCAAGTGTTCGTCACCGGCGGCGTCGGCCCTGGTGTGACTAGTTCTTTGTTTCAAACGGTGTACGATCAAGATTTCACGCTTCAAACAGCAAATCCAGTCTTTGATATGACCGTTGGTCTAAAGCCAGCAGGCACAACAGTCACAACGAGCCAAACTGGAACTGATGCTGCATCTAAGGAACTATTTCCAAGTTCATCATTGATGATGCGTGAGAAGATGGACATCTATAGGCAGTTCGCTGCTTCGATGCTTGGTGATTCTACGCAAACATTTAAGGCTGCGTACGATTCTACGACAGCTTCTGACGAGATCGATGTTGCTCTGTTCATTGCGTTCAAGAGATTGTTTGCAAGAGATCAGATCAAGCGTGAGACTTTTGCGATGAGATTCTATCAATCTGCATCGTTCGTCTCAAAGTCCGGAACTTCAGTCGACTGTCCTCCTACGGCTATCTCAGCCAACGCTGGCGTCACAAACTTGAACGTGACAACGCTGTCAGGTTCTTCAATCTACACAGACATTGGAACTTCAACGAACAAGCTCACAGCTTTCGGTGGTCAGGTTGGTAACGTTGTCGACGCTGCTAACACTTCACGAACTGTCGGTTTGATGTTCTATGATCGTGGTGTTCTTGTTCTCGATCTTGCAAAGGTCACTTCTGGAAGTCAGTACATGTCTGGAACGATAGATGCTATGAGCTCGCTCGGAACTACATTGTTGGGTGGTGTCAACACTGAAACTGCGTTGAAGTCTAAGTTCATCCCAGATTTTGTTGTGTCAGCATCTATTGACAACATCGTTGATCACATCGCTGCGTGTAGGTTCGGTTCAGGATCACAGTCTGCTATCACGTTCCAGAACATCACAAACATTAACTCCACGTTGATCTTCTGCAGAGCTGCTGCTGACGAGTTTAACTACTCTTCCAACCCAACGTTCATCGACTCTGATAACAGGATCGTTGTGATTGATGCCGGACAAGAAGATACTCAAACGGCTTTCACGTTCGTAAGCTCTGTCGGTCTGTACGATTCTAACGACAACTTGCTAGCGGTTGCAAAGCTATCTAGACCAGTAGAGAAGAATCCTGAGAAGGATCTTACTCTGCGTGTTAGGCTAGATTTTGCCCGTAAGCGTTCATTTAGATACACAAAGTAAGATCAGTATATACCTTATGCTCTCAATCATAGAGCATAAGGTGTCTGACTTGTAACGTAGAATTTTTGCCCCGTAATGTTGGTTCTAATGGCGTTAGTTCTCATGCAGGTTCGAAAAATCCAAATTTCGGAAATACAAGAGAAACTATGACAGCAGAGAAGAGTAATAATTATTCCATAGCAGCGGTTCAAAGAATATTGAACGGATCTTCTGGTTATTTTCATAATCGTTTGACTGGCTATTTTGATGGTAAGAAGTCCACGTCGTCAGTGAGATTCAAATCATCATGGGAGCTAGCAATCATGATGATTTGGGAACAACAGGACGATGTTGTAAAGTATGAATATGAACCGTGTATAATCAAACTGTCAGACGGACGAAGAAGTGTACCAGATTTTAGAGTGCAGTACAGTACTGGTGTACGTGAATTCGTAGAGATCAAACCTACGCAGATTCAAATGTTGCAATCAGTAAAAGAGAAACTTGATTTGACTCGAATTGCAATTGAACAATCTGGTGAAAGGTATGTTCTTTTTGGCGATGATATCGTCAAAGCAGCTATAAAAACTTTGGGAGCTAGATTTGACATTGAAGTCAAGCGATATAAAGATAGGCAATAGAACGTATTCATTGATCAGCATTGAACGTGATACGTTTGATCAATTGCTAGCATCTAAAAGAGTTTACGATGAAGACGTAAAAAGTTTTGTTGATTATGATGAACAAATCATCGTCGTTAGAGAAGAACTTACGGTTGAACACAAACGAGAACTATTGCTACATGAAATAATACACGCGTGCATCGCAGACAGCGGAGTAGATAATGAACATGTTGAACAGTTCGTTTCATTGTTGTCTCCTCGTTTGGTGTGTATCATCGATAAGTTGAATAACTTGATTGATGAATGTATCATGTAATAATTGCGGCATTTTGTGTACCATGTCATCATGGTTACAAACTATGTCAATAGAATGCTAGTACCTCTTCATGGTGATACTACTATGAAACTGTACTCGGTTTCGAAAGAGTTGCTATCCACTGGTTACAAGAGAATTGTTATAGGTCAACGTGGCCCATACGTTGAAATTGAATTCGACCAGCTGAATTCTGAAGCTTTTCATGAAGCACCAGAACAGCACTACTATTACGTTGAACTCAGATCGACTGTTGACAACGTAAAAGCTTACCTGCAGCTCAAGGAGGTTGATTATGCTGACTATAAGGTTGGTCTAGCATACATCTCACCGTTCGATCTTGTGCTAGAAGATAACAGTCGACTTATCATTCCCGTTAGAGCTACTTCTTCCAACCAGCTTCCCACCTTACTGCGTTGCACACCAGTTCACCAAATCCGATGATCTCGTGCTCGTAAGAGTATCTTCTGAACATTGGGATCTTTGCGTAGAGCGGTTCAATGTCTAGCAGTTTGCCTTTATTTTCACCCGGATCTAGCTCTAGAATCACGCAAAACTTTGATTGCTCAAGCGATCCACCATATCGCGTCGCTATTCTTTCATCGTACGTCCATGAACTTGAGTACTTGTACGCTGGCTGGTACTTGAATACTCCTTCTATTCGACCATAGTTTCCACCGTCGTATTTATGAAGATTATTCTCGAGCCATTCTCGATTAACTCGTATACCCCTATACAGCTGTCGACCAGACTTAGGCTGCTTCAAGATGCCCGGGTACTGCTTGGCTCTCAATGCATCTTCTATGATTGCAGCAGAATCAGCACTTACTTCCCCGTTCATCATGATGTGCTGTTCTAGAGCCGCATAGACTTTGTCCTCTGCGTCTGTGTTTGGTTCTTTTGGAAGCTTCTCAGCTCTTGCGCTTGGAAATAGGAAAGATCCAAACGGCGCACTTTCATCTTTCTCGTCGGGCTTTACACCAAGCTCTTTCATCTCTTCTCGCCAGAGAGCAGCACGCTGAAATTCTTTTGCTCTCTCGTCAGAGAGCCCTTTACGTCTCTCTTCATTTTTTTGCAAGCTGACTTGAAGCTTTGGCAGGTATACGTTTAGTCGATTTTCAAGTTTCAGAAGATTTGTATCATCTGCTTTGCTGATGTATGCATCGATAGCATAGAACAGCTCATCATCTAGGTTACCTTTTTCGTAATCGTTAAAAGCGCAGTTGTACAGTTCTTCAACACCGAACATAGTCGCAAGGTTGTAAAGCTTTCGTGTTGATGCATGCATGCTGTAAGTATGTAATGGGTTCAACCGTTGAATTGTTGTATAGTTACGGTTGACATGTCAATCATCAAAGTGACACCAAGCGACATTGAGACGTTTAGCGTGGTCACAAACCCTAGCAGAACGTACTCTTCGTCTTCAACAGGTGGTGTGACAGGTTCTGTGTACGTCTTTGCTAGAAGAAGCAACTACGAAAAAGAGATGGCGCCTCTACCGGCGTTCATCGATGCAACGCACAACGATTCAGATCTAAACGTCTCTATCAGAAGTCTTCAGCAAGTAGGTCGCCTAGCTCGAGTTGGTGGTTACTCTGCGTTGAACAGCAGGTTCAAGGCAATGATTGAAGATTACATGAACAAAGTTGATCAACAAGGAATTTCTGCTAGGAAGCAGAAGTACTTGGACGTCATCAGGTTCGTGCCACCAGTGCAGTTTAACTCTAACACCGTAAGAAAGCTGATCGTAAAGGATCAGCTGATGCGTTACTACAGAACGTCTTACCCGTCAGCACATTGGGCTTACACTAACTACAATTGCTTGAATTTCTTCACGTCATCGACAGTTCCAACCAGCTCTGTCTTGATGTATCCAAACATTGATGGACCAGCGAGCCAGGCTCATGCTGGGTACGTGTCTGGAACTTACTCACTGTCTGGCGCTTTTTCTTTCGACTTCTACATCAACCCAAAGTACAGACCTGACTCAGTTGATGGAAACTTCAAAGCGGGAACGATCTTTCATCTCTCATCCAGTTATGCATTGTCTCTAGTTTCCGGATCAGCGAAAGATGAGAATGGTCGAACGATAGGTTATAGGCTTAAGCTTCAGCTAAGCCATTCTGCCGACGTTGCTCCTTCAACAGCAACTGCAGGAACGTACCCAAACGATCTGATATTTCTTTCTGATGATAACTCGTTGATGTGGAATCGTTGGCATCACGTGGTCGTAAGATGGGGTACAAACCTCGTTAACAACGGAACCGGTTCTTTTAACATCGATTCAGTTGATCGAGGTTACTTTGTCGTTCCATCTGGTACTATCACTCCTCGATTGTTCGGTGCTGGTTCACCATCATCTCCAGATGTTTTGTTCGTTGGAAATTACTACCAAGGAAACAACAAGGGTGCCGGCTCAACATCGTACTTCTTTTCTGCAGACGTTGCAACGCGTGATGGTCTTCAAGAATTGAATGGCACAACTTCAGTTGATGAACCAACGAGCTACGCGTTCAACCATCCACTGAATGCTGAAGTGCACGATCTAGCTATCAAACGCTTCTACATGACAGATGGCGACATTGAAGTGTCTGCATCGAAGGGGCCACTTGCGCTAGATGATTGGACAGCATTCTATTTGCCTCCGTTCTTTGTTGAAGATGCACCGTTTAGAAAGTTCGTTGGAACTATCGGTGGAATCCTTCAAACGCCGTTTTTTGAGGTTGATGGTACTACGAACTCACCGTTCAACGTAGCGATGGCATTTGGCGTCAACGGTCATTACATGAACATTGAGAACTACTTGCGAGATTTTGCTAGCAACGTATTCCCAAGAGTTCATCACATGTCTGGCACAGCTATTTCGTACTCTACGTCGGCAAGACCAGCAAATGAATTCTTGTACGATGATCCTAGAGTCCGTCGTAGAAACCTGCTCATCATGCCTTGCGACGACGGCCTATTCGTTCCAAGCTTTGAGCTGCTAGCGTCTGAGAGCTTGAGAACGCGCGCAGTGGGAGATGATAACGTAGAAGATCTTAGCTTGGTGCACCTTGATGACATGCTCACGACAGCATCGTTCATCTTTGGCACTTCGTTTGATTCTGTCGAAGGCGCATCTGCAGCATCTGCTAATGATTTCGTTGATTCATCTATTGGATTCACGCCAGAAACGCCAGGCCAAGTTCCAGGTCCAGCATACGTTGGCTTCATGAGAAGGGTGACCCAGGCTATAGCATCTGGTACGACTGTTCCGGGTGTCGAAGACGGCGCGCCGCTGACGATCTACCAGAGAACGAGAGACGCATCGTCAAATCAAGTAACATTCTTTGATATCAGCAACTTGTTCTACGGAAAGAGAATCCAGCCCGGGTCATTTTCTATCACTGATAGCAACATAACTGGGTCAGGCGGTGCAGTCTCGATCACGTTGAAAGATGACGGCTGGGGCAATATCTACAGAGCAGATTCTCTTACGTCTGCGTCGACATGGAACTCTGTTGGAAACATATTCTACGACGAAGGTATCGTTCTTCTGAAGAATCCAAGCATCTACTTCTACGGAAAAGAACAATATGAGATGTCGTTCAAAGGTGAGCAAAGCATCCACGTTTTGAAGCTAGAAGTTATAGCACCAGCTAACCAGCTAAACTCAAGCTCAAATCCAAACTTCCAAACGTTGCCAGCATCAGGATTCAAGACGGACACTGATCCTAATTACGTGTACATAACTGGTCTAAACTTTCATGATGAAAATCTGAATGTCGTGCTGAAGACGTCGCTGGCTCAACCGATCGTAAAACGCACGGGCGATCGCATCATGTTCAAGGTTGGCATTGATGTGTGAAAATTGAGTGCCAATTTTCACACACTAGTATACCGTATTACATGCTCATCGAGATAAAAACTGGTGTTCGAAAAAATTCTAACAGTCGTGGCACTCCTCCACGAATTTGTGTTTTGAAGTGTGATGTATGTTCAACTGTATACGAGAGAAGTTATTCGTACAGATTGCACAAAGTTCATCGCTGCTCTGTTAAGTGTGTGTATGGATCACGCTCAACTGACGGTCTTGGTGGTCACGGTGCAGAAATTGTAGATCTAAAGTGTTTGGTGTGTGAAGCAGAGATCAAGTGTCGAAAAATTGGAAATGAACGCAAGTGGGGAAGAACATGTTCCAAAAAATGCTACGCAACGTTCAGATCACAACATCCTGAACTTTACGAGCAGAACACTAAGCTAATGCACACAATGGAAGTACGCAAGAAGATCAGTGATTCACTGCAAGAGAACATGAAGCAGCTAGGTTGGGTATCCCATTGGAAAGGTCGAAAGCACAGTGAAGAATCTATTCAGCGTATGCAAGCTACGCACCGTGCAAATCCACCTACGGGATCGAAGAATGGTATGTACGGTCGAAAACATACGCAGGCATCAAAAGAAGCTATGTCAGACAAACATGCCGATCTGATCATAAGAAAAATTGTTAGACCATATGGAAAAAATAACAAGAGAGGCTCTTATTATTCATCAAAGATGAATTCAACGTTGTTTTATCGATCAAATTGGGAACTAGCGTATATGAAATACCTAGATGATCAAACGTCAGTTATAGAATGGTTTCATGAATCACTAAAAATTTCATACGTTCACAACCATCATAAACGATGGTATATACCAGATTTTCTAGTGTCATATGAAAATGACAAAAAATTTCTAATTGAGATCAAGCCAAAAGAACTAGTCAATGCTGAAAAGAATGTACTCAAATCTAATGCAGCAATTCAATGGTGTTCTGAAAATAATGTTGATGCATATGTTATTTTGACGGGCGATGATCTTCGTGAAATGAAATTGATCTAATGCTGTAGGCGTCGTATACGATAGATTGAAACTACATGACCGCAAAGAAGAGAAGGCGTCGCAAGAAAGGTCACTACAACAAAGGTACGTACGTTTCGTTGAAGACTGGCATGTCTTGCAACCATCGCAGCGGTTGGGAACTGAAGTACATGCAATTTCTAGATGAATCTGCTGAAGTTGCAACGTGGGAGTATGAATCATTTAAGATTGAGTACGTGAGTAATAAGAAATCCGGGCGCATCAGAAAGTACATACCTGATTTTAGAGTCACTTTCGTCGATGGTACGATCTATATCGTTGAAATAAAGCCATCAAAGAGGCTTGTTCAGGCTACGGTGAAGAAGAAGATAGCCGCGGCAGAAGAATGGTGTGCCCTGAACAATTGCAAATTCAAAGTTGTCACTGAGCACGAGCTGAAGAAAATGGGCTTGCTGTGACTGTTTACGTTCAAATTTGGTGACACCATAATATAGGATGCCAATTAAGCTGCACCGTCGTTACATTTTGGGCCTAGACGTTTCAACATCAATCATGGGAATTTGTCTCATGGATCGTGACGTAGTACCAGACGCAGCTGGATCTCATATAATCATGCTTGAAGCTATAGATTTCAAGAAGTGTGCTTCTCTTTGGGATCGTGCTTCTCTTGTTAAGAATCAATTTGATCTGCTGCATGCAACGTTTGGCAGAGATGAGATTGAAGTTGCGGTAGAAGAACCGCTCATGAGCTTCAGGTCTGGCGCTTCTTCAGCTGCAACGATTGCAACGCTTCTTCGATTCAACGGAATCGTGTCGTACATCGCAAGAACTGTCTTCAACTCACCACCAGCATACATCTCTGCGCCTCGAGCAAGAAAAGTTTGCGGCATGAAGATGCAGAAACCGTCTATTGTCAAGAAGCCTCACAAAGAACAAGTCTTTGAGTACATGAGCTTGAATGATCTATCGTTCAAGCAATGGCCAAAGAAGAAGAATGGATCGTACGTAAACTGGGCACGTGATGCAACCGATGCGTACGTCATTGCTAAGGCTCACAGCATCATGAACAGCTGATGGCCAATGTAAGAAGATGTATACGTGCAGACGCTAACTGCAAAGCTTAAGTTCATTGAATCTGTTTTTGGAAGCGGTTTTCTCGCCGCAAATGGAAAAAATTTCGGCGTTAGATGTCCAATATGCGCTCCACGTGACATGAGCAAGAAGAAGCTCGTCATCAGAGTTGATGATGATCTTACGCATTGTTGGACGTGTGGTTACGGCGCATGCTCTCTTGCTCCCTTGATTAAGAAGTACGGGTCGCAAGATAGTCTCAATCGCTACAGGGATGAGTTTATGCCTGAGACGGCTAAAAGTCGATGGCGATCAAACGACTCTGAACCAGAAAAGTTGCCCGATGAACTTAAGCTGCCTGAACAGTTTACTTTGCTGACGACTGCGGCAATGAACAATCCAGACGTTCTAGCTGCTTGGAATTATCTCAAGTCTAGAAACGTCACGAGAAAAGATGCATGGTTCTTCAAACTTGGTATCTCTAACGAATTGCGCTGGAAGCGGCGGATAATAATTCCTTCGTTCGATTCCGAAGGCAAGTTGAATTACTTCGTTGCGAGGAACATCGATCCTTTCGATCGTCGTCCAAAGTATGATGGCCCAGACGTCTTGAAGTCAAAGATCATATTCAACGAGATAAACGTTGATTGGTCATCTAGGCTCGTCATTGTTGAAGGTGCGTTTGATCTGATGAAATGTCCAGAAAACACTGTACCGCTGTTGGGTTCAGATCTTAGCGAGAAATCTGAGCTGTTTTCTAAGATACTAGTCAATGATACGAAAGTTTCTATAGCGCTTGATGGAGACATGTGGGACGTTAAAGTTCCAAAGCTGTCGAAGAAGCTGAAAGAATACGATATAGATCACAACATTGTAGACCTTCGGCAACATGGTGATCCTGGGAAGATGACGAAAGCTGCATTTCGTGAAAGTCTTGATTGTGCAGTTACGCTTGACTGGAACGATAGGTTCTTTAGCAAGCTGAATAGGGCATCTACAATGTCGTTGCGCATGCGTTCTGATACTTACAGAAGTGAACATGCGCAAAAGATCACAGATCGTAATCACTGAAGCACGCCTCAGAAAGATTATTGAAGAAGAGCTAGTACGAGATTATCTCATCAAAGAAGGTATGTGGGATGATGTGAAAGGCGGAGTTCAGAAGCTTTCTGCGTACGTCTCAAAGCAATTTAAGCAAGTCGCCGCTCAGTGGGCGGCTGCAATATCTGAGAAGATCTCATTGTTTTCAAAGATGCCAGACGGGCTGAAGAAAGTGATGGGAGTCTTGAAGACTGCAATGTCTGAATCTGGCGAATCATTTAACCTCGATGAAGGTTTGCAGGCCGCCAAGGAGCTTGGTAAGTTCAACAAAGAAGTCGCTCTGAGCGCAGCACAGGAAGACCTGATGGGTCCTGTTCATGATAAAGCTGCTCGTGCGCAAAAGCAGAAGAACGAGATGAAGCAACAGTTCGTTGCTACGCTGATATTGTCTGAAGCATTGAATGTTTCTGAACCCCGCGTGCTTAAGGAAGATTTCGGTGTAACTGCTGCAGCTGGTCTTGGACTGGCTGTGCTCGGCGGTTTGCCGATGATCTTTAAGGGATTGCACAAGCTAGCAGTGATGTTGGGTGCAACTCGAGTTGCTTCAATGCTAGAGAAGGCAGAGAAGGTCACGCACCACTTCGAGCAAAAAGTAATCACAAACATTATCCCAGACAAGATGGCGTTCCTTGTTTACAAGGGTTTGTGGAACATGGGCATCAAGCTGACGAAGACGAAAGAGCCTTACAACGAGATTGAAATTAAGGCTGAAAAAGATGGTGTAGAAGCTATCAAGAAGGCAAAGGGTCTCATATACAAAGTCATCTTGATCTACTTTGCTTGGAACGGCATACAAGGTGTTCTGCATGCTGGTGCATCGTTGCTTGGTTTTGTTGAAGGTGGAGCAACGGCAATCAAGGGAATTGAGCTTGCAAAAGGTGCTGCAGAAGTTGCAAAGCTAGCTCGCGCAGTCTAAGTCTAAACTATCTGAAAGTGTACAGAATGTAGCTGTAGAAATACTATGGCTAGTAGTGCACAGTTAGATAGAAATATGATCAGTCTATGCCATATCGCTGACGTTCATTGGAGGTCTCAATCGAGACACGATGAATACAAAGAAGTTTTCCAAGCGCTGATCAACGACGTCAAGCTAAAGAGCATTGAGCACGTCTTCGTTGGTGGCGATATCTTTCACACCAAGACAACTGGCATCAGCCCAGAATACATTGAACAACTTGTGTGGTGGTTGAACTCTATGGCTGAAGTAGCGGAAGTTCATCTTACGCTAGGAAACCATGATGGAAATCTTGTCAACATGTCGAGGCAAGATGCAGTTACGCCGATCGTTGCTGCCCTTAATAACCCAAGAGTTCATCTGTACAAGAAAAGCGGTTGCTATGAGTTTGCACCCGGATACGTGTTCTGCGTATTCAGCTTGTTTGATACTGACGGTTGGTCATCTGTTAAACCAATCGAGGGTAAGTTTAACATTGCATGCTACCACGGTCCAGTCTTTGGTGCAAAAACTGAATCTGATTGGTTGATTGAAGATGGATTGACTGTTGATTTCTTTGAAAATTACCAGCTGTGTTTGCTGGGTGATATTCACAAGACTCAATTTCTTGGTTACAGAGACGCTGAGTTGATCATCGATAAAGATGACTTGCACAAGTATCCGGGTGCTAAGATCATCGAGGAAATTAAATGACCAAGCTAAAGATCAAAGTAAAGAACCCATGGATAGCCTACAGTGGGTCAACGTTGCAGCAGAATTATGCTGAATCGCTCGATCATGGCTACTTGCACTGGAAGATCCCTGCGTTGGGCGAGGGTCCGCACTCTGTTGAGTACTGCCAATTGCCAAATCCAAAGCCGTTCGTCACGATTGATTGGACGGGCAACGTGTCTTCAACGATCAACGTAGCAAAAAGTTATCCTCGAGGATCAAGGTTTCGTATCAAGAGCACTGTTCACATCACGCAGCAAGATGTGCATGCTCTAACGACGCAGCTGAAATCTGATTGTTCTGCTACCGAAGTAACGTTCAAGGCAGATCATGTTATCAGCAAAGATCAACTGACTAACACAGCATTCTCTATTGGTCATGCTGACCTTCGTAATCCGGATGTCATACTTGGTTTGATCAAGAGCTTTCATTCTGCTACTAAATGCAAAGACGATACTTGGGAAAAGGTGAGCGAGTATGTCAAGTACTACTTGAACACTGTTTCTGCTAGCGAAGAAAATTTTCTACGCAACAGCAAATGGCGACTTCGAAACTTGAAATTTGATAATCTGTTCTCTTACGGTGAAGGCAACGAGCTTGACTTTGACAAGATGAATGGCATCATTGGGATATTTGGAAGCAACAGGATTGGTAAGTCATCAATCGTTGGCAGCGTCATGTATTCGTTGTTTAATTCAACTGATCGTGGCAGCGTAAAGAACTTGCACGTTTGCAACATTCGTAAACCGTTTTGCTACAGCAGGGCGATTGTTAATGTCAGCGGTTGCGATTACATCTTTGAAAGACAGACGACAAAGTATGAGAACAAGAAGGGCGTATCTCATGCTCCCACCGCCCTTAACGTTTTCAAGATGGAAGGTGGTGAAGCGATCGACCTTGGTGGTGAGCAACGAAATGATACTGAAAAAGTTATCAGAGGGTTGATCGGCACCGCCGACGATTTCCTGCTAACCAGCCTCTCTGCACAAGGAGAGATCAACCAGTTCATCGATCATGGCTCTTCTCGTCGTCGACAAATCTTGTCTCGATTTCTTGATCTTGACATCTTTGATCGAATGTATGATTATGCAGCTCGAGACTTCAACGCTGTTAAGTCACAGCTCAAAGTATACCCTGACAAAGACTGGAATGCCGTTGCTTCTACGCTTAGAAATAAGATCACTGAGATTGATCTAGAAATAGAACGTATTTCACATCAAGCGCAAGAAAAAGCTTTGTTGCTAGCAGAAGTTCGATCTGCGCTGGCAAAACACAGTAACTTCACCCCGGTCTCAGAGAGTCAAGTTGAGCAGCACAAGAAGAAAGTTGCTGCACTTGAAGCGCAATTTGCCTCTGCAACATCGATCGTTCAGACGCTAAAAGCTAGCATAGCATCTTCAGAAGAGAAATCTGCAAAGATCTCCCTGTTGAAAGAAGAGAACGATCTAGTTGAGCTGAAGAAGAAGCTAGCTACGTTGTCGTCTCTTGAATCTGATGTTTCAAATTTGAAGCACATTGCTGATCGTGATGCAACGCTTCTGAAGCAGCAGCAACGTTCATTGAAGATACTTGATGAAGTACCTTGCGGTGATAAGTTTCCGAAGTGTAAGTTCATCAAAGATGCGCATGATTTGAAGCCAAAGATCGATCCACAGAAAGAAAAACTAGCAAAGTCGATTGAGAAGCTTGAGAAAGCATCTGCTGAACTTAACACGATGATGCAAGAAGACCTGGTCTCAAAGGTTGAAAAGTTGCAGCAATTGCATGATCTTCATGCAAAGCTACTTCTTGAATCAGAGAAGCAAAAAGTTGATCTTGTGAAGAATGAATCTGCGGTAGCCATGCTAGAGTCTGATCTTGCTGCAGGCAAGGCTAGATTGGTTGAACTAGAAAGGGCACTGAATAATCGGGAGAATGAAGAGGTTGTTTCCCTAAGAGCTAAAATAGAAGAATATTCTAAGGCTGCCTCGATGCTCGATAAACGCAAGCTTGATCTTGCCTCAGAAAGAGGAAGGATAATATCCGATGCTGAGAAGGCGTTGGAAGAGAAGAAGACTAAAGAGCAACTGCTTGATAAGATGAAGGTGTATGAGATGATCACGACCGCATTCTCTAAGAAGGGAATCCCAAGCGTGATATCAACATCACAGCTTCCATTGATCAATGCTGAGATCCATAAGATTCTAGCAGGAATCGTAGATTTTACGATTGAACTTGAGGTTGATGAAGAATCAGACTCAATGGATGTATACATCAACTACGGAGATTCAAAGAGAGTCATCGAGCTGGCTAGCGGCATGGAGAAGATGATCGGATCTATTGCAATCAGAGTTGCATTGATAAACATCTCTTCGTTGCCCAAGACTGACATGTTCATCATTGATGAAGGATTTGGTGCGTTGGATGATTCTACTGTTGAAGCATGCAATCGTTTGCTCATCTCGTTGAAGCGTCACTTTAAGACCATCTTGGTCATCACTCACGTCGATGGGGTAAAAGATGCCGCTGACACGATCCTAGAGATATCCAAAGTTGAAAAAGATTCTCGTGTTGTTTATACTTGAGCATGAAGAAGCCTTACACAAAAGACAGGTTTATTGAAGCTCACCCTGCAGGATTTTTCATCATAACACCGCAGGATTACGAGGATCCTGTTCCGTTGAGCTGCCCAGTGTGCAGCAATCTTCTTCGCACTAGAGATGATGAAGAAGCTTACGTTGAGGTAAGCTGCTGCAATCATTGTGCATTGAAGTGGGCTCATCCACGCCGTGAGGCTTGGGCTGATGGATGGCGTCCAAGCCCATCTGATGTTACCGCAGATAATTCCGAACGTTTGCCGATTGTAGTCGAGCTTAAGCTTCAGTAAAGTTTCTCCATACTTAGCCTTGGAGAGTACACATGGCTGAAGAGAAGAAGATCGACTACAACGCGTTGGGTCAATCGATCGATACAACGTTTGGAAGATCATCGACGCCTAAAACTGCGTCATATTCTGTGAAGTTTTCGCTTGCTGGAAACACGATCACTGCGTCCTATGCAGCAATCGTTAACTTCGGCACAGAAAAAGAGATGATATTGATGAAAAGAGGTTATTCTGAAGAGAGCACCTCTGTCATCAATGCTGCATTGAAGTCAGTGAAAGCCAATTACAAGAAGTTGTCTGGTCAAACATTGTCGACTTCCGAAATTAGCACGTCAGATTCTCTTGAGATAATTGGGTTTAACGTTCACAACCCTAAGAGAACGGCGTACTATCGTAGAAAGACGACGTTTGAGATCTGAAAATGGCATCAGCTAGCAGCATTAACAACAGAGAACAGCAGATAAAAGAGATCATGAAGTGTGGCCGCGATCCGGTCTATTTCATGAAGAATTATGCAAAGATCCAGCACGCCACGCGCGGTTTGATCCCGTTTGAAACTTACCAGTTCCAGGATGATTGCATCAAGGCTTTTGAAGAGCATCGATTCAACATCATCTTGAAGTCTAGACAGTTGGGTTTGTCAACTGTCACAGCTGCGTACTGCGTTTGGTTTGCAATCTTCAAGAAGGACAAGAACGTTCTCATCATTGCGACGAAGCTCAGCACGGCAATGAACTTCATCAAGAAAGTGAAGACAGTTCTTGACGGTCTTCCAAAGTGGCTTGTTCTCACGAAGTTCGCTCCAACGAAGCAGTCAATCCAATTTTCTAACGGTTCGAACATTACTGCAGTTCCAACATCACCGGATGCTGGTCGTTCTGAAGCTCTTTCGTTGTTGATCGTTGACGAGGCTGCATTCATCAGAGAATTTGAAGATATCTGGACCGGTCTATCACCAACGATATCTACCGGTGGATCAGCTATCATCATCTCGACTCCTCATGGTGTTGGTGGTCAGTATTACAAGTTGTGGACAGACGCTGTTGCTTCAACGAACGAGTTCAATCCGATCAATTTGCCATGGTACGTTCATCCCGAACACGATCAAGCATGGTTTGATAAAGAGACTAGAAATCTATCAAGAAGAAAAATTGCGCAAGAGTTCTTGTGTTCGTTCGAATCTTCTGGTGACACGTTTTTGCAACCTGAAGAGCTAGATTACTTGAGGGAGTGCATAGAACAACCAATCAGAAAAGAAGGACCAGCTGCTGGTGTTTGGATCTGGGGCAACCCAGTGTCTAATAGGAAATACATCATCTCAGCAGACGTTGCTCGAGGTGATGCAACTGACTATTCTACATTCCACGTTATTGATGTTGAAGAGTCTGAAGTTGTTGCAGAGTACATGGGTAAGATACCACCCGATAAATTTGCTGATCTTTTGATGACATACGGCCGGCAATACAACGAGGCCGTGTTGATCCCAGAGAAGAACACGTTTGGTTACTTTACTTGTGTAAAGCTTCGCGATGCTGGGTACAAGCGATTGTTCTACAAGAACACAGTCGGTGATCTTTTTAGTTACGTGTCAAAAGACCCAGATGCAGTCCCAGGCTTTGATACACAAGCCAGTTCAAGGACTCAAATCCTTGCAAAGCTAGAAGAAACGATCAGGAATAGAGCTATCAAGGTATACTCGCAGAGATTGTTTGATCAGCTGCAAGCGTTCATCTGGAACGGCTCTAAGGCAATGGCTTCCAAAGATAGTCATGATGACCTGGTTATCAGCATGGCGATTGGAACTTGGTTTGCTACTGGAGCCACTACTGTCCATGAAGACGGGAAAGAACATGCAGTTGCTATGCTAGCAGCTACTGGTGTTTCGAAGAGAGACATTAGCTCCACGTTCAATCAGATCAGTGCCGTTCAACCAGTGATGAATCCTAACATGAGAGGTTTTACGCCGCAAAATGTTCATAAGCCCAGGAATGCATCAGAAGTTCGGCATGCTGACGTTAGTGACTTCAGCTGGCTTATGCGGTAACGTATTCAATACTTAAGGTGCAAGCAGGTTATGACGATGCAAAAAAAGATCACAATGCCACAATTGAAGAAGATCATTGGAGAAGAACTTCGTCTTTCTTTGAAAGAAGCTGTCGATCATGCATCGATCAGAGAAGTGGTTAACGATGCAAGCAAGTTGCTTGCAGCTGTTGAAGCGTTCAAGAAGAGTGCCAACGGTAGCATGATGAATGCGTTGACTCCTCAAATTTCCGACATTGAGAAGGTTCTAGAGGATATGGTTTCTACGCCTGGCTCATACGTCGAGAAGCAGAAGACCAAGCCTCAGAAAGTTTCTTTGAAGCCTGCCAAGAGTGGTAAGACGCTATTATCGCTCTTAAGCTTGTTCAAAGTAGTAGTATTAGAACTGCTCCAACAGAATGAAGGAGTTAACAACATGGCAAAGAAACAAACGAAGCAAAGTCTTTTTAAGCGTCTCACCAGGCTGTTTAAGTCTGGTCCAGTCATAAAGAAGAAGATCAGGAATGCTGATACTTCTATCGCAGTTGCAGATAAGACTAAGTCGTCTGGAACGCTGCTGTTTCAAAAGTCGTTGGCACCAACGTACGCAACGATCACAGCAAATGCGTACAACTTGTCAGAACGCCTGATGAGGTATCAAGACTACCAAGAAATGGAGATGTGCATTTCTGGTGACACAAAAATCGCTGTTCCGAACGGTTACAAAACAATAAGAGAACTAGCTGAAGAGTGTGAGAATGATCTAGAAAAAACGTTCATTGTTTATTCGTACGATCACAACAAGGGTCAAATTGTTCCTGCACTTGGAAAACAAGCTAGACAAACATCTGTTGATCATGCATGGAAAGTAACATTTGACAGCGGGTTGTCTATTACTACTAGCGCTGGTCATAGATTGATGCTTCGTGATGGTACGTATCGAAAACTTGAAGAACTTCAAGTTGGAGATTCGATGATGCCATTTTATCGAAAAGACTTGTTTTCGAATGAAAATAATGAAAATTCGTCAAGCGGCGGTTATTCATGGATTTACACCATGGATAGTACGCACAAAAGCTGGACTAGAGAACATGTTCTAATTGCAGAATGGGTGTCTGGTCGACGATTGACAAAAGATGAATGTGTGCATCACATAAACTTTGTTAGATCAGACAACAGGCCTGAAAATCTGTTGATCATGAATAAGTTCGAACACAGTTCTTACCATGCAAAAATCAATAACGAAAAAAAGTGGCACGTTAACAACAAAGAATGGATTGACAAATTTAAGAAAACACATTCTGAATGGATGAAAGTTAACAATCCCGCCGAAAGAAGAGATGTAACTTTTGGACGAATTCTAGAAACGTGCGAAAAGATCGGATTCAATCAATCTGCGGTATGTTCTGCGCTTGATGTAAGTGTAACGGTTATTCAAAATCGTTTGAAGAAACACGGTTTTTCTAGTTTCGAACTGTTTGCAAAAACGTACTGCAACGATTGGAAAAATAGCGGTTGGAATAATTCTGGTGAGAATAACCCACGCTTTGATAAAACCTTGACGTTTGCATGCATTTGTAACGCATACACAAATGACATGTCAGCAAAGAAACTAGCTGACATGTTGGGTACTACAGTTACAAAGATCATGAATCGAATTAGAACTGCCGGCTACAAAAATTATTCTGATTTTTCAGCTCAGTTCACTAACCATAAAATTGAATCAATCGAGTACGTTGGTGTCATTCCTCTGTATGATCTTACTGTTGATGGCTACAAAAATTTTGCAACTGATTCGGTTGTTTCACACAATACTCCGGAAATAAGCTCGGCGCTTGACATCTATGCTGATGAAACTGTCGCGGCAGATGAAAAAGGTCGTGCTCTTCACATCTACTCAGACAATGAAAGAGTAAAAGAGATCCTTGAAGATCTTTTTTATGGTACGTTGAATCTCGAATTCAACCTTCGTTCTTGGGCAAGAAATCTTGTGAAATACGGTGATTTCTTTCTCTACAACGACGTTTCAGATGATTACGGTGTTGTTTCAGCGTTTCCAATCCCAGTCAATGAAATTGAGCGTGAAGAGAACTATGACAGAGAAGATCCATTCGCTGTTCGTTACAGGTGGGTTACTCTTGGCAATCGAATCCTAGAGAACTGGGAAGTTTCTCACTTTCGTCTCTTGGGTAACGACATGTTCTTGCCGTATGGTTCTTCAGTCATTGAACCTGCGCGCAGAATTTGGCGCCAGCTTATTTTGATTGAAGATGCAATGCTTGTGTACAGAGTCGTGAGAGCGCCTGAGCGCCGCGTCTTTTACATTGACGTGGGTAACATCCCTGCAAGTGAAGTAGAGCTATACGTCGAGCAGCAAAGAAAGAAGCTTAGGACGAATCAAGTCATCGACTCGAACACTGGGCGAGTTGACTTGCGCTATAATCCATTGTCTGTTGATGAGGATTATCTCATGCCGGTCCGCGGTGCGGAATCTGGAACGAAGATAGAAACACTTGCTGGCGGACAGAACACTGCAGCAGTTGAAGACGTAGCATATATCCAGAAAAAGCTCTTCGCGGCGCTGAAGATTCCTCGTGCATACTTGGGTTATGATGAAGCATTGTCTTCAAAGGCAACGCTAGCCCAAGAAGATATCAGATTTTCCAGGACAATCTCAGTAATCCAGAAAACAATCATCTCTGAGCTTAATAAGCTAGCGATCATTCACCTATATGCTCATGGTTTTGACGGAGAGGATCTGCAGAATTTTACTCTTCGTCTTTCGAATCCTTCTACTGTTGCACAGCAGCAGAAGCTTGAGTTGTGGAGAGCAAAGTTTGAGATCGCTGGTTCTGCACCAGAAGGTTTTGTTGACAAGAACTTCATAAGAAAAGAAATTTGGGGTCTTAACGAAGAGCAGTGCAAAGCTATCGATGACGCTCGTTTGAAAGATAAGATCGTTGATTCAACGATTGAGGGTGCTGCAGCTGGAGAAGCCGGAGCTGGCGGAGGTGATGCTGGCGTTGATGATCTATTTGGCGGTGGCGGCGGCGGAGAAGCAACTGGTGGAGAGGAAGCTGGGGGCGGCGGAGAAGAAACACCACCTGAAGAAAATGCAGGCGAGGAACCAGAAGAAGAGGTTGAACCAGACGTTGAACTTCTAACTTCAGCAGATTCTTTTGATGATGAAGTCTTTGGGTTGAAGGTTGGAAATTCTGTCAGAGACGTGGAAGTACCTGTGAAAGCGCAGAAGCAGCTTGACAGAGTGCTATACAATCGTGGTCGCTTGAGGACTCACGGAGCATCAAAGACGTTCATGCCAGATCTTGAGAAGATGACGTCAAATGATGAGCACGAATCGTTGAACGATCCTTTCGATTCTAATTGGATGAAATCTGTGGTTAGCAATCCATTCGGTGAGAGCAGACAACACGAAAGACCAATAATGACGTCAGATATGATGTCTATCCTTCGAAATTGGTCTGTTGCTAAGCGAGTCAATCGTGCCACCGCCACAGCGCAAAAGGTGATCACAGAATCGAATGATGACCTTGATGTGACTGTTGAATTCGACGAAGTATTTAATGATGACGAACCAGGAGAGCAAGAGTAACATGTCCAAGCAGTTGACACACAAGAAGAAGAGAAATTCAGGTTTGCTCTATGAGTTTCTGATTCGAACGATCTCGCGCTCTCTCGTTGAAGGCGATCAAAAGAAGTCAGCGACGGCACTAAAGATTTTGAAGCGCAGCTTCAAGCCTGGCACTGAACTGTACAAAGAGTTCAGGCTTATCAATTCGCTCGTTCGTACGACAGTTAGTTCGGAACATGTTGCTGCATCGATCATAAATGAAGCTAAAGTAGCTGCTGGTTCGTACGATTTGAAAGCTCTTGACAAAGAGAAGTCCATCCTGATCAAGAACATCAATCATCTTATCAATGATGAAAACTTTTATGATCAACAAGTTAACGAGTACAAAGTTTACGCTACGGTGCAGACGTTGATCAACGAATGGCGATCATCTGACAAAGACATCGGAAAGCTCGCTGAGTACGAAGATCAGCTAATGAAATGGCTGACAACAGAAAAGAAAGAGCAAGAAGATAGCGTCATCAATGAGGAATCACCTGGCACCGCCCGGTTGATGATGAAGGTCATGACCAAGAAGTTGAACGAGAAGTACTCGGGCATCTTGAATGCAGACCAGAAGTCTTTGATGAAAGCTTACATCTTCTCAACTGCATCCAGCGATCCAACGGTTATTCAGAAGAAGCTAACAGAGATCAAGGATTCTCTTCTTCAGAAGATCGATGCTTACTCAAAGATTGAAAAGAACAAGCTTATAAGCGAAAAGCTGTCGAATACGACGCAGCAATTGCTTACAGAAGATCTAAGCAACGTTGATGACTCTACGGTCACGCGCTTCATGCTTTACGCTAAGCTAGGATCAGAACTTGACCAAGAAGACGGGGATGAAAGATGAAAGAGCAACGGTTGCTAAGCACGTACGATGTGCATGATTATGAAGTGATCACCGAAGTCAGCGACAAGCCGACAGGCCCTGTCAAGAAGATCATGATGAAGGGAATCCTTCAGAAAGCTGATACGCTAAATCAGAACGGTAGAATCTACCCAAAGTACGTTCTCGAGCGTGAAGTAAGAAACTACCAAAAGTTCATCCTTGAGAATAGGGCTCTAGGAGAATTGGATCACCCAGATTCCTGTGTTCCCACTGGAACGGAGATCTTTACAAAGCATGGTTGGAAGAAAATAGAAGACATATCAGAAGATGAGATTGTTGCAACGATCAATCCACATTCTGAAGAAATTCAATTTCAACGAATCATTGGTTTGATCGATCAATCTTATGAAGGTGAGATGATTCATTTTTCGAACGCTAGAACGTACGACATCACAGTGACACCCAATCATCGTGTGCTACTATGGGATCGTGCTGGAAAATCCAAATTTTTGTTGGCTTCTGAACTTTATGATCTTGCTATGAAAAATGATTCTTCATTGTCACATAGCGGATTGAAAAGAGCTGGGCATTGGATTGGCGAAGAACCAGAAAAAATTGAGATCGCAGGTAAGCTGGTTGATTCAAAATTGTGGGCCGCGTTCTTGGGCATTTATATTGCTGAAGGTCATTGTTCAGGAACTTACGCGAAAGAGCGAAAGAAGCTTAATTCTGTTGTGATCACTCAAAATAAAGGTGAAACTTGTGATGCAATCAGAGACCTTGTTTCACGATTGCCTTGGACATTTCAAGAAAAAGGGGAAGGTACTAGAAGTGACTTCATCACTTCAGATGAAGCACTACATTCCCATCTTTATGTTCTAGGTGGAAGTCGTGAAAAACACGTACCGAATTACGTGAACTCGTGGGGAACAGGTTTGTTGACAGTGTTGCTTGAATGGATGATGCTTGGTGACGGCCGTCATCGTCAAGGCTACAAGCAAGAATGTCTAGTACCAGAATATTGTACAACATCAAAACAATTGACTGATGATGTTTGTGGTATAATGCTAAAATTGGGTTATGGTGCAACTGTTCATACAACTCAACCCACAGACAGAGAGGCACCTGATTACAATGAAACTGGTAGGATGATACTAGAGAGCAATTCCGCTCCTATGAACATCATCTATCAACATTCAACGAAAGGAATGTCTCTTGATCTAAGATTCATGAAGATTGAGAAGAAAGCTTATTCTGGTCGAATTCATTGCGTTGTGACACCAAATCAGACATGGTTGATGAGGCAGAATGGAAAAGTTTGCTGGACTGGAAATTCTGTCGTTAACTTGAAGAACGTTTCTCACATCGTTAGAGAAGCTTACATGGAAGATGGTACTGTGTACGGAACGGTTGAGATCCTTGACACGCCGTCTGGAAAAGTTTTGCAATCACTAGTTGAGTCAAAGGTGAAGCTTGGAATCTCCTCGCGAGGCGTCGGTTCAACTGCAAAGAAGGGTGATTATTACGAGGTTCAAGACGACTTTCAGCTTATCTGCTGGGACTATGTATCGGAACCATCAACTCCCGGAGCTTTCATGATTCCTGAAGGTAAAAAGATAACGCAAGCTGAACTAAATAAGGTCTTTAATAGATCTGATCGAATTGACAGGATCTTGAACGAAATTCTCAAGAAGTTATGCCAACTGGGTCTATAAAGTTTATTTCTGCTAATTGTAAGCGATGTGGCACATCATTTAGTTATCGTTACAAAGCTAGCAAACGATCGCAAGTATTTTGCAGTCGGTCTTGTTCGAACAAAGAAGTGAAGCGAAATCGTTCTGAAAAAGATCTATTGTCTTCTTGGACTAAGACAATTGGTTCAGAAGCTGCAGATGAAAAACTTCAACGTTTGAAGTTGTCAAAGAGTGAATCTGCAACAAGAAATAACACTGGCAAGAATCATTCAGACATCACAAAGAGAAAGATTTCTGAATCTTGCCAAGGAAACAAAAACGTTTTGAAGGGACGAACATATCTTGAGTATTATGGTCCGGATCGAGCAAAACAATTGTCTGAAGAGCATTCAAGAAAATTGAAAGAAGGTTATGCTTCTGGAAGAATCAAGCCTTCTGTTCGAACGAAATCAGCACCAGCATACAAGAATGTCAAGCTAAGAAGCATGCTTGAACTCAGAGTTATTCGTTTTCTAGAAGAGAGCGAAAATTTGTGCTTTAATGATTCATTGTTTTACGAGCATCCGGATGCTCATGTAACTTGGCATGATTCCACAGGTGCTGGTCACACTTACATTCCAGATCTTTACGTACCAAGTGCAGAACTTGTGATTGAGGTTAAGCCTCAACGATTTGTTGACAGTCCGACTGAAGAAATGATGAAGAAGAAAGATGCAGTTCTTCGTGAAGGATATAAATTTGAATACTACACAGAAAGAACGATAACATGTCGCTTAACAATCCAAAAGGTGGCCTAGGATATGCTGCTGAATTTCAATCATCGGCGCTTCCATGGGTAACAAGCAGCCAAGTTCCCGTTGTAACGTCTGGAATTCTACGTTGTGACTTTCCTAAAGTCAGTAGGTTCGTAACTGTTTTGAATAATGCTAGTGCTTCAGCCGGTCAAGAAGTTCGAATCGGATTCACTAGGAATGGAATGACAGCTGGTTACTACAGCGTTCTAGCTGGTGGTCAGCAGACGACGATGGAAGTTAGAGTCACTAGCCTCTACATTGCTGGTGACACCAGCAACAATCTTCGAGTTTCTGTTCTTGCTGGTCTGACTAACATTGATAAGTCAATGATGCCTCAACTGTCAGGAACGCTTGATTCGGGCGACGCCGGCTGGTCTGGCGTCGGTTTACAAGAGGATATTCAAATGGAACTAGTCAAAATACCAGATGATCGTTTGAGGTTCTTGTCCGGACCAGTTGACAAGTTCGATCGTTCGCTTCAAGAGCTATCAACTAGCATGAAATTGGTGATGGCTGTCAATGGCGGCGTCGGCCTAGCTGCACCTCAAGTTGGTGTCAACAAGAGGGTCATAGTTGTCAACGTAGCGCCTGGTAGCAGCACACCAGATCTGATCACCATGGTGAATCCAGTCATAGTGTACTCTTCAAGCTCGCAAGAAGCCGGTGAAGAGGGTTGCTTGTCTGTCCCGGGTGAACGATGCACCGTAACACGTGCAAAATCTGTTGAAGTCGAATACAGAGAACCGAATGGGTTCTTCAAGAAGAAGATCTTCACTGGCTATGTTGCTAGAATTGTGCAGCACGAGATAGACCATTTGGACGGTGTCTTGATGATCGATCGCTCAGCAACCCCTCTAGAAGCACACACGAGGGCACAAGAATATATTTCGGCTCACTGATAAGGGTTACAGCAAATGAATTCACCGAATAAAATCTCGAGGTCACAGCTTAAGCAGCTGGTGAAAGAGTGCCTTGTTGAGATCTTGCAAGAAGGTCTTGGTTCCCCACTAACACCAACAACACCAGCTTACGCTCAGCAAGAAAGGCTTCCTCTTCGAGCAGAAGTAACAAACAGAAAGCCTGCAGCGCAGCAGAAAAGAATTTCTCCACTTGACATGCCAGCAACGAACCATGGGTTGTCGCAAGATATCAGAGAAGCTATCAAGAGAGAAGTTGCTGGATCACCAAACAAGAGCGTCATGTCAGAAATTTTTGCTGACACTGCCAATCGTACACTACCTGGTTTGATGTCTGATGGCGGCGGCGATCCGCATCGTCTGACGTTGCAAGAGCAATTCCATGGAACACCAGAAGAGATATTTGGTGAAGAAGCATCTTCAAAGTGGGCCGAGCTAGCATTTGCATCGCCGGTAAAGAAAATTTCGTAATCGTTGTGAGAGATACTATTTAGTCGTAAGCACAGGTAAGAAGATGAAGCTAACAACGCAACTACTCAAGTCAATCATTGAAGAAGAAGTTTCTAAGTTCGGTTCTGGAGAAACAACAGAAGACCGAGCTGATGACACGGAAGAAGTCGATGCTGACGAATTCGCAGATTCGCTAGAGAAGAAGATTGACTATGCTAAGGCGCTGAAGATCGAAGAAACTCGTCTTCGCCGTAGGCTAAGCAAGATTGTCGAAGCGAGAGCTCGGGTTAAGCAGCTCATCGCTAAGTCGATCTTAAGATAAGAAGGAAGCAAGACCATGCCAGGCAAAGGTAAATACACAACTTACGTGACCCCAAAGTCACCTCGTCGCACGTTTTTTGAGACGATGTTCAAGGGTAACGCTACGATCCAGCCGCAGTTCTACGGGCTTGATCAAGATGCCGCTGTGGTCGCTGCTACAGTTGAAGGCAATGGTATCTTGAGAGCTGGGGACACGAAGGGAATCCAAGCTGGTGATCCTGGTCACTTTCCTGCCGGCGTTGATATGACGTACAACGGCAAGAAGTCGGCTATCTCAGCACCTGATACTCTCGCCGGTAAGGACGGCGCATGGAAGAAGGCAGGTGATCCTGCTAACTCGTACGTGCCAGACATCTCATCACCTGGCCCAGGTAAGACTGAGGGTACTGACAAGGATGTTGATCCAAAGCTAGGAGTGAAAGATCTCGGTGCTGGTCTCAGCTTGCCAAATCAGCCTTCGCACCTCGAAGGCTACGTACCTGACGGTCCAAATACCGGTACGCGCAATCCAGTTACTACGTCTAGCAAGATGTATGAAGCAAATACTCTCGGTTCAGATGTTGCCCTGGGCAAATCTGGTACAGAAACCTGAGATAAAACAACAATTTGCACGATTAAACGATACTTACATCAAGAATACAGGGAAATCCTCCGAATGTCAAAGGAACTTTACGAAGAAGCACTAGCTGATGCAAAGAAGCTAAGAGAGGTCGCAGAAGACGATGCTAAGCGTTCTGTTCTAGAAGCTGTCACCCCTCGCATCAGAGAGCTGATCGAGCGTCAATTGCTAACTGAGTCTTTTGATGACGAGGAAGAATTTCTACCTGCAGCAGCAGTTCCTGCTGTTGGTGATGCTGGATCAGTTGCTGCCGCAATGTCACCTCCGGACGTTGATGGTAAAGTAACGCTCGATCTAGATGCACTGTCTGTTGATAGCGGAACGCCAGTTGAGCAGCCGATGTTCGGTGCTCCTGCGCCAGGCGCTGATAACGTTGAGTACGAGCTGAGCTATGAATCAGTTGCTGCTCTATCACCAGTTATTAACGCTACTAAGTCCAATCTCGGTAAGGAGCTTGAATCTAGCTTGTACCGTTTGGGAGAGTCTATTGAGCAATTTGCATCAGCTGGAAAGCTCGTGAGAGAATCCAAGGGTTATGCAAGCAAAATCGCTCAAATGATTTCTCGTGTAGAGAATATGTATGACTACGTGCAGGAATCAGTGTCTGATCCTGCAATGAAGAGTTCATACGAAATCAAGCTAGAGAATTACTTTAGAGAACTCAACAAGCTCCGGGAGCGAAAGATGTCGAAGAAAAGCCTAAAAGATCTGATGAATGAAGGTGATGTTACCCTTAAGCTCACTGGCTTGCCAGATGAGATTGATCTCGACTCAGTTGGAGTCGATCTTGTCACCGGTGAAGACGAAGAAGGTTCTTCGGATGATCTTGGCGGCGAAGGCGGAGATGATCTAGATCTCGGCGGCGACGAGGGTGGCGAAGGTGGTGAAGGCGGAGATGATCTCGGCCTTGACGATCTTGGACTCGGTGGTGACGATGAAGAGGCAAAGATGGAATCACGCAAGCTAAGCGATGACACGATTGTTGAGATTGACACGAACATGCTTCGTAGAGAGATCTCTCGCTTGAAGCGCATGCATGAAGATGCGGTTCCTTCAGCAGATGGCAACGGTGCTGATGCTGTTCTTGATCAGTTCGGCGACGGCAAGTCAGAGGGCGACCCATGGCTTGACGGTGAAGTTACGACCGAAGCCGAAGAGTCAGATGATGAAGACAGCCTTGAGGAAGCTGACGGTCCAGACGGCGATCTCACTATGGATGAGACTGACGACGTCATGGAGATGGATGGCCTGGCGCAGCTTGGCAATCGTCGCTCGAAGGACGAGAATGGCAATGCAGTTGCTGATTCTCACGAGACTCCGATGGAGTCGCTAAAGCGTAGAGTTTCTTTTGAGAAGCGTCTGCAGGAGCGTGCAAAGGCACGTGGAGCAGCTCTTCGCAAGGAAGCACGTGTTGCAGCTGCTAAGAAGCAGCATGGCAAGGTTGCATCCCTTAAGAAGGAATACGATGCAGCTGCACGTAGGTTCACCGAGTCAGTGAATCGTCAGAAGAAGATTATGAGAACGCTAGCGGAAGCTACTTCTCGCAAGGGTGCAACCGTCAATGGTTCATCGAAACAGCCTGCGGAGCGAATGGCTGAAGCAAATCTCCGTAAAGAGTTGGCAGCTACGAATCTGTTCAACGCGAAGCTAGTTTACACCAACAAGCTACTTCAAAATGAGTCACTGTCTAAGAAGCAGAAGTCTGAAGTTATCAAGCGCCTTGACGAGGCCAACAGCCTCCGTGAAGTTAAGCTTGTGTACGAGAGCCTCTCGAAGGCTCTTGCTGGAACGTCCAGGCCAATCAAGGAGAGCGCTGATCGCAAGGTCGTCGGTTCTTCATCAAGGGTCACTCGTCCAGCATCGACGACAACGCTCAATGAAGGATCGGATCTTGATAGGTGGGCGAAGCTCGCTGGACTCTGAAGAATCGTAGAACTACAACAAAAGAAAGTTTATGGAGATATAAAATGAAGTTTTCACTTGATCAGCTAACACAAGGTATTCGCGAAAAGCACGTTGGTGCGGAGCGAGCACGTCTTGTTGAGAAGTGGGCGCGCACCGGTCTTCTGAGGAACCTGGATGGCAATCGTCGCGAGATGATGTCCCAGCTTCTCGAGAACCAGGCGGCTCAGGTTCTTAAGGAGAACGTTTCTCTTTCCACTGGCGGCGGCGCAGTTACGTCGTCCGGTCAGATCCAGGGCTTCTCGAACATTGCATTCCCAATCGTTCGTCGAGTCTTCGGTGGCCTTGTTGCGAACGAGCTCGTCTCGATCCAACCAATGTCGCTGCCATCTGGTCTCATCTTCTACCTCGATTACACCTACGGCTCGAACGTCGGTGGCGAGGCGGGCGCAAGCTTGAGCAACACCTCAACGTTTGAGACGTACCAGCGTGGTCAGTCGATCTACAACAACCCACCAGGCAAGGGCATTCAGTCCGGTTCTCTTGCGACGGGTGGTATGTACGATCTTGTCAACGTCGGTTACTCGAAGGTTCACTCTTCGTCACTCGGCGTCTCCGGATCGAACCTCGATCTCGGTGCATGGACGGGCGCTTCGCAAGCTTGGACCGCCGGTGGAGCAGTTCGCAGCGACACGGACCTTTCTGGTTCGAACGCCCGCTTCCTGAACTTCGATCCACAGATCGAGAATGCACTGGCACAGGGCGACCTGGACCTCACGTTCTTGCACCTCTCGGTGTCCGCACTGCAGACTGCAATTCCAAAGGGTGACTTCTTGGCACCAGAGCAGATCGCAATCTTCGGATTCACTGCTGCGAACAACGTTTCTGAGTGGGGTGAGTCATACCAGTCGGGCAAGGGTCTCTACAACCTCCGCCGCCTTAACAAGCGCGGTGATTGGAACGGCTCAACGTTCACGCTGAACCCGCTGAACGGAACGTACATCCAGATGGTTCTGAAGCTTACCAACGGTGGATCAGTTCCAACGATGGGTACGGCTGTCCAGAAGGTCTCGATGGCAATCACTGATGCACTCACCGTTGATTCAACGTCAGGTGCTACGCTGACTGTCCCATCCTTCGAGTCTGACTTTGGTTCATCGCCAACGCCAGCAATCCCAGAGATTGACATCAAGATCGAGGCGATCTCGATCACTGCAACGACCCGCAAGCTCCGCGCTCGCTGGTCCCCAGAGCTTGCGCAGGATCTCAACGCGTACCACTCGATGGACGCTGAGGTTGAGCTGACGAGCATCCTTTCTGAGAACATTGCCCTTGAGATTGATCGCGAGATCCTCAACGACCTTGTCACTCAGGCAAACGGTGCAAACTACTACTGGAGCCGCGCTCCAGGCAAGTTTGTCAACAAGGTCACCGGCGACAGGCAGAACCTCGCGAGCTCGCTCTCGATCGGTCCTCAGTTCACTGGTACGGTTCGCGAGTGGTATGAGACTCTCATCGAGACGATCATCGACGTGGCGAACACGATCCACCGCAAGACGCTTCGCGGATCAGCTAACTTCATGGTCACTGGACCAGATGTTTGCACGATCCTGGAGAGCTCGGTGCTCTACAAGCCAAAGTACACGCTCGACAGCGAAGGCCAAGTTGGTTCTCCGTTCACGGTCGGTGCAGAGGCGATCGGTACTGTTTCCAACAGGTTCACTGTCTACAAGGATCCTTACTTCCCAAGGAACAAGGTTCTTGTCGGCTACAAGGGCGGTTCCTACCTTGAGACTGGATACGTTTACGCTCCGTACGTTCCACTCATCGTGACCCCAACGCTGTTCGCGCCTGAAGACTTCACGCCACGTAAGGGTGTCATGACCCGCTACGGTAAGAAGATGGTCAGGACGGACTTCTATGGAACTGTGACGGTCATGGACATGAATGTGATTTTACGTTAGATAAAGTTTGAGTGCCCTGCTTCAAAACAGGGCATTCGCTTTTCTCGATTAGTATACATTTATCTCTAACGGATGAAGATCATTTGATGGATAATACATGCAAAGAGTGCAATGAGGTCTTCAACAGTTCTGAACAGGTGAGGCGTCACCTGCGCAAGCACGCGATGAATGCACAGGAATATTCGTTGAAGTGGGACTACAATAACGTCATTCCGAAGTGTGCGTGTGGATGTGGTCTGAAGACATCGTGGCATATAGCGTCAAAAAACTTTACGAAATTTGTTCATGGTCATCATGCGTGGGGGAGAAAGAAGACAGAAGATGAAAAACGGCGCATTGGTGAAAAGAACAGCGTCAATATGAAACGTTACATGGTTGAAAATCCTGACGTAGCACGTTCAAGGGTTGAAGCACTTCGTTTTGGGCGAATACCAGATGTTTATAAACGTGTGTCAGAATCGGTTCGTCGTTTCTGGTCTTCTGGCTCTGATTTGGCAAAACAACGTCGAAAAGAAGCTTCAGATCGAGCTATCGTGCTTCTCGAGCAAGGAAAGATTGGTCCGCATGCACCGTTCAAAGCGTGCTGGTTTGAGAACCCATTCACTGGCAAAGAAGAACGAATGCATTCATCTTGGGAAACTTCGTTCTTGAGCAAGTGCATTACTGAAGGTTACCCAGTCACAAAGCAACACGATCTTAGGATTCCTTATGTTGCTAACGATGGAACTGATCATGTATACGTGCCAGATTTCATTGCGCTTGAAGAAAAAGTTGTGTTTGAGATCAAGGGTTTGATGAGAGAAAATGACGATCTTAAGCTTCAGGCTTTGAATGCTTGGGCTGAAAGAAATGGTTATGAAGTTGTCATCATTGTTGATACCTCAACGTAAAATTTATGCTCATGGTTGAATTCTTCTGCGATACTTACTTCACAGGAGATTTTACACATGCCGTACGTAAATAGAGGATTTGTTGATGATGGTAGCTCGAGTCTAAGCGTTACAGGTGGCGTTACTGCTACGACGTACGTTACGACGGCGCAAACGCTTGCTGGTTCCGGAACAGTTACGATACCAGGACCGGGTTTTTACTACGTTCCTGTTTCCGGTGCATCCGGCATGGGTTACTTCACTGGTTCTATGCCAGCGCCAGGAACTTTCCCAGGTGGTGTCATTGCTGTCACTGATAACACGACTGGTGGAGCATTCAACTGGTTGCTCAGCGGTTCAACTGCATCTCCTCGCGCCGGCAGAGCGTTCTTCTCGAAGATGTCTGGCTCCATGCCAGGCGCGCTTCCAGCAGCGTACGGCGGCGGCACGGTTGCTATGGCATCCAGCGGTTCGATCATCATGATGTCTGACGGCTTCCACTGGTGCATCATCGGTGGTTCTGGCTCGATGACTCTTGCTGGTTCAAACGCCTGATTTGTAAATTCTGCGACGGTATCAACGAGCTTGCCTGTGCAAGCTCGTTGGTCGTTGTGGTACTATGAACCATGTGGCTCTTCACCCAAGATGGTTTTTACAGCGTAGTTGCAGACAAAGATGACACGAACATCGTGTGGGTTCGAGCCCGCGTTGAGGCTGACCTCGTTCGTCTCCGAGATCGTTACCGAGCAGTGACAGGACCAATCACCGAGAAGTTCCAGGGTGACTATGCGTACCGGTTCTCCATGACTCGGGTAGAATTCGCTCGTGTCATGTTCGAGAGTGCAATCGACATCGACTACTTCAATTTCAAGGACACTGTTCGAGCCAAGATCGGCAACGTTCGCGCAATGCTGTACGAGTCGGTGTGGTGGCGGATGATGAACCTTCAGGGCGGCTTCAAGGCCTCTTTTGGGCCCACAGAAGCCTCACAGAATATTCTTGATAAAAAAGACGATGGTACACCTGGCTTAATTGTTCAGTATTTTCGACCATCTTTCGTCATCGATTAGTTAGTTTGTACAGGTAGAGCAGATTGCATTACCTTCTAACTCACGAGGCCAGGTTGGTCTCTCAAGGAGAAAGAAGATAATGTCCGATAACAGCTATACCAACAGAAATGCAGTGATCCGCGTCCGTGAAGATGCTCGTGGAAACCTTCGCACCGAGACCGCCCGCCGCGATGACGGTGCTTCGAAGTTCGCGGTCTCTACCTCCCCTGAGACGAACAGGACGAGCCTTTACATCGACCTGCCGGGAACGCAGGTTCAGCTGTCAGGCTCGAACGCGAGGACGATCTATCGCTTGCTGAGGAAGCACTTCAAGGCGACTGGAAAGTCTGTTCGCTTAGAAGAAGAGAAGTGAGATATCGTGGGACAGTGACTCTAGCGGGTTGCTGTCCCACGATCTTTTTAGGAGCAACTATGAAGCTAACGAAACCCCAAGCACTACTCTTGGTGCAGACGATCATGCTGTTCAACACAGCACATCTTGGACCATCGAACGATTTCCAGACTAACTTGGATGAACTTCGTGATGAACTAACAAAGTTCTTGACGGGAGACAAGGAAGAAACAGTCTCTTCAGAAAAGAAGGGGTCAGCTACGTCTTGTCCGACAATTTCATTCGATGCCTTGAATGATCTACCTTCACTTCGAGCAACGTCAACAGCGTACGGATTCAGTCGTCTTAAAATCATGTTTGAAGACGACATGTTGAATGTATACTCCAAGGACGGAGATGATGTTATTGATGAACTGCTAGTGACCCGCGTCGAGCGCTCGGGAAAGAGCATCAAGTTTTACACTGATCTTTCTACGGTTGAATTTAACGTTTCTAAGTTTCCAAAAGAATGGATTGAGTGCTTCCCAGTTTATGACACAGTCTTCATCCAGGGAGAAGATTACTGATGAAGCTTCACCTTGAACCCAAAGAAGTTCTAGAATTGCATGAGATCTTGTGCGAGGTTATGCCTCGTCTGAAAGATCCCAGAGACATGATGCACGTCAACGGGCAACTCCGCCAGTACATCCTCGCATGCATGACACGCGGTGATCGCGAAGAAAAGGATGATAACATGCAGAAGTGGCTCGATCGGCAGCAAGAGCTGCTACGAACAAAAGTTGCTATCGATCAAGTGCCACCCGGTATCACACCAGCTGACCTGACGTCAAAGTCGCATGCGGATATCTTGTCACCGCCAGCAACTCCAGTCAGTGTTTCTGTTGCGTTGGCTCCCCTGACAAGCGAACAAGAGCAGATCATTCGAAACAGTTCGAATGCCACACATGAAAAGCAGATTTTGCACGTGGATCCTTGCGAGCTAGATGGAGATACATACGGTCAGTATCCGAGTACAAAGAACAAGGGAGGACACAGGAAGTACAATCATCACAAGAAGAAGTGATGCATTTGGGCGCGAAATAGTTTCGACAGGGTCTTGAAATTGACAACTGCAGGTGCCAGTGCACGAGGATCTGGCTTACAATCCATGTGACGTATAGATGCCAACGACAACGGCACGGCTCCTCTCGCCCTCGCGGCATGAGGAACGGGTCTTTAGCGCCTAGGAAAAGAAGGCTAAAGAATGTCAGGGGACCAGACACTAACTGGAACACCGTCAAAGCTCTGGACGTAAAACGTAGAGCCGACTTGGTAACCAGGAACGTTAAACTTCGCGTTACTAGTCCCGCTTTGAGGACGATTCAGCAGATAAGCAAAACCTGTGTATGAAGTTTCAACGTAGTGATCTTGGACCCGGGGGCAGTACCCGGCGCGTCCACAAATTTTATCTCCTGCGCTAATTGTATAGAGTTAGAGCAGGAGATAACACATGTCAGCAGCAACAGAAAAATTGCTTGAGCACATTTCCCTCGTTAGGGAAGCAATTACGATGGCAGAAGATGCGGGGAAAGATGCAACCGAGCTGAAGAAGGAACTTCAGTACTTGAACGAAAAGTTGGCATCTTGCTCGTCAGCTCTCAACGAGAACAAGTCTATCCTTAAAGGATTATGATGCAGTACGTTAATCTATTTGAGCCGCTGCTTGCACACAGAAAAGGACCAGCACCAGTGTTCATCAACGTCGGTGTTCAGGCAGTTGACATGTACACCGAGTCTGGAACCGTTGCTGCACCAGTAACGTCTGAGACTTACGTTAAGCTGTCTTCATTGCCACCTGAACTGCGTGAACGCGTGAAGACCGCTGTTCAAGCTATTCTCTCGGGGATGTGATTAACAGAAATATCAACTGTTTCTGAAAGTCTAAGTTTCTTTAGTTCCCTAGCTTTCTTGCGCCGTGCAAGTTCTTTAGATCTCCAGATCGGATCTTGCCATAGTTTTTTCACAGCTTCTCTAGATTCAGGGTTTGACCATCGTCTGACTTGAGCATCTTTTGATTTTTGCTTAGCTTCTGGTGTGCTATTGCGTTCAGCAAGTTTTTGTCGACGTGTGTCAGACGCTGGTGGATTAGACCAGTATTTCTTTTGTGCTTGGCGCATTTTTTCTTTGTGTTCTGGCGTTTTTGGTTTATCAGAACCAATTGTTCCTTCACCTCCACGAGTCAAATTGTATCCTTTTTCAGGATTGTAAGAATCATAGTGAGAAACCCAATATTGTTCACGCTCATTAATGACATCATCTTCACATTCTTCGATGACATCAAAAGAAAAATTTTCTTGACCGTATTTTCTAATTGAAGCGTAAAGGTGCCGATGATTTCCTCGCTTTGCTTCATAAAAATGACTTGCCTTTCTTGAAGCAGGTGCTTTAGTTTGACCGATGTAAACTTTCCCATTAAGTTTGTTCATTAGACAATATACATAACGCATATCATATATAGTATATATCTGTGAGCTATCATGGCTACGTTCCTCACGTTAAAGAGTTTCTCAGTTCGTTGCAGCACACTCCCTCTGTTTTGGAGGTTGGCGTCGACAGAGGTGTTACGTTCATCTCTCTTGCTGCTCACCTCTCGAGAGCAAAGAAAGAGTACAACCTGATCGGTGTTGACGTTCTAGTTCAAGAGTCAACTGCATTGACTGTCTCATTCTTGGACAGGAATCCAGACGAGCAACGCATCTACTTGCTTCAAGGCAACAGTCTCGTTGTTCTACCGTCCCTAGTAAGCCAGGGATTCAAGTTTGACGTTGTGTTGATCGATGGCGACCACAACTACTACACTGTCTCGAAAGAACTTGAATCTTTGAACGATCTAACGTACGATCATTCAGTCGTCTTGATAGACGATTATAACGGTAGGTGGTCAGAGAGAGATCTCTGGTACGCAGAACGTGAAGATTACTCGAAAGTTGATGTCACAACAAAACCAGTTGAAACTGAGAAGCACGGCGTGAAGCCCGCTGTTGATGAGTTTCTTCAGAAAAATCCGCAATGGCGCATGTCCAAGCCGTTGAACGGTGAACCAGTGGTTCTAAGCAAGGTTATCGTAGCAGACAGTTGATAGTTATGTAGGATGAGAGTCCTACGTTCTAATCTGTCTGGGGATGACGTAAAGTCCTGGCAGACGTTCTTGAGAGGATTGAATCCATCGTCCTCTCTCATCGTCACAGGTACGTTTGATCCTCCTACGTACTCAGCGACAGTAGCGTTCCAGAGAGCGACCGGGCTTCAGGCTGATGGTGTCGTTGGGACTAGAACGCTTGGCAAGGCAATGAGCCTAGGGTTCAACTGCCTAGAAGACGTATCAACTGATAAGTCAAGCTCGTGCTGGCCACCACAGCCACTAGAACCTTCTCTTTCACCAAGCGAAAGAGAGAAGGTGTTTGGTAGCTTTGCGTACGTTCCTGCGCCAGTTGCTGGAAATCCCGAAGCTATCAAGATAACTGACAGATGGTCGATGAAGAACATCGTTGGCGTGCAAACTCCAACGTTGAACCATCTCAACGTTAATGCTGTCCAGTTCAACAAGCTAGCAGCTGATCAATTTCTGAACCTGCTTCAGGCTTGGGATGATGCCGGGATGTCAAGGTTGATACTCTCGTGGGGCGGTACCTGGTCGCCACGATTCATTCGTGGCAGCAGAACCGTTCTTTCAAACCACGCATGGGGAACAGCATTTGACATCAACGTTCAATGGAACATGCTTGGGGCTGAACCAGCGCTCGTTGGGTCAGTTGGTTCTGTCCGTGAACTAGTTGATATCGCATCTGCTAATGGTTTTTACTGGGGCGGTTGGTTCGGTTACAAGAAAGGTGGCCGAGCGGATGGGATGCACTTCGAAATTTGCAAATTGCTGTTAACGTTGGAGACACAGATGGTTGGTAGAATTAAATCGAAAAACAAAGAATGGTATCATGAATCGAATTACTCTAGAGAACCTAGCAGCGCTCGAGTGGGCATGATGACCAACGGAGAAGAGGTTGACGGGGATGAAGAGTTGCAGGAATCTATCACGCTGTCAGTGAACGAACTTCGACAGATCATCAAGGAAGAAGTTTCAAGTAATTTTGTGTCTGGTTTGAAGGCTGCAACAGTTGATCAGATATCTTCAAAGTGGCCAAAGTTCGTGGAGTACTTGAAGGGAAAGTTTGGCGAGATGCTTGGCAAGGCAAAGTTCGCAGTGAAGGGCTCTGGTATGCTCAGCAAAGGCACGCCGTTTGTGTTGCTCCCAGATTCTAGCAGGACTGTCATATTTTGGGACAACGTCGGACCGAAATACAATACATCTGATACCGTTGCTCAAACTATCGGTAAATTGAGTGCATTATCAGATGAAGCAGTCCTAGCCTCTTGCGAGGTGTTATATTTCTACACGACGTTGAGGCTTATTTTAAGAATGACTGCGAACAGAGTCATTGATGAACATAGTGAACTAAGCGGTATTGGGTCATTGACCCATGACCAGCTCGATGCTTATGTTAACACTAGCCCGTACGTCATTGTATCAGGCGCAGTTGGGTCTGTTCCACCCGGCGCCAGGAAGCTTGTTGCTGGTCCGGGTGTCACGATAACAGATGGTGGTGCCGGTGGTGACCTGATAGTGTCTGTCACTTCTGTGACGACAGGTTCAACCGTGCAGTGGATGGAGAGACCGTCGGGACTAGCTGACGGCTCGAACATGACATTTAACCTAACACGTGCACCAGTACCCGGGACTGCTTTGATGTTCTACGTTAACGGATTGCTGCAAGAGCAAGGTTCAGATTCAGACTACACGCTCTCTGGTTCCGTGATATCGATGTTGTATCCGTACAGATCTGGCAGTAACATCAGAGCTACTTATCCTTACTGATTGTGCAGTTAACGATGTCTAGAACCTTCATAGATCAACCTACTCAAGTCTTTAAGTCGGATCTTTACGACGATTCGTTGACTACGGGTATCGGTCTTCAATCAGGTTCTACGACGTTGCAGACTGACTTGAATGCTATCAGAACCCAGATCAGAAGGTTGATCTGGGGTGATGTATCAGGTAGCTGGTACGATACGCTACCGCAAGCGTCTGGTTCATACGGAGTGTTCTCTGCCCGTGGCGTAGGAAGCCTTGGTAATGATCTAAACAATGTAGAGCAGCATCGTTTCTTGTACAGACGACAAGTTTTGTCACTGTTGAACGTTGCTACGGGATCAAATGTTGTGCAGCTATCCACGTCGCTTGGAACGGCGCCAGCTAACTATGCGGTTGTCAACAATGATCTCATTTCTACTGGAACGATAGTTGCAACTGTTCCGACGTACGGTACGTGGAGTTCGAACCAAGTGTCAGGTTCAACGGTGATCACACCAAAGAATCTGGTTGTCATCCGCGATGCGTGGACTCATTCAACGTTGACTAACAGCTTGGGTCAGGAGATCTACGGTCTGCTGCAAGTCGAGACTGGATCTACGTCTGGTGTGGCTTTTAACGACGTCAACAGAAGAACGCAGATATCGTTTGTCTACGAGACGATGACGCTAGGAACGTCTTCACTAACGTCCGTTGTAGCTTCTGATATTGGCGGCCGGACAGTGCAATACACGTACGTCACAAGGATGGGTTTTAAAGATCTTCCTGAGGACGCTTATCTTTCAAACGAAATATTCATTGACACGCCAATGCCACAAGTTGGTGGATCAACTGTCTCATTGAGCGACATAACGCTTCAAAGAGCTATCACAAATCAAGGATCGTCAGTTGTTACTGATAGCAGCGGGACTAGCATACAGCTAGCAGCTGGAGCATCTTGGATCTTTTTGAGCGGAACTACAAAGCTTTGGGAGCTAGCTTCCACGCCATCTGGTCAGAACACCCTGGCTATGAACTTGTATTCGTACGGCTTGTCATCATCTCTACCAGCAGCATTCCAGAAAGGAATATCAGTTGCTACTGGTTCAACGCAGATCAACGTTGGTGTCACTGCAGGTTGGATCGAGTCACTGGGTTCTTTGACGTTGCGATCATTTCTTGGTTCTGCTCTAGTTCTGTCTGGCGGGAGTCAGATTCAATTTGGTGATAGTTTTGGTGGATCATCCACTTACGCGACAGGGTTGATACCGTTTGCTACATCAACGCTTGAATGGAGCAACTTCAAGAGTAACTTTGGTCAGATCTCTTTGCTGGGCGCGCTGAACACTTTGTCTGCTGGTGTTGTGGCGTCTGGTGCTCTGCGTAGATACCGTGCTCAGTCTGGTGTGATCGCTGATGTTGCTGCAAACACTAACATAACGTTTCCAACGAATCTTGAAAATTCATTGCTAGACTATTCTGCAAGGACTTTTACATCAGACGTAAACGTGTACTTGAATGGAATTCTTCTCATGCCAGGAGCAAGTGCCTCTGATTACGTTGACGTATATCCGGGAACAACTAGAACGTCTGGTGACTTGAAGTTCTCAATGAATATTCGCAGTGGTTCAGTCATAACGATGGAGATCTTTGGCAATTCCTGAATTACATTGATGCAATGAGCGATTATCTAAAGGGAATTCATGCTGCAGGAACGTACGTTGAGAAGTCAAAGCTAGCGTACGAAGAAGAAGCTAAGAACATGGCTTCGATGAAGGCTGCATTTATGATGGCCCTAGAACGACTGTCGGTTCTAAAAGAGCAGTACGTCGTTGCTATGACGAACGGATCGATGAAAGTAAAAGAAGCAGATGCTAGCGTAAAAGCCGTTGCAGCTTGCATTGCACTAATCGATCAACTTCATGTAGAGGCTGAGAGCAGAAGAGTTCTTTCGATAGGTGCTACAGAAGCATTGAACAAGGTAGTGAAAGAAGTACACGCCTTGTGGCAAGAGAGTTCAAAGCTAGAATCTTCAAGCTGATAGTTATCTTCTAAGACGATGACCATCTTTGGAGGAGGACGCACACCCGATGATTTTCCGGGTGAAAGAGTAGAAGAAGCAATCAAGCTTCTTCCGATGTCTGCGTCATTGCCAACAGTTAATGGTGAAATATTTTACGTTTCTGGTTCTGTGTCTGGAAGCGGATTCTTCTTCCGCGAAGAAGGAGTTGTTAAGAGGCTTGGTATCGACGAGCCGACTCATGAATTTCTTAACTCACTCGCTCATGATTCAGTAACTGGATCTTACGACGTAGCTACTTACAACACGGTCGGACTGACAAGCATGACTGTGTGGACTGATTCCGGACAGACAACGAAGCTTCAAGATTACATAATTACATACAATGAGCAGCGATTGATCACTGCTCTTACGTCATCAACTTATTACTCTAACGGATCGATCAAGTCTCAATTGCTAGAAGTACCAAGCTACGATTCCAGAAGAAGGATCACTGCTATCACTAGGACAAGGGTTGTCTTATGTCTGGCATGCACGTAATCCAGCTAGTCATTGATGATAGTTCGAACAAGACTATCACTGGCATTTGGGAGTTCGATCGCACGCTTGGTGGTACTCTCATCATCCCGTCAGGTTCCTCGTTTCCTTCATCACCTCAACCAGGTGAGATCTTTTGGAACACGGCTAATGACGTACTGTACAGACGTAACAACGCAAATTCGTACTGGACGCCTGTTTCATCATCAGTGCAAGGCTCAGATCCAGCAGCATCTTACGTCCTGATAACACTAACAGGTTCGCTTCCAAATTCTAGGAAGCTAACTGGATCTGTGGGAATCACTGTCACTGATGGCGGCGCCGGGGGAAATCTTATCATCAGCCAGAATGAAACGTACAATTCTGCGTCACATGCTGCGATCAGGCAGCTTATCCATCTTGCTGAAGGCGGTCCGTTTGAGGGTTTCAACGGAGCAATTTGCGACACGGGTCCAATTCCATTTCCAACTGCTTCAATTTGGTATACAGATGGAACTAAGACGAAAAAAGTCGTTGAAGAGCTTGGAACGTACAATGCAAACATGGTGTTCTCTCAAGTCCAGTGGAAAGTATACGCTCCAGACGGCACTACAGTTTTGGCAACGGCAACAGACACCATTACTTATACAAGCAACGTTTTTGAATCTAGCAGAACAAGAGTTATAACATGAGCCTAAACAGTCCCGTTTCTATCCTGTACGATGTAAATGGCAATCCAATTGGAACGTCAACCAACCCACTGTCTGTTCAGGTCTCTGGATCTGTAACGCTTAGTGGAACAGTTCAATCTGGTTCAACTGCTGTTGGATATCCTAGCCTTGTAGGCGGCGCTGATTCGAATGGAGTCCTCAGAGGATTCTTGACTGACACGGCCGGAAAGTTGTTCGTGTCTGGCTCTGTTGCTGTTTCAAACACTCTTACTGTTTCTGGTTCTGTAGCTATCACAAATACTGTGACTGCTGCTGTCACAGGCCAAGTTCAATCTGGTTCAACAGCCGCTGGAAACCCGGTTCTTGTTGGTGGGTCAGATGCTAGTAGCATCGTTAGAGGAGTTCGTACTGATGTTTCTGGGTGCATTGTTGTCGTTGGTACTGCATTCTCTGGTTCAACAGCTCCTGGCCATGCACCAGTTATCATTGCAGGTACAGATTCTACTGGTATAGTTCGAACGTTGCGTTTGTCAACTGCTGGTGTTGTGCAAACTTCTTCTGCAACATCATCAACAACGTCCGTATCATCGGTCGCTGCTTCTGCATCAAACGTAACAGTTCTTGCTGCGAACGCTTCGCGAATTGGTGCAACAGTCTTCAATGATTCTACGGTTACGTTGTACTTGAAGCTTGGTGCCACAGCATCAACGACTAGCTATACTGTGCAGCTTTCTGCAAGATCTTATTACGAAGTTCCATTCGGTTACGTTGGAATCATCGATGGTATCTGGGACTCTGCGACCGGTAATGCAAGAGTCACTGAGCTAACGTTATAACGTCAGATTGAGCGTAAATTAATGCCTCTAACGATTAACACAGATATAGCGACAGTTGCGACCGGTTCAACAGCACCAGGTTCAGCCACTCTGATAGGTGGTTTTAACGGTGTGTTGCTGCAACCAGTCACAGTCAAGGCGGCATCAACTGCTGCCGTAGCTACTGACCCAGCGCTTGTAGTTGCTGTGTCACCGAACAACTCGCTGATCATGTCTGGAACGGTTCAGCAACTTGGTGGCGATCTATTTACAGCAGGCGCACTCGGCGCACTCTCGGCATCTGTCACTGTTCCAATGGCTGGATTCCAATCCGTTGGATTCCACATGGATAATGGAACATTTCGAGGCACTATTGCGCCAGAAATTTCTATAAACAATGGTGTTAATTGGGTTTCTACATTTTGGGAGACCCCAAACACTGGAGCAAAAACTTCAACGCTCGCAATTGCAGCAAATTACGCACCAGTCGAGAGAAACATCATCGTCCCATGTGGAGTTTCTCATGCCCGAGTTAGAGTGACTGCATACACTTCAGGTACAGCAAATGCTCTTATAAGAGCAACTCAGATTGGAAGAAACGTAATATCAAGCGAAAGTGCGACCGGTTCAGCCATTCCAACGACTGCAGTGATGGTTGGTGGAACTGATGCTACGAACTTGAGAGCATTGCTCGTTGATACGTCTGGACGACAAGTGGTAGTTGGCGCGGGTGCTTCTACTGGTGCGCTTACTGGTAACCCCGTTGCAGTAGCTGGCTCTATCGTTGATGGTGCATCGTACTCAACGCATAGAGGTTCTCTTGTTGGAACGAAGGGATCTGATGGTGCTTATCACCATCTCATAAGTGATCCTCTCGGCAACTTGAAAGTGCTGCCATCTCCGACAGCATACTCAATTCACTCTAACTCAACTGTCACAAGCAGCAGTAATTCTGGTGTTATTTCAGCGATGGCGCTTCGTTGTGCGTCATTGTATGTTGCTGTTACCGGTGCAGTCAGCAATGGTGGTGGAACGTTCACGTACACAATTGAAGAGCTCGCGCCCGATGCTTCAACGATCATCAGGTCACAGTCTTACTCATTTAATGCAGCTGGTGCATATGCCGTTCACCTCGGAGGCATCAACAGTTATTACATCAGAGTTTCTTGGACGTTGACTGGCTCTTCACCATCTTATGCTGGAGTTTATTCTTCTATCTACGTCACCAACTCTGGTGGTAACATGAACGAAGGAACACCTGGTGGAACTGCGCCCCCGCAGACAGCTGCAGTTGGTGGTAAAGATACGTCTGGAAACTTGCAGACGCTTGCTGTCTCAACTGCGGGGCAATTGAGAACGACTGATGGTGGAATTCCGACGTATGCCGCATCATCGTACTTTGATTTGACAGCTGTAACTAGCGGCGGCGCTTCTGCGTTTACTGTGTGGCATGCGTCTGCAAATGCTACGCCTATCTTCATAAGACGAATCAAGCTAACAATCGTTGGAGCTGACATAGCTGCTGGTAAAGCGTTGTTGTGGACGCTTGGCTTTATATCTGCTGAGAATGGAACACCGGGTGGTACGCTGTTGGTCGGTCAGCCGTATGATCGTGCTGATTCGGCTAGCACTTTGACCGGCGCTAACGGAGCAATCAGGCTTCAACCAGCAAATCCAACTACTGTTGGTGATCTTTTTTGGCAAGCGATGTCTGGAGGATCTGATACTACACTCATCTTTGATTGTCAAGCGTATGGAAAACCAATCGAGCTCAGAGCATCGACAGCTGAGGGTATTGAGTGCAGGTATGGATTCACTGGGACTGTTACCGCTGGTCCATTCGTTGGCGTAACAATCGAATACACTGAAGGTACAACGGTATCGTTAGGTTACACTTAAGCCCTCTGTTGTAAGTTTAGTAGATGGCACCTAGAAAAAACAAGAAAGTAGCGCAAGAAACTCCGAGCGTTGTGAAGATCGAACCACCTCTTGGCAGATTCATCAAATCAGAAGATCTTCATGAAGTTGATTCGACGAACGTCATGCTATCAGTTGACATGAAACGAATCAAGAATGACGATCTCGGAAATGTTATCTTGCAAGACGGTCAAAAGATCTTTCCATACCAGTTCATGACAAGGTTGATGGTTGGTTGGGAAACTGTTGGGATGATATCGTCAGTGTCTTTTAACGTTTCAGCGAAGACAGGAAACATGCCAGAGATGGTAGTTCGTTTCCTTGAAGATGCTACACCTCAAGATCTTGAAATCATCATGAAAGATGAAGCTACTGTGGCTTCTATCAAGAAGAACGTCGATATGCTTAAAGCGTATCCATTCATCACTGTTGAATCACCCCTGAAGAATTTATGCCACTTCAACAACTACGAAATGTTAATTTTGGACGCAGTAAATCAAATGCTACTGGTTCACTTGGTGTAGGGTATTCAATACTTGACATATCCGGATCAGTTGTAAGTCCAAGAACTACTACGGGTGTCTATCAACTAGAATCTGGTAGCGGCATATATGCTGCATACGTGGAATTTCCAGATCATTTTCGTGGTCAAATACTGTGGGATACTGGAACATTTTTTGCGTCCAAATCATATGCTGCAGAACAGGCGAACGTAGAAGAAAATAATCCAAGGATCGACGACATCGACAGAAGAACGCTCCAGATGTCAGGAACGCTAGGACAGCTGTATGATATTCAGTACGGTCGTTGGCGCATCGTTTCGAATCAAATGGTGTTCTATAAAGAAGATAATGCTACCGAAGTAGCAAGATTTAACTTGTTCGACGACGCAGGAGCACCGTCGATGGACGCAGTGTTCGATCGTCAGAAGGTTTTATGGGTCTTAACAGGATCATCACTCGTGGGATGGGTACTTCCCGTGGAGCAGCTGGTCGTGCTGGGATGGTCACGAGCGGATTCGGTGGTCTAGTTGCTGCAGCGCTAGAGCAAGCCCGTCGGGTGATACGTTACGGTCGTTCAGGAGCTAAGCGTCTAGCTGAAGAGCTAGATGAGATCATCATCCATGCTAGGTTGATTAGAGTCAACCAAGAAAAACCTGATGCTAACGTTCAAGGTTCTATAAAGATAGCTTTCAGCACCGCATCTCACTATGCTGTGGTTCTGGCAGAGAGAGTGTCAACTAGGGCAAGAAAAGCTTGGGAAGACGTCAAGATAAGCGTTCAGCGATTGAAGTTAGCGATATTTAACAGCATGGATTCGAATTCGCTCACTGAAACGGTTTCGTTGGATCTTGAAGAATCGAACGAACTGTCATTTAAGATCAAGATCGAAGGATCATCTCCGTCACCTGCTAAAGTTCGATTGGTGTGCGAAGGCGAAGACGTATCTTACATGTTCAACGGTTATGGTACCGGTGAAGATGGCGTTGTCCAGTTTGTTCTACCTCAGATGTCTTCAAGGCTAGCTGAGGGAACTTACAACGCTCGAGTGGAAGTTCTGATCGAGAATCGCTATTTCGCGCCAGTGCAGTTTCAGATCGCCTTCAAGAAAGCATTGAAGGTCATGGCTGAATCGATTCAGGTGAAGAAGAAGCCTTCAACGCAAGAGTTCAAGGTGACAGCAACGCCGATTGTCGTGCAGAAGAAAGAGATATCTGCTGAGAAGCTGACTTTTGAGCAACGTCCAGCGCCAAGAACGCCAAGTGTCTCAGAAGACATTTCTTCGGCGAGAGCTAATTCAGCTTCTACGCTTCGTGAGCGTTATGCTTCGAAGACATCGCCAGATGCTCTAGCTAGCATCAAGCGCCTCGCCCAGCGCTTCTCAAAGTTAACGCCAAGGATTTTCTTTGCACGCTCTGCAGCGAAACTCGTCTTCGCTCTTAGATGCACCAACGATAAAGTCCTTGCACCGCGTGCATTGTTCGCCTCGAGGTGCTTCAATTCGGCGCGCAATTGATGCAACGTGCTGCACCATGACTGCTTGCTCACCAAGCCACTTCTTTGCTAGCTTGAACTTTTTGCAAGTGAGTTCGCTAATCTTAAATGACCCTGGATGGGTCAAATAATTGGGGACGTAACAGAGATACATCGGCGATGAATCGTATTCATCGTATGAGACGTTGATGATCTGGACTTTGATCTGCCTGATCGTCTTGTCCCTGTACCCAAAGTTGTCTTCGATGTTTAGAACCAGCTCGTCGCCAACATTGCTAGCCATAATTTAACTGTACCTCTCTTCAGATAAACGTTGCATACATGAGTTCAACCGGGTTACGTTCAATACATATTCGTAGTGCTAGATCGAAAAGGAAAGTAAAGAATGTCAACGTTTGTGCAAACAATCAGGCCAACGCCTTTTGGATTTTTCGATTCTGATGCTAGCTTTCAGACAGAAGCAGACGGCATGGTAACTTTCGTGAAGAGAAAGCTCGGCGATGATGTCTTGTCTGTCGAGCTGTCGAAGAAAGAGATATGGGCATGCTTTGAAGAAGCATGCTGCGAGTACGCAAGGAAAGTTCACGAGATGAAGATCCAGTCAGAGCTAGCAAACGTGCTAGGCATGCCGACTGGAAGCTTGAATGACATGACGAATCGTTACTTGCACCAGACTCTTGAGTATCTCATGAGGCAGGCTTCGCCGTATGCTTCTTACGCTGGCGTCGGAGGTTCGTACGATGCAACGCTAGGTTACTTCGATCTTGAAGCTGGACGTCAAGATTACAACATCTACACTGAGCTAAAGGATGCTGTCTCTGGTAGCGTCATATACACCAACATGACGACGAAGAGTCCAATTCGCATCATTGAAGTCTTTCACATGGAGCCGCTAGCTGCTCAGCACTTTTTGCTTAACGCTAGCAACATCACCAACTTTCTAGCAACGAACTTCAACTACGAGTCTTACGTCAACAGCACCGTGTTCTACGTGCTGCCGATCTTTGAAGACGTTCTTAGGAGAGGGATGCTTGAAGCAGCGTTCAGAGTGAGAAGGTCAAACTACAGCTATGAGATCATCGGTAGCAAACTTAGAATATTTCCGATTCCTTCTACGACTCTTCAGCTGGGTAAGTTGTTCGTTAAAGTTCAAGCTGGTGCATCTGATCCGCTGAATGCAACTGCATTGCAAGGGTTGGATCAAACTATCTACGGTGTTTCCGGACCGCAGAACGTGCCGCTCGGAAACATTCCATTTGCAACGATCACGCAACCAGGTCGTCAATGGATCAGGCAGTACACTCTTGCGCTGTGCAGAGAGTTGCTTGGAATCACCAGATCGAAATTTCAGTCTATTCCAATTCCCAATGCAGACCTGCAGTTGAATGGTGAATCATTGGTGTCAACAGCAAGAGAAGACAAAGAGAAACTTCTAACGCAGCTGAAGGAATTCCTTGATAATCTGACGAATGCTAAGCTCGTCGAGCAGCAAGCAACTCTAGCAGAAAACTTGCAGAAGCAATTGCGTTTCGTTCCTATGCCGCATGCAATCGTGATTGGATGATGAAATATGTCACGATTGTTCATAACTCCGAGAGAGCTTAACTTCATAAGTGATATCACTAAAGAACTGATAAAGGATATTGTTGGCCAGAAGATCTACTATTACCCGATTTCGGAAGCAAAGACTTTGACAGTAGGAATCTACAACGAAGCGATCAAGAAAGTTTTTGATAATCCGATAATCATCGATGCTCTTGTTGATTCCCAGTACCAGATTGATACTAAGATTGGAAAGTACGGCGTTGACCAGCAATACAAGCTTGAACTGTTCGTTCAATACAGAGACATCGTTGAGAAAGGAATAAACGTCCAGATAGGTGATTTCTTCTCTTTCAACGACGTGTTCTACGAGATTACCGAAGAACAAGTCATGAGAAACATCTACGGTTTGCCAGAGCACAAAGACGGCGTGAAGATCGTCGGTTTGAAGGCAAGAGAAGAGCAATTCAAGGCGCTTCTCATGGGTCCAACAGATATCTCACGGCCAGAAGATGATGCAGTCCAGAAGACGTTTGAACAGCAGAGAGGTCAGTCGTTGGATTCTCGAGGCGAGCCGACGGGTGATGTAAGAGATTTGGTGAGAGCTGGCGTTCTAGATCCTCCGCTTACTGGAGCTCGCGAGGTTTCCTCGCGTGGCGATCCAGACGGCGTCGGATCATCATTCTACGATGAGGATCCATGACCAACAGATTTAATGCTAGAGGAGCAGTCAATCACGGTGTAGCACCGCTTCCATCTGGGTACCCAGAAGGCCCGACTACGTCCATCACCATCCCGCCAGTGGGGATTGAAGATGTTGACGTGTCTTTGTTTCAGTTGTTCAACAAAGAATTGCCACTGCTTGTGACAGAAGGTGAGGGTACCGGTACGAAAAGAGTTCCGATCATCTTTGCTGGCGGCGAGAAGTGGGCACTCATCAAGAAGAACAAGTCAATAAGAGACAAGAACGGTTCTTTGATCCTACCGATCATAGTGATCGGACGTACTAACATAACGCAATCACCAGTCACTGACATCACCGGTCGGGGAATCAATCAGATGACTGGTGAAATCATAGTGAGAAGAAAACTAGATAATTCAGACCGTAGCTACCAAGGTTTGATTAATCGAGTTTTTCTGCGTCACTCGAGTGGGCTTGGTGTGCCAGTTGCGATGGCTGACAGCGGTCAGCTATCCACGGAGCGCCGCGTCGGCGAGCTCGGGGATGAAGTTGGAATCGTTGCTGATGGCGGCCTGATGGTACCAGATCGCACAAACAACATCTACGAGACGCTTGTTGTTCCATCACCGCAGTTTTACACAGCAACGTACGAAGTTGAGATCTGGGCGCAGTACCGTCGGCAGATGAACCAGCTGCTTGAGACGCTGATTTCTTCTTTCTTGCCGCAGACACGTGGTTGGAAACTTTCAACACCAGCCGGTTATTGGTTCGTTGCAACGCTAGCAGATGAAAATTTCACGCCAGACATGAACTTTGATGACATGAGCACCGCGGAAAGGATGATCAAGACGAAGTTTGAGATCAACGTTCCTGCGTACATCTTGGCATCGTCAGCACCAGGCGTGCCGCTAGCTGTGAAGCGCTACGTTTCAGTCCCAGAAGTTAACTTTAGCGTCGGTCTACCGTTGCCAGAAGCAACTGTTAGAGATGGCGTTGATGATCCATTCTTGGGAGCTGACGATCCGACGTTGCCGTTGTCTGCCGTTAGAAATGGTAGACGTGATCAAAGAGAAACTGGGCGAGGTCGCCTGTTCATTGCTAGCGAACAGATCGATCCAAATGATCCAGCTCTTCAAGCATTCTCAAGGGGAAGAAACCCACCTCAGTACAAGAGATACTTGGCTCGTAATTCTCGTGGTGAACTTGTTGAAAGGTTCGTTCGAATCACAACTGTTAATTCTAACACTGGTGAAACAGTCTACTCGACGGGCGTAGACATGGGCGACTTGTCAATAGAAGTGATCGATGGATTAGCACCAATCTCACGCGGTTTTCGTCAAGAACCTTTGATACTTATCGTAGCGATTCCAACCACAGAAGAGAAGATCGATGCCAGAGCAAACATTTAAGTCACCAAATTTTTACGAGCGCGAAATTGATCTTTCAGCTCCGCAGATTGCAGGTCCCGTCGGCGTACCGGCTGGTGTCATCGGAACTAGCAACAAGGGACCAGCGTTTGTGCCGGTCACTGTTGGAAATTTTGATGAATTCGTAGCTAGATTTGGTAATCTAGATCCAAAGAGATTTGGACCGTATGCTGTCAAAGAATTCTTGCAGCACAAGACCGCTCTAACGTACTTGAGAGTCCTTGGTGCGGGAGCAAACGCATCTTCTTCTGACATTCTTACGACTCAAACGACCGGTCGAGTTCTGTCGGCAGGCATGTACTTGAATGGAACGGCAGCGGCTCACGATAACCTTGGTCGTCACAACGGTGCGGTGCAGTTCCTTGCTGCTCGGCACACGCTGCAGACGAATGAAGCTTACGGAATCCCGCTCTTCACTGACAACGATTCTTACACTGGTTCTACTGTTAACTTGATTAGAGGCATGATCATGACACCAACCTCTTCGAGGGTCATGGTCCTTGGCGGTGGAACTGCGGCACCTCTTGGAACGTTCAACGGATCTAACTCTGATTCAGCAACGTTGTCTAGCGGCAAGTTCAAGCTGATCATCTCTTCTACGTTGGGAAACACGTTCTGGAATTCAGACAATAACCCAGGCGTGAAGATCTTCACTGCTAGCTTGAACCCAACTGACGCAGATTACTTTGCGAAGATCCTTAACACGGATCCGGACAAGTTCGTCTCTGAGCAGCACTACTTGTATGCTGATTTCCCAGTTGATGATGAGCTAGCAACAGCAACAGTCGTCGGCGTCCTCTCTGGGTCGAATGTCACTTCAGCTAATTCTGGTGATACCACGCTAGCAATGAGGAAAGCGTTTGGTGCTTTCGACACTAGATACAAGGCACCATCAACTTCGTACTTCATCTCGCAACCTTTCGGTGCAACTGAGTACGATCTGTTCAAGTTTGAAGCTCTTGATGATGGTGAATACGCAAACACTCTCTACAAGATTGCAATTACTGATCTTAAGGCATCGCTCGATGATTCAAACCCTTACGGTACGTTCACCGTGCAGGTGAGAGATTGGACAGACACGGACACGAATCCTAAGGTTCTAGAGTCATTCCCTAACTGCTCTTTGAATCCAACCGCTGCGAACTACGTTGCGAAGCTAGTTGGTGATAGAAAGGTTACGTTTAACTTTGATGCAACTGTCGACGCCGAGCGCAGGATTGTCACCTTCGGAAAGTACGATAACAAGTCTAGGTACGTCAGAATCGTCATGACTGACGCAGTCGAGAGGGCACTAGTTCCTCAGAAGACGCTTCCATTCGGATTTCATGGACATCAGCTTCCAAAGACAAACGATCTTCTGACTGATACGTCTCCTTCGACAGCAACGTCAAGGTTGGCGGCATCGTTGGGCGTATCTGTTGCATCTTCTCTGTCTGGTTCCTTGCTCCCACCAGTGCCTTTCAGAGTGAAAGTTACGAAGGGCGATGCACCTTCTGGTGCAGCTTGGCAAGGTCTCCCAGGTTCAACAGAGCTTGTTTTGTCGCAGCTTTACTGGGGCGTTAAGTTCGAAAGAAACACGAATGCTCTGAACCCAAATCTTGTCAGCGAGAAGAACGCGCTGCTTGCATCTTACACGAAGTTCCTTGGCATCGATAAGCTCGATGTTCTGGTAAGCGGATCTGGTGCAGACACGTTCAACAACAACAAGTTTACGCTTGCAAAGGTTGCTTTCTCCAACGGTGCGATCACGCACCTCACTGCATCTGTCAACGAACACATGAAGGAAGCTGCGTACATCAGAAATGGTAAGCTTGATACGTCGAACTACACGATCAACGATTCAGCTATCGGAACGAGAGTTACGCTAGCTACGATCCTTGCAAAGGACACGGCGGCGAACTTTAACAAGTTCTCTACGTTCACTAAGTTCGTCACCTTCATGGGTGGTGGCTGGGACGGTGTCAACATCCTTGATAGGGATGCACGCAGGCTCAACGACAAGGCATCATCGTTCGATGCGGGTGGTGGAGCAGAAGTTGGTTATTCAGCACCTGGTCTTGGGTTCAACCCAAGTGGTACCGGTCAGCTTAACTCGACTGTTGCGTCTTACAAGACTGCGGTTGATATCATGACTGATCCAATGACTGTCAACACGAACATCCTAACGATCCCTGGTATCAGAGAGACGTTTGTGTCTGATTACGCTATGAAGAAGGTGCGTGACTACGGTCTAGCATACTACGTCATGGACATTCCTTCGTACGATGATGCATCAGCTCGTCTGTACGATGATTCAACTGCACGCCCATCTGTTGACAAGACAGCGGAGCAAGTTGACACAAGAGCGATCGATAACAACTACGCTGGAACGTACTACCCAGACGTATACATTGATGATGCTACGAACAAGCGTAGAGTCAAGGTACCGGCATCTGTTGCAGCGATGGGTGCTCTAGCGTTCAATGACAGGGTTGCATATCCTTGGTTTGCACCAGCGGGTTTCAACAGAGCATCTCTTGACTTTGTTAGCAACGTTGCTGTCAGATTGAACGTCTCTGATAGAGATAGGCTTGATGCTTCTAGGATCAACCCAATCGCAACCTTCCCAAGGTTGGGCTTTGTGATCTATGGTCAGAAGACGCTGCAGATCAACAAGTCTGCTCTTGACAGAGTCAACGTCAGGCGTCTCCTCCTAGAGGTCAAGAGAATCATCATTGACATCGCGCAGCGTGGTGTGTTTGAGAACAACACGCCAGAAGTTAGAAACAAGTTCGTTGCAGATGCAACATTGCAGCTCGGACTCATCCAGGCGCAAGCTGGTGTTGAGCAGTTCCAAGTTGTGATGAACGAAACGAACAACACGCAGGAAGACGTCGATCTTAACCGCCTCAACGGAAAGATCATGATTGTTCCAACACGCACAATCGAGTATATCGCGATCGATTTTGTGATCACGAACAGCGGAGTAGTTTTTTAATTCCCTGATGGTGAAATTACGAGTTCAACAACAATCTTTCCGCACGTAGTGTGCGGAAAGATTGATACTTACACTGCAGAGGCATAGGATGTCACAGATAAAGTTTGGAAGTGCTGGAGTTTCAGCAAAAGAAATTGACCTATCAGGTCCAGTTGTTCAGCAACCAGTCGGCATCCCAGCCGGCGTCATCGGAACTGCAACAAAGGGTCCGGCATTCGTGCCAGTCACCGTTGGTTCTATCGATGACTTCTACCTAAAGTTCGGCAAGACTGACGGGAAAAAGTTCGGTCCGCTTGCTGTTACTGAGTGGCTAAGAAACGCCGGAGCTTTGACGTACGTTCGAGTTCTTGGTGTAGGTGACGGCAAGCAAAGAGTCGCTGATGGAACGACTGCAGGCTCTGTCACAAACGCAGGTTTCACAGTTGGTAGCTTGCAACCACGATCATCTGATGGTGCTCTAGCTGGAAACGATTATGCAAACTCTGGAACGCTTGGATCACCGCTTGGAAGAACGTATTTCCTCGGCGCCTTCATGTCAGAGTCTGCTGGTTCAACAGCGTTCTCTGATGCAGGTCTGCAGGGTGCAGGTTCTGTAACACCTGGCATCACAAGCTCAGTTCCAGTCCTCAGAGGTGTGCTTATGGCACCTTCTGGCGTCATCCTTCGCCTCTCATCGTCTGCTGAAGGAACGAACTCAGCTCCTTCTTCCACGCTTGTTGCTACAGATGCTACTGCAAACGGCAGCATGATTGGCGCAGTTGTTTTGACTGATGGATCAGTTTCGAAGCAAGACTTTGTCATGCTTCTCAATGGTCACAAGGGAACAGATCCTCTGTACCCGAACGTGATCACTGCATCCTTTGATCTTACTTCACCAAATTACTTTGCAAACGTTCTGAACACTGATCCTTACAAGATGCAGCAAGCAGGTCACTACCTGTACGCATCTTGGGACATCCACCCGGCTGTAGCAGCAGTCACTGGTTCTGGTCTAGTGTATCCAGTCAGCGGTGCTGCCGGTTCTAGAGTTGCTAAGTCTGGTCAGGAATCATCAGCATTCTTGACAACTGGCTCACTTGGAAGAAATCTTGGTTCTTCGACTGTACCAAACTACGAGTCATTCTCTGATAGATTCTCCCATGCTAAGTCCCCTTGGGTTATCTCTCAGAAGTTCGGTGGTTCAGCAGCTAACCTATTCAGGTTGCACGCTCTCGACGCCGGCGCTGGAGTTTCTACTCTCTACAAGGTGTCTATCGAGAACATCACACCTTCATCTGATTCACAGAATCGTTACGGTACCTTCGATCTTGTCTTGAGAGACTGGTCTGATAGAGACGGTAACTTGATTCCTCTCGAGCAGTTTAGAGGTTTGTCGCTCGATCCAAGCTCTGATCGTTACATTGCTAAGATCATCGGTGATGCTCATGTGTTCTACGACTTCGATCGTTCAGAACCAGCACAGAAGCTTGTTGTCGATGGAAACTACACGTCCAACTCCAATCTCGTAAGAGTCGAAGTTGATCCTGGCGTTGAGAATCAAACCGTCGATCCAACAGCTCTTCCGATGGGCTTCAGAGGTATTGAACACCTGGTCACGTCTGGATCTGCTCCTTTGACGTCGATCGCAGGAACGCAGCTTAGCGCAGGAACTTACTTGAAGAGAGTGGTCACCCCACCTCTTCCAATGAGAACCAACATCACTGCTGGCAGCGGCAACAAGGTTCAAGTGAACCCGCTTCTCTACTGGGGCGCTCAGTTTGAGCATGTCACCAGCTTGTCAACGCCAAATGCATCGACGTATAAGAACGATTCGATGAAGGCTTTTGCCAAGTACTTCCCTAACTTCTCTACTGTGAACCAGAACTTCTCAGTTGGCGACAACACGGGAGACGTTGACACAGACACGTGGGGTATCATCGATGCAGATAGATTCTGCAACAACATGTTCACGCTGGAAAATATCCAAGTTGTGACTGGTTCGACCACGTACGCTGATTCTGCGCAGTGGGCATCTGCTCAGTACGTCAGGAATGGAAACATCACTGCTTCCGATTCTGCCAAGACGCGCAGGTTCTCTGTCAATGACTTGATTCAGGCAAACAGAAGGTACGCAAAGTTCTCCTTCTTGATGCAAGGTGGTTTCGACGGCGTCAATCTCTTCGACAGAGACTCTGTTGAGATCAACAACGCCGCAGTCACTGCAGACATGAATTCTTCGACAAGAAATCGTGATCAGGGCGCAAACGTAAGATCTTACGCAAAGGCACTCGAGATCATGAAGAACGTCGTCAGTGTTGACGTCCAGCTTCTAGCCATCCCAGGCATCAGGCATGCAATCGTAACAGATGCAGCTGCAGATGCAGTAAGGGAGAGATTCGACGCTCTGTACATCATGGATATCGAGCAGTTTGATAACACTGGCACTGAAGTCACGTCAGATAGCCAGATGCCTTCTGTCACGTCGACGGCTTCATCGTTCAGCTCTAGGGCAGTTGATAACAGCTTTGCAGCTGCATACTTCCCAGACGTTGTGATGCCAGATCCTAACACGAAGACTAACCTCGTGGTTCCTCCTTCTGTTGCAGTCCTTGGCGCTCTAGCGTTGAATGACGCTGTGGGTCACCCATGGTTTGCACCAGCAGGCTTCACTAGAGGTGCTCTGTCGACGACGCTGGAAGCAAGAGTTCAGCTGTCCAAGACGAACATGGATGCTCTGTATGATGTCAACATCAACCCAATCGTTGCATTCCCAGGGAATGCATCAGGCGGAACAAGCCCGAAGGGTGGAGTTGTTGTGTGGGGTCAGAAGACGCTACAGGCCGCTGCATCTGCTCTTGATAGAGTCAACGTAAGACGACTCCTGATCGAGATCAGAAGGCAAGTCAGAGACATCTCTAGGACGATCATCTTCGAACCAAACAGAGCCGCAACGCTCGCAAGGTTCTCTTCAGCCGTCACACCACGTCTGCAGAGAATCCAGGCGCTGTCTGGTCTTGAGAGGTTCAGGGTCATCATCGACTCCTCAACCACGACGCAAGCAGACATCGAGAACAACACGATTCGCGGTAAGATCTTCGTGCAGCCAACCCGTACGATAGAGTATGTCAGTCTTGATTTTGTTGTAACAAACAACATTCAAGCAGCATTAACTTCCAACTGAATCAGTTAACTTCAAACGCTCGGATTGTTCATCCGAGCGTTTGTTTGTTACAATAGTACCAACTGAATTGAGTAACTTAATGCATGTTATCTACAGACACACAAACAAACTAAATTTGAAAATTTATGTCGGGCAAACAGTAACGTTGAATGAAAATACAGCTGAAGAGTCTATGTACAAAAGATGGGCATCACATTGCAAAGATGCAAAATTGAATTCAAAACTAAGATTTCACGTAGCAATTAGAGATTTTGGAGAAGAAAATTTTCTTCATGAAGTTATAGAAATATGTGAAAATCAAGAGCAAGCAAATCAACTAGAAATATTTTGGATCGAAAAACTTAAATCGTATGTTGCTTACGGTGGTTATAACATGATCCTCGGAGGTGGCGTTGGATCTGGCAGTAGAAATCCAATGGCTATTTTGACAGAAGAAATTGTAGCTAAGATAAAAGCAGAATGGAATGAAGAAAAACCATACGAAACGTTGTTGTTGGGTGAATTTTATCAAAAATATGCTAAGCTTTATGGTGTTAAACCAGACACTATAACCCACATCATTAAAGGCAGATTGTGGATGGGTGTTGGGCCCATTGTTGAATGTTCATCAAATGATCATACCGGCAAAAGTCCAATAACCGGCTCCAAGTTGAAGAAGAAATGGAAAGAAGATGAAGACTTTCGTCAGAGAGAAATCAAAAAACGACAAGGTGAGAATAATTCAAGTGCAAAATTGTCAGAAGAAACTATTCGACAAATAAGACTAGACTTCCAGCAAGTTGATGTAACTAAATTTGGTGCAAAATCAATTTTCTACAGACATATGGCTGAAAAATATTCTGTGACGCCAGAGTTGATATGCGGAATTGTCAGAAGAACGTGTTGGAAGCACGTCACTTAATACTTAACTTTAGATGAAAATTACTGAATCGCAGCTAAGAAAGCTAATCAAGGAAGTTCTGAAGGAAGAGGCTGAACTGTCCGAAGCATCCATGGAGCAAGCCAAAGTCCAGGGTCCGCTTAGAGACTTGTACACTTCCCTTCAGACTGCCAAGAAGCAGCTCGGCCGTGAGGGTGCAAAGAGAGCCGTGTCAGAGCTGATGCAGAACACTTCTGAGTCTGAGAAGGCTCAGCAGCTGCTGAAGGCGATCACGCAGATCGAATCAAACATCGATTCAGTGATGAACTGGCTCAATAGCACTTCAGCTTCAAGCATGACCAAAGACCCTTGGGCAGGCGTGGGCAAGAGAAGCTGACCAGTTAATTCATAAATTAAGGTATGGAAAACCTCGGATCTTTTTTCCGAGGTTTTCTCGTTTCAATCTGTGGGCCGTGGAGACGGTAAGAGCGGCATCTCGTAGAGCATGTTGCCGCACCCATATATCTTGACAACACCGGCTTCTTCTGCAACTTGAGCTTCAGTCAGACCCATGGGTTTGTTAGCTTTGAACTTGAAGCGGTTGAAGCGAGTGTCAAAGTCAGTCCACCAGAAACGTGGAGGCGTAGAAGAATTAAACTTCCAACCAGCCCGTTCCCATGACTTGCCATTTGTTCCTAGGCGAGTGTCGATGTAAGATATCATCTTACGTGCTCCCATCAGTTTTGACTGTGTAGCGCAGTGCTTTGTCAGACGACCCAGCCATCCTCTGACATTAACGTTTGATTTGCAGCACGCTCTAGCAATTTCAATTGCATCTTTGTGCGCAGAATGAAACGGTTTTCTTACTGACATGCAAGCAAGCAGCTCATCATTTTCAAACAACCCGTACGCAGCATTGCTAGCAACGTCTCCATCGATGTGATTCCCGTTGAAGAATGCTTTACGTTCTTGCGTGCTCACGCTTCGCACAGTGCACTTTCTTGCATCGTACTTTTTAGAATGAAGCTTAAGCTTATGATCGATCATGCTGCAGACGATGTCACGCTTGTTTTTCCATTCATCTTCGAAGATGTGAAGAAGGTTAACTTGATTCTCTTGAGCCTTGATTGACTTGTTGTTGTGATAGATAGAAGACTTGTTTATGACGCTGTGCCAGTACAACCCATTGTACTCGATCCCAAAGCGATGTTCCGGAACGTAGATGTCAATTTCCAGACCTTGCAGAACGTCTCTCCTACAAGAATCAACAGCAACATTCTTGCTCTTTACGTACTGATATATTTCAGATTGCGCAACTGAACCAGTCGAATCGCAAGACCAGCATCTTCCAGATTGAAGGCGCCGCAGCGAGCTGTTCCATTCTTTTGAGCACCGCGTGCACTTCACGCTTATGTTAGGAACGTTGTCATTGATGTAGCAAGATGCATCAGGCATGTTCAACGCAAGCGTTCCATGAGATTCAACTCGCTCTTTTATCTCTTCGTACATCAATCTCTTTGATGCATCAAGCTTCTCTCTCAAGTTTTTATTTGAGTGCGTTATAGCAACTTTTGCTGCCATCGCAGCGATCTTTTCGCTGCTTGCTTTGTTGAGACCTTTTGCCCAAGGAACCAACTGTCCTTCTTGAAACATCCTAGAAAGATTATCGCTAGTTGCTTTAAGCCTATCGTCTGTTTCTTTAGTGAGACCCTTCGACCAGATCTTTATCTTACCTTCTTCAAACGCTGCTTTTCTTCCTGCGCTTGTTGATGCTGCTCTTGATGCGACCCTTGAATCTGTTTCTTTAGTGAGACCCTTCGCCCAACCTGTCTTGCCCCTAAGCTTGTTCTTTCTGCTTTCTGAGATTTGAGCAGCTTTTTCTGGGGAGTATACTGCGTATATGTTCGAGCTGTGTCCCTTCAACGTTCCGTTATAACCGCTGTGCCAAGATATCCAAGTTGTTTCTGCTCCACAACCACACTTACACTTGATCGGTCCGTTGTTGACCTTATCCCAAGCATCTTTTGTCGTCATAGAGTGCGATGATTTCATGTGTTCATCGAATGCAGTCAATTTCTTTGTGGTGAATTCGCAGAACGGACAACTGGCCGCAGTTGGATTCTTTCTAGTAGCGTACATGCAAGTTCTACATGGTTTGTTCTTCTTGGCTGCACCCTGAGCTGCAGCTTCATTTGCATGTTCTATGATTTGTGAACATGACGGACATGTTCGTTCATTAGGTTTCATCTATTCTATAATATCCATTGCTCAACAGAAAGTAATTTTTAGTTTGATCTAAAGTTATCCATGCTGATATTTGTTTAACACCAACAGTGGGTTAGAAGGAAAGTACCATGCCAGCAGAGACACTAGACGTTTCGTCAATGATTCCGAACAAATTCGAGCCAAAGCGTAAAAATCGTTTCGTCTTGATGATCGAAGGTATCGATGCATACCTGATTAAAACAGCAGCTCGTCCAACAGTGACGACGGAAGAAGTTGAGATTCCATTCATCAACTCTCACCGTTACCTCGCTGGCAAGACGAAGTTTAACACCATCGCTGTGACTCTCTATGATCCGATTGCACCATCCGGTGCTCAGCAGGTCATGGAGTGGATCAGAACGTGCTACGAGAGCGTGTCCGGCCGTGCTGGTTACGCTGACTTCTACAAGAGAGACATCCAGCTTAAGATGCTAGATCCTGTCGGTACAGTAGTCGAACTATGGGATATCAAAGGTGCATTCTGCACCGAAGTAAACTTCGGTGAATTGACATATGAAGACGGTGGACCAGGAGAAATTTCTCTAACGATCAGAGCTGATAACTTCGTTCTACAGTTCTGAAGCACAAATTGCAACATCAGTTGCAACTGGAATATACAACTTTGTAGGCTGTGGTATAGTTATGCCATGGCCTACGATCGTATCAAGTGTCCGAACTGTTCTCTTGATTTTGGGCAAGAGCTTCGCTTCCTAGATCATCTAACAGACGTACATGGGATTGATGATCATGAGCAGTTGTATGTTAATGTTGTTCTGAACGGGATTAAGCCAACGTGTAGTTGTGGTTGTAATGAAGACGTTAGTTGGTCAGGGTGGAAGAAGGGATACACGTCAAAGTTTAAGCGTGGCCATAATGCTGTTGTTGATTCTGTTTATCTCAATCCACAGAAGCAAGCAGAATTCGCAAAGAAGAGACATGAAGGTTATGCTAGTGGTCAGTACAGCACGTGGAACAAAGGACTAACTAAAGAAACTTCAGAGAAGGTTGCAACTACAGCTAAGAAAATTTCATCTTCGCTGAAAGATGGTTACAAGTCAGGAACAATCATCGATTGGCACATCAAAGATCCAGGGGCTGCAACAGCCGCTGCAACGAAGATGTCAGACACAAAGAAGAAGAAATTTCAATCTGGTGAACTGAGCAGTTGGAACAAAGGTCTGACTAAAGAATCAGATGAAAGAGTTGCATCGGTTTCAAACATAATAAAGAATCAATTTGAAGCAGGACATGTTATTCCTTCAAAAAGATTGTCATCTGATGAATTTTTGTCATTGATTTTGAAGCAAAAGACTTTTTCTTTGGTATCTGATCCTTCAACGTATAAGAACAAATATGTAAAATTTGACTTTAAATGCAATACCTGCGGAAAAATATCAAAAAAGAATTTGATGATGATAAAGAGCGTTCCTGTTTGCTTTAACTGTCACCCTAAGGAATCCAAAGCACAGATTGAGATATACGATTACGTTCGTTCCTTGGCACCTGATGCAGTGCTCTCTGATAGAACTGTAATCTCACCAAAAGAGATTGATGTGTTTGTTCCTTCGAAGAAGTTCGGAATTGAGTATGACGGTCTTTATTGGCACAGTGAAATCATCGATAGCGACAAGAAAAGAAGCCAAAAGAAGCATGATGCTGCATTGAACGCTGGAATAAAGCTTCTTCACATCTTTGAAGATGAATGGCGAGACAAGCAAGAACTTGTGAAATCAATGATAGCTTACAGGCTTGGAACATCTTCAAAAGTAATTGGTGCACGTAAGTGTGAAGTGAAAGTACTTACAGTTCAACAAAGAAAGCAATTCATGAATGCTAATCACCTTGAAAATGATTGCAATTCTTCTGCTTCGTGGGGATTGTTTTACAATGGTGAGCTTGTTTCCGCGCTATCACTTCGTCGACCTTTTCATGCACGCTATAGAGATGCATACGAAGTTGGCAGGTTCTGCAACCTGATGAACATAACCGTTCCAGGAGCTCTTTCTAAGTTGCTTAAAGTTGCTATAACGTGGGCGAAAAGCAAAGGTGCTGCACGCTTGCTGTCTTACGTTGATCTTCGCATAGGAGATGGTTCTGGATACGAAAAAGCCGGCTTTAAGCTCATCTCCAGTTCAAGTCCAAGATTTTGGTGGACAGACTACAAGAATCGCTTGAATCGTTTTGCTGTAAAAGCTGATGCATCTTCGGGTTTGACGCAAATAGATGCAGCGAAGAACGCTGGTGTTGTAGCGATTTGGGGATGTGGTAATCAAATACTAGAGCTGAACATTGAGGAGAAGAATGAATGAGTGATGTTGTGCTGCCGGGTTGGGCTAAGAGTTATAACAATCCTCAAGCGCTCGTCGAGCGCATCATGAGGTACTTTCACCGTAAGTCAAGGCCAGTGTACCTCGGCGAGATCTCGATAGAGACGGGTCTGTCGTTGAAGAAGACAGAAGAGTTGCTGCAGTGCTTCGTTGAAGCCCAGCTCATCAAACCAGCAACGAAGGAGACGCTGAAAAAGTTGGGATCAGATGAATCGTCAGTGGTCTTTGTGCTGTCTGGAAGCTCAGATTTGAAGTTCGCGTACCTAGAATAGGTTGAACGTGTGTCACGTCTTTATTTACGCTGCAAGTATTGCAAAGTAGAATAAGACGAAGGAATAACACATGTCAGAAGATCGCGAAGTAAAGAACGAAATTTTTAGAGGCGCCGCTGTAGATCCACGAATTCCTACGACGACTGCTGCCGAAAAGGTGAAGGCTGATTTCGGTCTAGACATTCCAGTTGAAACAGTGCCACTGCCCAGCGCTGGCCTGACGTATCCAACGTCATCGCCATTGCACGGCAAAGAGACTGTTGATATCAAGTCGATGACTGCTAGGGAAGAGGATATTCTCACCAGCAAAGCTCTCTTGAAGAAGGGAACTGTGATCACCGAACTGATCAAGTCGTGCCTTGTTGACAAGTCTGTCGATCCGCGTGACATGCTGTCTGGCGATCGCAATGCACTGATGGTCGCGATCAGAATCACTGGTTACGGTGCTGAGTACGATGCAGAGCTAGAGTGCCCAGAATGCGGCACGAAGGCTTCCCGCCAGTTTGATCTTTCTCGTCTTCCGATCAAGAGGTTGACGATCGAACCAGTCGTTCAAGGAACGAACTTGTTTGCATGCCTCCTACCAGTCAGCAGAAAGATGGTTCACTTCAAGTTCATCACTGGTAAGGATGAAGAAGACATGTCAGCAACTGCTGAGAAGCAGAAGAAGCTTGGTCTTGCGTCTGATGCAACTGTCACCAGCAACTTGCTGTACTCTATCGTCTCGATCGACGGCATCGATGATCGTTCCAAGATCGCAGGATTTGTTAGGTCAATGCCGGCACGAGACTCCTTGACGCTTCGTAATTACATCAAGGATCATGAGCCAGGCATTGAGATGAGGCAAGAAACTTCTTGCCCTTCATGCGATCATGAAGAGGAGGTACAGATGCCGCTAGGCGTCAACTTTCTTTGGCCTTCGGCCGGAAGATAAAGAACAGCTCATCCTTGAGCCTGCATTCTTGTGTCTTTACTACGGCGGCTGCACGTGGACAGAAACGTACAACATGCCAGTCGCCTACAAGAGATGGCTGATCGAGAGGATCGTCAAAGAGATCAATAAGGGTGGCGACGACGAGCCACCACCCACAAAAGCTTTGCACCAGAACACGCCAGAAGTAAGGGCGATGCAAGGGCGTCAACGAGCGCAGGTGCCTTCGAGGCTCAGACGTTTCACTTGATGATACTTATATCATGCCGAACGAGAAGTGGACGTCTGCAGGCGGTGTTGTTCTAGATTCGCTTGAAGAACCGTATCGAGTGTACGTTTGCAAGCCATCTAACAACTACGGTCCGTGGACTTTTCCCAAAGGAAGAGTTGATGCTGGAGAAGGCCTAGAAGAAACTGCGCTCCGCGAAGTTCAAGAAGAGGCAGGCGTTCCAGCCAAGATGCTTCCGAACGGTTCGCTTGGAACTGGCGTTGGGTCGTACAGCATCACGCACTACTTCATGATGGTCAGAACTGGTCAAGTTGGCGCTCATGACTATGAGATGGAAGAAGTGAGATGCTGCACCCTTGAAGAAGCGAAAGAGTTGTTCGAATCAGATGGGAACAGCAGAGATGTTGGTATCCTTAGTCGAGCAGCTGCATACATAGAGAAGAACGTTAAAGGAAAAGAGAAGATGTCTGAGTCAAAAGTTATCAACGAATTGAAGACAAATTTGCTCGGTAAGATCTTCTTTGCCACTGTTGGAGCGTGGTTGGTGGGTAAAGCTGTCAACGTCAAACTCCGCGGTACTAACGAGCAAGTTCAAACCGTAGCTAACGCGCTGCTAGCATCAAAGAAGTTCCAGGACGAGCTGAAGCACCCAGGCGCAACAGTTGAATCTGTCATGAACAAGCTTAGCGTGAAGCACATGACTGCTCAAGAGTTCGAGAAGCAGTTCAACATTCCGTTCCCGTTGTTATTTTATGCTACTTTTTATCACTTTTGAAACTTCGCGTCGCAAATCACTTCCGAAACAACTGTTTCATTTGAAGTGTGATAATTGTAACGTTGAATATTCACGTACAAACATACGTTCCAAGTATGCGACTAGTCATACGTGTTCAAAAAAATGCAAATATGCATATCATTCTAAACTAACGACTAAAAAGTCAACAGTAGAGAGAACGTGCATAATTTGCTCTGAACGTTTTTTTGTTAAGAGTGATAGTAAAAAATCGATATGTTCGAAAAATTGTCATTCAATTGCACAGAAAAAAAATGGAATTCTTGATCTAAGAAAGAAAAAAACTTTTCTTGAGCGTTATGGTGTTGAAAGCGCGCAACAGATTAAATCAGTTCAAGAAAAAACTCGTAAAACAAACAATCAACGTTACGGTCATGACTTCGGTTCACAATCAACTATTGTAAAAGAAAAAACTAAACAAACAAATCGTATACGATACGGTGTTGATTGGTTTACACAATCTGAGATTTATCATGACAAATCACAAAAAACATGCCTAGAACGTTATGGCGTTGATCATCCGATGAAATCAGCGGTTGTGAAGCAAAATTATGATTTTAAGGAAATATGGAAAAAAGCACATGAAACAAAGAAGTTGAACGGTTCATATGCAATATCAAAAGTTGAAAAACGGTTTTCTGAAAAGTTGTTGAGAATATTTGGTGATGTTGAACATCAAGTAAAAATCGATCATGAAGACGGTAGTTGGTTGATCGATTTTTACGTAAAAAGTCTAGATACGTACGTCCAATTCGATGGCGTGTATTGGCATGGTCTTGATAGACCAATTGAAGATCTTCGTAATTCAATAAATCATCGTGACATCTCTATTGTTAATAGTTTTGATCGTGATCGTAAACAAGATAAGTGGTTTTCTTCAAGAAATTTGAAATTGATTAGAATTACTGATCAACTGGTAAAGAACATGACTGATAACGAAATAAGAAACCTACTTGTAGATTGAGGTCTAAGTGGCGGGCCCAGTAGATAAAGATCAGGTTGATATTGCGACAAAGCTAGCTGCTTTGATGGATCGCATGGCAGTGTCATCTGCAAAGATTGACGCGGCTTACGCTACGCAAGTAGAGTCAATGAAACAGTTGGCTACTACGATGGGCCAAGTTGATGTTAAGAACGTCATCGGCGAGATAGGAAAGATCAACAAAGATCTGAAGCAGATGGCTGAAAGCCTGTCTAAGGCTAAGAACGTCAACCAGCAAACGTTTGAAGAGATGGCAAAGAAGGCTGGTGATGCTGGAACTTCGGTGACATCGCTAAGTGGTCGAATCAAAGAATCGACGAAGCTCATAGAAGGAATGAACAAGACGCCGCTTGACAAACTTCATGAGGCGTTGTCAGAACCTGGCGGCGCGGCTGGCATCCTGAACAAGCAGCTTGGTAAGCTTGGCATAACGGTGTCAAAGAAGTTTCCTGAAGGCATGATGATTGCATCAGCAGCAGCGTCGGGCTTTGCGCAAGGCATTGAAAATGTCATCGCTGTCGGTAAAGCTTCTCTTGGAATGCTTGAGGGCTTGACATCTGCGCTGTTCAACATTGGCGGTGCGATCCTTGCAATCCCGTTCAAGATGTTCAAGGGATTGATAGATATCGCAAATAATGCCGGTGCTGGATCAACTGAGCTAGCGCAAGCTATCGAAAACCTCAGAAAAGAATTTGGAGCGTTGGGAACAGGATCACCAAAGGTGATCATGGACATGTCCGTCCAGCTGAAGGGATTCTCAGACACTGGTCTGTCTGCATACAGGATCTTTGGTAACCTCGCGCATCGTCTAGAAGAATTCTTGAAGTTGGCTCAGGAGATGGGACCAAATTTCCAGAACTTTGCTGATGAATTCAAGGAGAACGGTGGTGCTCTGCTCGCGTGGCAGAAGGGTCTTGGTCTATCTGGTGAGATGATGAGGACCATGAGCGAGAGAGCAAAGTCTCTCGGAACCAACATGGCGAAGCAGCTGTACGAGGTTCAGAAGCAAGCTCAGGGTCTTGGTAAGGCGTTTCAGATCGATTCAAAGTTGATATCTCGAGACATGGCGAAAGCTTTCGCGGACGTGAAGCATTTTGCTGGTGCAACTGTCAAAGAGATCGCTACGGCGTCTGTGTACGCTAGGAAGTTGGGCCTAGAACTTGACAAGATCACTGGTACGCTAGATGCGTTTGATACTTTTGACTCAGCCGCTGAGAACGCAGCAAAGCTGTCGCAATCGTTCGGTTTGAACGTAGACGCCTTCAAGCTGATGGAAGCTCAAGATCCAGCAACGCAGATTGACATGCTGCGCAAGCAGTTTGCTGCCGCTGGTCAGGATGCATCTTCTTTCAATCGTCAGCAGATGAAGCTTCTTGCTTCAACGACCGGTCTTGATGAAGCAACTGCGCGCCAAGTTTTCTCTTTGAAGAATCAAGGCGCTTCTCTTGATGATATCAAGAAGAAGAGCGAGGGTGCTGAGAAGAAGCAGATGAGCCAGGCAGAAGCCATGAAGGCTCTTGCTGATTCAATTGAAAGACTAGTTCAGGCAGGTGGTCAGGGTTCTGGTGGTTACTTCGAACGTTTCTTCAGAGGGTTCTTGGGAGGAATCCAAGCCTCGAAGGAGTTCAGAGATACTATTATGAATATCCGACGAGGTTTGCAACTTGTCGAGATGGCAGGTGTGAAAGCTGGTAAATTGTTCGCCCAGCTTACGCCGATCCAAGAGTTCTTGGGCGGTCTTGCTGAATTCTTCAAGCCAGGAAAATTTTCTAAGCTGTTTAATGCTTTTGGTGAAGAGATCGTTGCATTCTTTGAAGATGCAACGCACGGTGAACATTCATTCCCAAAACTGATGGAGAACATTCAGAAGCATTTCTTTGATTTCTTCAATGATCAAACGCCCGCTGGACAGAAAACCATCAAGGGATTTCGAAAGATCTTTAAGATCATCATCAATGTGATTGCGGATGGCATAAGATGGGCTTCAACAAAAATTGCTGAAGTTTTGAAAAGCATCACAAAATTGATTCTTGATCCAAAATCTGCAAAAGACGCAGTCAAGGAAGCAGGTGGAGACGGTGCTGCTGCTGCATTCGAGATGATTCAACCTCTGATTGATTCTCTTAGAGATTCGTGGAATATTCTAAAACCAGCAATTTTTGATTTGGTTAAGGTAGTTGGTGAAAAACTGTTTGAGTACTTCACGTCTGACGACTTTATCAATCTTGTGAAGCCGGCATTGCCATACGTGTTTGGAATTTTGTTTGGTCCTGTCATAGTCAGATCATTGTTGGGAATTATGACTTCTAGCGTTGGTTCATTGATAGCTAACGCAATTAAAGGAGCATTCTTGGGACCTGCAGCTGGTGCTGCAGAAAGAGCTGGAACTCGAGGGTTTGGAGGTCTATTTAGGAAAATTTTTGGCGGACTTGGCAAATTCTTGGGACCTGCAGCAATCGCAGTTGCTATCGGTGATCTTGCTGTCAATGTTAACGATGCAATGAAGAAGTTTGAAGACAAGCTTGCACCAACGTTCGGTAGAACTGAAGCAAAGATGGGTGCAGCTGCGGCTGGTATTATTAATGCTTTTACGTTCGGATTGCTGCCAGACTCAATTCAAGAAATTGTTGCTGAACAATTTGCGTCAATGTCAGAGATGATATTTGGTGCAATTCAAGATGTTTTTGGTGCTTCTTTCACTGGAAGGTTGAAGGCATACATTGGTTCTGCGCTTGACGTCTTTGGCAGCTTCGGTAACTTGATCTCTGAGATCTTCAAAGGAAAAGAGGGCGATATATCCGGCGCGCTTCAAGATCTTGGTGGCAAATTGTTGAGTTTCGTTGGTAATTGGTTCTTGTGGATGGTTGAGCAGATTCCAACATTGTATGTGATGGCATTTCAATTCGGAACAAAGTTGCTTTCTATGTTCTGGGGTGTTCTAGCTGATTTGTTTAAGAAAGGCGAAGATATTCCAATCGTAGGACCAGTATTTTGGTTGATATCTGAGTACTTTACGTTGTTGAGTAACGTTATGGGTAAGATATCAGGCTTGTTTGGTGATATATCAGCATACTTCAAAGAGAGTGGAGTAGTAGCTAGCATACAAGCCGCCCTAAAAGAGCTAGCTCCCTTGGGTTCTATTTTGATGTCGGTTGGTAAGGCATTGCTTTACGTTGTTGGATTTTTGACTGCGCCACTTTGGCTACCGATTGTTGCTGTTTTGAAGACATTGCAATACTTGTTCAGAAGTCATCGTGATACAATGATGTCTATCATGAAAGTTGTATTGCACACAATCCCGGTCTTTTTGCTGCTAAAAGGCGCTGTATACTTGGTGCAGTTGGCATTTAAGAATCTTGGGAAGATCGTTACTTTTGTAGTTGGCGCTATTATGGGCCAAATAGAAGAAACTAAGAATTTGATCGTTGGTGCGTACGAATTTATATTGAAAGTTTGGAATGCCATGCCAGATTGGATGATGAATAAAGTCATCATTCCGCTCGGCAATTTGTTTTCAAAGATTGCAAATTCAATCACTACTGAATTTGCAAATACTTGGGAACTAGTAAAGAGGGTTTGGAACACAGTTTCAAATTGGTTTAGTTCGAACGTAATCGATCCTGTTAAATCTGCATTTGGAACCGTTAAAGATGTCATTGGGTCTGCTTTTCAAAAGGCATGGGATATCATAGTTGATATCTTTAGTATGTCTAAAATTGGTGAGCTGTTCGGTGCGGTCGTCGAAGGAATTTCTAACGCACTGAATAAATTGCTTGATATCGGTGTTTTCAAAGATCTGATTGCCGTTGCTAAGAAAGCATTTAAGATCAGCTCACCTTCGAAAGTGTTTGAAGACATTGGCGACGATATCGTAGCTGGATTCAATAATGGCATTGACGATCTTCCAAAATCAATGGAAAAAAAGATGAGCGATGCAGCAAAAATTGCTAAAAGCAAGTCTGAGTCAATTTCTGCTCAAGCAACATCATCTAAGCAAGCCTCCGCAACGTCTGCAAAATTGCCTGACGTATCTGCAGCATCAACTTCTGTTGATCAACTAAGATCAACAGTTTCAAAGATAGAAAAACTTACTTCAGCGATTGAAAATGAAATCATCGGAAAGATGAATTCTACAATTCAATCAATGTCAGCTGCACAAGCAAAATTTGTTGAATCTTCTGCTGCACAACTTTCTAGTCTTGCAACTGTTTCAAATGAAGCTGGTACTACGATGACATCTTCAGCCGAAATGATAATGAACGGTGGCATCAAGCAAGCGCTTCTCGCTATCAGCGATTTGGTTGAGAAAGCTAATTCGTTGAACGATGCAATGGGATCACTGCCAGACCTAAAGCTGAACGCTAAGCTGAAGACGCTTGCATCTGGGTTGGGAATCGGCGGAAAGTTCAACTACCAAGTGAAGAGCAAGGATGTCATCATCAATGTCAACCTGCAAGTTGAGATGAACGCTGCTGACCTTGAGAAGTCTCTTGTTCTCAGAGAGAAGTCTGTCATCCGCAATCGTTTGAACTTTGCAACTGGCCCAGGAACCGCCGGTAAAGAATCGACTGACGTCCTGCCAAACAGCCCATCTGGTGTCTACGCCTTCCCTGCTACGGCTAAATTAGTGAAGCCACGATGGCACGAGAATATTCTTTGAAAAAAGATGGTAGAATCCACCATGCGCACAAAAAAAGAAATTAGAGACGAGCTGGTGAACGATCCTATCTGGCAATCTGCGCTGAACAGCGTTGATGAAGAAGAGAAGAAAAAGATCGTCAGTGCAGTTGAACCGTTGCTGATAGATCTCATCTCATCGATGGATGAATTCATGGATGCTTTGAAGGCAGATCCTGAAGCAATCGCTGAACTGTCTAGGGGTCTAACTGGTGAGAAGCAAGTAGTTAACTCAGAGCCAGTTGCATCGGGCTCTACGGGATAAGATGGGAACTAAAACAGGTACACCAGGGTTTGACATCGACGGAAAGTCGTATACGTACGACGTTGGTGATCCTAACGCACCGCCAGATCCAAACTACCCGTTGCAGACTGACAACGGTGACATGACCGTTGAGCAGAATGATCCTCCAAGAAAAGACCTTAGCAAGGTAACTAAGAAGACCCTAGCTGATTACCTTGGTAAGAAGACTGCTGTAAACTACTACCCAGTTGATGCTACTGCAAATCCTGGCAGCATCACTGTTGAAGGTGGAACGCCTGTCATTCCTGCAGACGAGCAGACAACTGGTAATGCGAAGCACTTTCCACTTCCGAAAGTTGAGTCTGGCAAAGCAACTTACCGCGGTACCACAGATATCACGCCAGACCTAAAGGGCTGGATGAACAGTCCAGCTCACGGTGATGTCAGACCTTACTCACCACCAGATGCTAGCACCGCTAAGCTTCGCAAAGGTAAAGAAGCAACGAAAGGTGGCACTGTCACCGGTAACGAACTTCTTCCGCAGGTGAAGAAGGGTGACCTCGGAACGTTGAAGAATTACACTTCAGCCGTGCTGAAGAACAATCGATTCACTGACGCTAACACGTATGCACCAGTCGATCTGACAAACCCGCCAGAAGATTACAACCCTACGTTTCACTCTCCAAAGTACGGTGAGATCTCGGCTGGAAGGCTGGCACAGGTCGGTGTTTCTCTGTCTATCAGAGCATCAAGAGAGCTGAATTCAGCTGCTGGCGGTTCGAACCCGAGCTCTGGCGGTCAAGAAGCGAAAGCAATTCTTCCAAGCTTCAACCAGATGGGTGCATCAAAAGTTGATGTTGTCTTGCTTCAAGCTCACGATGTTCTTGATGGATTGACCAACTCTGAGATCCCGGGTGGAAATTACATCTCTATTGGTGGTGACTCGTGGGGATCGTTGAACAACGCTCTTGACACGTACTCTGGTCTTACATCTTTGGGAATGATTGCGTTGTCAACAGCTCTTACCGCTGGCGTCACGCTTCTGTTCAAAGGCCTTGGTTTCATCCTCTCGCTTGTGAAAGGTTCACCAGAACCGAGGAAGAACCCTGACGGTCGATACATCCTGGGACGCTCAACTGTAACGAAGCAAGCTGATCCAAACGCATTCCCACCAGGTCTACCTCCAGACATCGGTGCTATGCTTGGGTTGCGCTCAACTATCAAGCCGTTTAGCTCAGCATTGAATGCCGGCATCTACGCATTCTTTGGAATTTCAGATGAAGGTGGAATCCTTGGTGTTGTTACGTCTGGATTGAAGAGTGCCGCATCCGCGCCAGGGTACAACTCAGTCGTTGCTCGTGCCATCATCAGATCGATCACGGTAATCATCGACTCAATCAAGAAAGTTTTCAAGAGCTCAAACTTGATCTCTGGCGTGAAGAACCTGCTGTCAATGATCGAGACGTTGAGGGCTTCGAAGCTGATCTCTGCACTCAACATATTCGCAACGTTGGGCGATGCAGTTTTGACAGAAAACCCAGACGACGTCGTCGACGGTCGTAAAGAAGAACCGATCAGAAAGTCAAGGGTTGACAAGATCGGCGATAACGTCCCTGGCGCGGCAGCTCTAAAGTCAAGGTTGGGAAATGGCACGAAGCTCAAGCTAGCGTGGGCATCTAACAGAGCACCGTCTCTTTACTTGCTACCAAACGCAATTGCCGGGTTGCAACCTGTCGCTCAATCACTGGGCGCGTTTCAAAGTGGTCTTGGGTTGCAAGAAACAGACACTAGATCTTTCTACAGGCTTCTTAGCGATGATGATGCAAAAACAAACGGCAATCGAATTCCGATCGGTGATTCTGGTGATGCACCGGATGCTGTCACTCTTAAGAAGATTGAAGCTGTTCTTGATGGTTCTGAGTACATTCCATTCTACTTTCACGATGTTCGAACGAACGAAGTCATTGCTTTCCATGCATTTCTAGCTTCGCTTACTGATGATTTCACAGCAAATTATGATAGCTCTGAAGGTTTTGGCAGAGTTGAGCCTGTGAAGATCTACAAAGGAACGAACAGAAAGATTGGCTTGAGCTTCTACATTGTTTCAACGTCACCAGCTGATTTTAACGACATGTGGGTCAAGATCAACAAGCTGGTCACGCTCGTCTATCCGCAATACACCGAAGGCCGAAGGCTGACTGATGAAAAAGGAAAGTACAGCTTCATACAACCGTTCAGCCAGATGATGGGTGCTTCACCATTGATTCGAATCAAGCTTGGTGATCTATTTGCATCAAACTACAGCAGATTTGCGCTAGCAAGATTGTTCGGTGCAACTTTGAAGGGTGCACAGTTTGGTGGTGATAAACTTAAGCTTGACGGCAGCAAAATAACAGATTTGCAATCTAAAGTGAATGAAGCAATTCTTACGGGCGATAAGAAATATACGTGGCTAATTTCTGGTGGCACTACGCTAGACATCAAGCAAGAATCATCTGGTATTTCTGTGAGCGCACCGGGTGGCAAAGGTGGACCAAAGTATGCACCTACTTGGGTTACTGACGGTAATTCAAGTTACGTCTCTGTTACGATTGAAAAAGTAGATGATGATGGAACTGTATACGTGAAGCCAACAGTACCAGATGCAGCATTTCTAAGCGATCAAGGAATAACAGATGCCGGAGTTCAGGCTACGATCATCGAAAATATAAAGAAAATTCATGATAATGAAGATGATCCAAAGAGGAGAATCATCGGTGCTGTGTATGGTGCCAACCCTATCTTCATGAAACCAACTAGGAAGACTGCAACTGCAATCTTTAACGATGCGTTTGCGGATGAGAATCAGGCAGTGAAAGATTTGACAGCGTTCCTTGACATCGAGAAGAATGCAATCGTCAAATCATTCAGGTCTGCTGGTGGTAAGGGTCTTGCAGGATTCATTGAATCCATGAATTTTGATTGGTACGACAAGACGATGTGGGGAACTGATCCTGGTTCTCGAGCACCTTTGATGTGCAAGGTCACGATTGCTTTTAGCCCAATCCACGATATCACACCAGGCCTGGATTCTCAGGGATATAACAGGAGCCCTGTTTATCCAGTCGGATTCCATGCACACGGTAATGATCTTGACAAGAAGCAAGGATGATGTTCTATGGCATTTAGCAGGTATTCTAGATCAGCAGTGATAGATTACGGTCGTCAATATGGCACTTCGTTTGCCATCAACACGATAAGAGATGGCATTAAGTCAGGTGCCATCAACACGAAACAACTTCTTGTGAGAGGCAAAGAAAGGCTAGATACTCTGGCCGGCAGCATCTACGGTGATGGCAGGTACTGGTGGGTTCTAGCAGCTGCTTCTAACATCGGTTGGGGCATGCAAATCCCACCCGGAACTGTCATCAACATACCTGATCTTGCAGATATTTCGGCTCTCGTTGGATGATAAAACATGGCTGACTTTACGAAGCTAGAGAACATATTTCGCATGGTTCAACCAGCAGACTTGTTGGTGACGCAGAGGATAGGAATAGGTGACGCATCAGCTCAAAATTCTCTCACTAGAGTATTGCAACGACTGTTGCTAGAGTCTGGAAACGGCGGTTCGTTTTCTGCGTCTCAGATGCTAGAAAAACTAAAGTCGTACAGAAGTGGAAAAGGAGATTCTGGTGGTGAGCTGAAGGGTGACAAGAAAGATTTCGATCTGCTGCTGAATTTTTACTCTACTGCTGGTAACATACCCGAAGTGAAGTACCCGTACATGTACAGGGACAACAAGGGTAAAACTGCCACTGCACCCATAACGTTTGATCAGCTTGCTAACATTGATGAAAAGATAAGAGGAAACCGCGATATGAGCGTAATCCTCTCAAACACGCCCTTTGTGTCACCAGCTGTAAAGGATGCGCAAAAAGCCGAGCTGTTCTTGAACTTCTTGCCATCAACTGTGATATCGAGGTGTGTACCGTACCTAGAGCTTGAATTTGTGTTTGACAGAGGATTCAACAAAGACGTAAAGAAACTTCAGACAGCTGGACTTCTGAAGTTCTTGATGGGCGGCGTTGACGTCGATCCTGGCTCACCAAATGATATCATGAGAAAAGCTCGTGCCAAGAAGAATGACCAAAGCGTTCAGACTTCAGCCGGCATGGAACTGTTCACTTCTCCGCAGACGTTGATCAACATGAATCCAGTTGAACCTGGTGCTCGATACGTTGATGTTCTTGATCCCACTCGGCCATTTGCATCTATCGAGAGCGTCAGCATCAACGTTGCCACGCTCGTCGGCATCATGTCTTACAAGCATGCGACTGTTGTGATGAAGCTTCATGATCGTTCTAGGTTGGCAGAAGTTGCTGATCTGATCCAGCCAACTACGTACACAAGAACAACTTGCTGGCTTACATACGGTTGGCGCCATCCTTATGAGCCGTCTGGTGATTCAGCGTCTGAAACGTACGCTGATTTCATAAACAGAAACATGCTGGTAAAAGAAGCATACGGCGTGAAGAACGCTTCGTATTCTTTTGATCAGACCGGTCAAGTTTCTATCACGATTGAACTTTACACCAAAGCTGTGTCAGAGCTTCGTGACATCAAAGTGAACGAAGGTCCAAACTCGTTCAAGAAGCTATCAGAGAGAATCAATGCGCTCGCAGAGCAGATTGCAGAACTTCGCAAAAGCTACAAGCTAGATCCTCCGACGGGATTGAACAAAGAGATAAGGGGATTCATGATCCTTGATGCTGCTGAGGGCGGACAATTTCCTGACATGAAACCAGATGAGATCATCGATTCAATCAAGGGTCTCGAGAAGATGCTTCAAGATACTGGAAGGATTGCTAAGGGTGCGTCTGACCCGTTGATAGCCAAGCTGAAAGAGCTGTACAAACCAACTGGAAAGAAGAACGAGAACTTTGAATTCAAAGAGCAAGTCAAGACAATTGCTTCTAATTACGTGAAGCAAAAGTTCGATGCTCTTGTAGCCGGCCCAGATCCATTTCTGATCTTCGATGAAAAGAACAAGACGATGAAGGAGGAAACTGGCATCGAAGATGATCATCCGTTCTTGAAAGAATTGTCATCGTACAACAAGGAAGGCGACATCTCGAAAGAGCTAAAGGAAGGAACTAACTTCCGCAAAGCTGTGGTGTCTTTTGGTAAGCTGTTCATGGTGTTCATGGCACCAGCTCTGTTTTCGATACAGACAGTAGATGAATTTCAAATCTTGTTCTACCAGCTCAACGACAGGGCTGGAAAGGCTTCATCAACAAACATAGCTGAGTTCCCAATCGATCTACCAGTCTTCCTGAGACAGTACAAAGAAGTGATAGAGAAGAACGGTACTGAAGCTATGACAGTTGAGCAATTTGTGAAGCTAGCTGTCGATGCGCAGATCAACGATTCAAGAGCTATCGGTTACGGCTTTCGCTCTGCTGGCGTCTTCAAGCCCTGGGATCCTAAGAACAGAGATCCGGATTACAAAGACAAGAAGAAAGGAGAGCAATATGAATCGTTGCTCTCTTCCGTTAACGGTCGCCGCGGCACGTTTCAGATGCCGCAGATCGAAGTTTACGTTGAGATGACGCACGAAAGGTACGACAGCAAGTCAGGAAAATCAGTACCAGTTGATCTACTGCAGTACTTCAATGATCCAGCTAATTCTGTGTCAGCGAAACCTGACGAGTTGGGCAAGACTTTCAGAAAGATCTCGAAGATTCACGTTTACGACAAGACAGTCAATCCGTACAAGACTGCTGCGTCAATACTCAGATCAGACACGCCGAACGGTACAACGTTCATGGAAGTCGATCCAGATCCGTGGGTTAAACGTCACACTGAAGATCGTACGCAGATCGTGAAGAACATCTTCAAAGATCTGTACGAGATTGCAACGAACACCGGTGATACTGGCATCAAGCTGACCGTTGGAACGATGACGACAGATGCTAACAACCAGAAGGTGAAGCACATGGTGTCAAAGCTAGTTCCAAGCATCATCTACGGCATGAATTCGTCTGCTGTCATGGAAGCTAGCCTCTCGACAAAGCAAGATTCAAACTTGACAGCAGCGCAGCTATTGGGTCTAAACTCAGGTAAGAAAGTTTCAGCAACTCCTGCAGGTGGTGGCGGTGGTGGTTTGCCGCTAAAAGTCATTCCCGCCGCCTTGACCCTTCGAACGCTTGGCTGCCCGATATTGAATTATTCGCAGTTGTTCTTCATAGATTTTAACACTGGAACAACGATCGATAACATCTATGGAATCTGTGGATTGACCCACACGCTGACGCCTGGAAAGTTTGAATCTAGCTTGACAATGGCGTTCTACGATGCATATGGCAAGTACGAAGGTGCTCCGCAGATCGTGCAGAAGATGAAAGATGGAATTAAGACTACAGAAAAGTAAGTTGCACATCTTCCTGCCAGAGCCATAAGATTGTTCAATCTTATGTCAGAACCATTTTGTATCGATGCGAAGCTGATGGGCACTGAGCGCCATCTGCACGTTGATGATGGTTACAAGTGGGTGGAAGAAATTCCGACAACTACTTGGCACTTGTCAGGCGAACTTAAATATTCGTCAAACAGGTGTCTAGACACCGTTATGAGGCTAAATTCAAAAGAAGCAGATCTTCTGCCTCATGAGAAGTACTTGAAGATGATGCAAGTCGTAGCGCCAGATCATGGACCTCGACAGCTTCCATGGGTTCACCTGATGACGAGCAAAGAACACAGGAGCTACGTCAGAAAACTGATTAATGAAGCGGTGGATACCATAGACAACTATTCGAAAGATTATTACGTGTCAACGTGGGTCAACGAGACAGCAGTATTGGATGCTTTGAAACCAGCCATGGTGTCTAGAAAAAAGTATGCCGAGCTCAAGGCAACTGTGAAGAATAACGTTCACACCATTGAAAGCTTCGAACCAAATCTGTCTGGGTACGCAGCACCTGTGCTTTACGATCGACTTGCTACGCGAACCGGTCGCTTGACAGTGAAATCAGGTCCGCAAATCTTGACGTTGAAGAGAGAGCACAGGGACTTGGTAGTTCCTTCTACACCCAACGGTAAGATCATGTACGTTGATTTTGCCGCGCTGGAAGCTAGAGTTCTTCTCTACGAGGCTGGTGGCCAATGTTCAGACGTAGATCTTTACGGGATGATAGCAAGAGACTTGTTTGGCGGCACTGTGTCTAGAGACGCTGTGAAGCTAGCTGTCATCTCTGAGCTGTACGGTTCTGGGAAGCACACGCTTGGAGAGACGTTGCAGATATCTGGTGATCCCCTTGATAGATTCATAGCAAAGATCAAGGGATTCTTCAAGACAAACGATCTAAAAGCAAGGGTGAAGGATCAGTACGTGAAGTTGGGTTACATACGAAACAGGCACGGTCGCATGGTGAAGATCGATGAGCCAATCGACAGGATCTTTGTAAATTCGTACGCACAATCAACTGGCGTTGATGTTAGCCTCCTTGGATTCAACGAGCTGCTGAAGAGTCTTAAGCACACGAAGTGCCGCCCGCTGTTCGTTCTTCACGATGCTCTCATCATAGATGTTCCGGAAGAATCAGTTGACGAAGTGATGCAGATCGAATCTGTAAAAGTTCCTGGTTACGTTCAAAACTTTAAGCTAAAGGTTCAGATGATGTGAATAAGTAATTGAACATTCAAACCAACGTAGAGTGTAATCTTGATCAAGATGAAAGCTCAACTACCTAATCTTACTGCTGAAGAAATTGAACAAAATTGGCTTAGATATGTTTCGCTATTGGGAAAGATTGGTGATCGATCGACTGCAGCGGTTAATATGGCAGAAGCGCTAGGTGAACGACTGGCACTATGTCCAGCTTCTGCTAAGAAAGACTTTCATAGAGCGTGCGCTGGAGGTTTGGTAGACCATTCGCTAAGAGTCTTGACAAACGCTCTTACGTACAGCAAAGCTTTCGGTTGGAAGCTTCCTAAAGATTCGTTGATCTTGTCGTGCTTGTGCCACGATCTTGGTAAAGTAGGTGATGTGGACAATGAATACTACATTGCTGCAGAAGAGTGGCGTGCTCAGAAGCTTGGCGAGCTGTACACGTACAACTACGACATGCAGCACATGAGCAATCCAGACAGAAGCATCTTCTTGCTTCAGCACTACGGCGTGAAGTTGACTCAGGATGAGCACCTGGCAATCAGGCTCAACGATGGTTACGTCGTTGAAGAGAATAAGACGTACTGCTTGAAAGAACCGCTACTTGCTCACGTGGTCATGACTGCAGATTACGTGTCTACGATGGTAGAAAAAGGTATGTTCCCAAGTGAATTACATCTCTGATCTTACGAAAGGATCGATCTGTGCTGGTAATTTTCAAGTGCACGTTGTTTCTAACATCGAGCTGCACATGCACGCGGCGATGGCCATGGCATTTTCTGGCGACAAGAAAGCAGTGGCGTGGGCCGTGAAGAACGGGGAGCTGCACTTGTACAGCGCACCAGAGAACACTGCTTTTCAGCTTCCTTTTCCTATGTCTTACGATCTAAGCGCCAAATTCGCTCTAGAATGGCTAGGTTCGTTGAAAGAAGATCAGCTTGACAAGCAACCTGACATCGACGGTAGCACTAGCAAGGGTTGGTGCGTTGGCAACAAGCACGTTCACGTTGATGATTGGAAGCTTCTAGCTAAGATCAAGCCGATTTGGCTACTGTATCACAAGTTATCCAACGACTCTGACAACGCTAAATGCGCCGTAATTCATCTGAAAGTTTGCACCGGCTTTGTTACATTTGACTCGAACGTCATGAATTGCCGGTAGATCTGCAGGTGAATGAAAATCTAGGTCAGTTATTGTGATTGTCGATGGTCGAGATTGACCGGTTTCTATCGTTGTTTGCAATGTATTGTCTTGTTGTCCGTTGCTAAACATTGCTATAGTGTATACGCCGGCAGAACCAGAAAAGCTTATTGCGACACTGTGCCAAAATAGACCAGAAACACTACCTGTCATTCCGTTATTTCCAACAACAATTCCAGGTGAACTTAGAGATGATGTTAGCCATTGAGTTATCTGATACCACGTGTTGGGTGTTCCTAATGTTTGTCCGGGACCAAAATTTTCAATAGTAAGTAGTTCACCAAAACTACCCCCAGATGATGTGATTGGACCTATGCTTGAGACAGTACCGAATTGAGCGTCACCTGCAACAGTAAGATCATTAGATCCATCATCGACGAAGCTTCGATTTCTTATGTATGCCATGATGATAACTATGCCAGCTTAACGCCATATTTAAGATCATGAGTAGAGAACTGCTCGTGAGGTATTTGAGGCTAGCGATAGGTGAGTCTAGGAATGCAAACGTTCCTACGCAGCTCATCGAACCTGATTCTGTGGATGATAACGATAAGAGGAACTTGGACCAAGTTGACGAATTTTCTGGTGTTGGAGCCGTAGCCGTTGCTGGTTACACAGCACCTCTAGGAATGTCACCAGATAAGCTGGGCAGGAAGAAGAACAAGAAGCGTTAACTGAAGTGATCTGAGGATTTTGAACTTCCCCAGCATGGGAGTGTACTGTAACATTAATCGCATTCTGCGGTTTGAGCAGTACACAATTGCTCATAAGGAAAGAGGACAAACATGGCGATAAATCTAGAGGCAATTCGTAAGCGCATGGCAGAACTCAACGGGCAGAAGAAGACGTCTTCTGTTCAGCTTTGGAAGCCAACGCCGGGCGAGTATAAAATTCGTGCAGTTCCTTGGAAGAACTCGACAGATGACCTACCTTTCCTCGAGAGGTGGTTCTACTACATCGGAAATGCACAAGGTATCCTTTCACCGAAACAATTCGGTAAGCCTGATCCGATCGATGACCTTATCAGGAAGCTGTATTCTTCTGGAAAACCAGAAGATCGTGCGATGGCAAAGCAGCTTCATCCGAAGATGAGAGCGTACGTTGCTGTCGTTGTCAGGGGTCAGGAAGACAAGGGCGTCCAAGTTTGGAGCATCGGCAAGGGAATCTACAATCGCTTGCTTGGATTCTTCTCTGACGAAGAGGTGGGAGATTTTCTTGATCCCCTCGTTGGTTTTGACCTGAAGGTGACTATCACTCAGACGCCCGGAAAGCAGTACCCAGATACGACCGTTGATGCTGCTCGCAGGCCGTCGAAGTTGATGGAAGATCCTGCACAGATCGAGAAGTTGCTGGCGTCAACGCCAAACCTAGATGACATGTATCGTCAGAAATCGAAGGAAGAGATCGAGAAGGTCTTGAACGATTGGTTGAACAGCGACGTCGCTGCGTCAGAAGACGGCACCGAGAAGGGTGCTCCTGCTAATGATGCGCTCGATGCACTTGTAAATGAAGTTGCAACTGCGGCGAAGGCACAACCTGCTTCTGCGCCGGCAGAAGAACCAAAGAAGCAGAACAAGAAAAAGGCAGCATCGTCTGACGATGATGATGATGCACCAAAGAAGAAGCAAACGCTTGACGATGCATTCAACGAGCTGATGGAGACATTACGTGGCTAAACCTGCTAAGGTTGTTGCGGGTGAAGAACCTGCAAAGAAGAAAGCTGCAAACAGTGACGTTGATGATCTTACGACTGAGATCATCAAGTCCATCAACAAAGAGTTCGGTCAACGAGTAGCGTACAACCTGTCAGTAGACGAAGCGCCCACTAACGTGAAGCGTTGGTTGGACACTGGCTCTATTCAACTGAACTATGCTATCAGAAATGCTGCTGGAGGCGGATATCCTGAAGGACGAGTCATCGAGATTTCAGGACCACCATCGATAGGTAAATCACACCTAGCGTACCATGCAGCAGCTATCGTCCAAGGGATGGGTGGACTAGTAGTTTACATTGACACTGAGAATGCAACGCCAGTTGAGAAGCTCAAGAACGTTGGTATCAACGTTGCAAAGAGGTTCGTGTACTGCGATGCACATTGCACTGAAGAAGTATTTTCGATCATCGAATCTACTATCTTGAAGGCAAAGCAAGTCATGGACAAGAACGTTCCAATTCTTGTGATATGGGACTCAGTAGCGGCTACGTCACCAAAAGCTGAGCTAGACGGTGATTACGATCAGAACACTGTTGGTTTGCAAGCCAGAGTCATCAGCAAAGGCATGAGAAAGATCACTGGTGTGATCGGTCAGAATAACGTGACTTTGCTGTGCCTCAACCAACTTCGAACCGCTATCGGTGTAATGCACGGAGATCCAGACATCACGCCGGGCGGAAAATCGATTCCTTACCACGCAACGCTCAGAATCAGGCTTTCTTCTGGAACGCAAGTTAAAGATAGCAGCGGAAATGTCATTGGCATCCATGTCATCATGACGACGAAGAAGAACAAAGTCGCACCTCCTTTCAGGAAGTACGAATTTGACGTCATCTTTGGCAGAGGAATTTCTGAGCATACTTACATCTTTGATGAACTTCGATCGTACTGCGAAAAGAACGATGTGACGATCGATCACAAAGTTGGTAATGGTAATGTTGAAAAGTTGCAGATCAAGCTTGAAGGTGCGCAGGCTTGGAGAACGTTGAAGGTTTTCAACACTGAGACTGGAGAAGTTCTCATCGAGAAGAAGTTCCAAAAGAATAACTTTGATGAGATCATGGTTGATCCGGCGTACAAGCCATTCATCGACAAGGTTATCGAGGAAGCGTACGCTGTTCACGGTGGTGATCCGGATTCGTCCGGTGAATCACCTTCGGAAGAAGAGGTCCTCGATGAAAGTTGAAGTTCTCTACGATGGTCCGACTGCTCCAGAGTACAAGACGCCCGGAGCAGCCGGGTGCGATCTGTACGCTGACGAGCACCAGATCGTCCTAGCAGGAAAGACAACGATCATCTCTACGGGACTTCGGCTTGCGATCCCAGAGGGATACGAAGGTCAAGTCAGGTCAAGATCAGGTCTTGCAACGAAAGGCGTGTTCGTTCTGAACTCTCCTGGCTGCATTGACTCAGATTACAGAGGCGTTGTGAAAGTCATATTGCACAACGTAGGGTCATCGACATTTACTGTCAACAAAGGAGATAGGATAGCCCAGCTTGTAATTACGCCGATTATTCGAGCGTCATTCTCGCACTCTCGTGAGCTGCCAGAAACCGCTCGTGGAGCCGGTGGGTTTGGTTCAACTGGTACGTTAACTGATCTGTACTTGGGTCTTTGCGTTGATTACAGTTCAACATCTCTACACAAGGTGTTAAATGGACGAAAAATCAACGCAAAGACCCATTTTGATTGTGGATTCTCTCAATCTCTTCGTGCGTTCATACGCTGCGTTTCCTGCAATGAACGTCAATGGTGAAGCCACTGGAGGGTGCGTTGGATTCTTGAAAACGCTTCGCAAGCTTGTCAATGAGTATTCACCATCAGCTGTATACCTTGCATGGGAAGGTGGTGGATCGCAGAGAAGAAGAGCTCTGTTCTCAGAATACAAGATGAATCGACGACCAGAGAAGTTGAATCGATTCTATGAAGATGAAATACCAGATTCTGAAGAGAATCGTCAGCATCAACTGATAGTGCTGCTTAACTTGCTGAAGCACGTGCCAGTTTGTCAACTTTATGTCTCTGATTGCGAAGGCGATGATCTTGTAGCTTACCTTGCACGGCAAAAGTTTAAGAACGTTGACAAGATCATCGCTTCGTCTGACAAGGATATGTACCAGCTCCTTGACGAGCAGACGAAGATCTACAATTTTCACAAGAAGATCATTGTGACAGGTGATGACATCTTGAATGAGTACAAAATTAAGCCCGGAAACTTTGGTCTAGCGAAAGCGTTGTGCGGTGATCCGTCTGACAATATCCCTGGATTGAAGGGATTTGGGTTCAAGACAGCATCTCGCGTTCTTCCATTCTTGCAGCTTCAAGATGACATTCTTGTCAGCGATGTGATCGATTACTGCAATTCACACTATGACGAGTCAAAGTTGTACCAACGTGTTGTCGAAAATCAGGATCTTTTGAAGAGAAATTGGCGCCTCGTTCATCTAGACGGCAGCATGCTGTCCGCTGCTCAGGCTTCCAAAGTAGATCAATTGATCAGTACATACGTCCCACGTAGTGATAGGATCAGCTTTACTCGAGGGCTTATGAAGGAAGGCATCAATGATTTTGATGTTGCTGATTTCTTCATGACCTTCAACTGCATCGAGAACGTGGAAAATAGGACTAAAGAAAAATGAACGATGACATCAAGCCGACAACGCAAGCTTCATTCGCACAATATGGAAAGTCCTTCCAAGAAAAGCTGTGCCAAGCGTTGCTCGTTGACAAGCAGTTTGCTGAGCAGATGTTGGAGGTCTTTAACGTAACGTACCTAGAACCAAAATACTTGGTGTTTCTTGCTGAACGTTATTTTTCGTACGCTCAGAAGTACAAGGTGTTTCCAACGATGCAGTTGCTCATCACGATCATCAGAGATGAGCTAAAGATTGGAACTGACGTTGTCATCAGAGATCAGATAGTAGATTACTTGCAACGCATGCGCTCTAATCCTGACGTTGGAGATCTTCAGTACGTCAAGGAAAAGGCGCTAGATTTCTGCAGGAAGCAAGCTCTGCGCAGCGCTCTTGAAGAAGCGGTTGATCAGATACAGGCAGAGAAGTATGAATCGATCGTTGAAGGCATCAAGAAAGCAGTGATGGTCGGAACTGCTCCGCAGTTGGGTCATGACTTCTTTGCCGATTACGAGAGTCGCTTCACCAAGCTGTCGAGGAATGCAATTGCTACAGGTCTTCCAGAGCTAGATAAGAAAGACATCTTGAACGGTGGGTTGGGATCAGGTGAGCTAGGTTGCGTTGTTGGTGCGACTGGAACAGGAAAGTGTGTACATCGTGATACTTACATTCAGGTAAAATATACTGGAGTGAGAATTGATGGAAAACTATACAAGCCTTGGGATCGAATTGCAACAAGGCGTGGAATCATCTTTGCTAGAGACGTCGTCGAATCAGATGAACTTGAGTGATAAATTCAAGTGTCAATATTGTTGTCAGCAATACAACAATCAATCTGGGTTGATCACGCATATTCGACGCAAGCATTCAACAACATTCACAGATTACAAGTTGAAATTTTCTCATCTTTACAAAGTTGAAAAAAGAGAAAAAAAACTTAGTCTAAATGAACTAGCTAGACGTAAACGTGATGAAAAAGCTATTGATGATGGACTTCAAGTTTTGAAGTGTGAAATTTGCAATTATGAATCTTACTACAGTTTGATATCGCACATCGTAAGAAAACACGGTGTGGCTATGAATGAATATCGATCAAATTTCCCTTCAGCAGTTGTACAGCAAGTTACATCAGATGTCAGAGAAAAAAATAGAAAGAATGCAACGTTGCATCTTTCAGATCCTATCAAGAAAGCGAATTTTCTAAAACGAAGATCTTTTCCTTCTGAGATGAAACACTGGATCAATAAGGGATTTTCATCAGACGAAGCAAAGAAAAAAGTTGCTGAATTTCAACAAGCGATTGCGCTTAAAGGTAATAATGAAAAAACGAAGGCAAAACAGTCAATTAGAAATTCTGGTCAAAATAACCCAATGTCATTGACATCAATTTCGAAACGTCTTAACGTTTCGAAGGATGACGCAAGCAAATTGACACCGTGTTATGGAAGATCAGGCATCAAACATCCGATGTTTGGTAAAAAACACAGTATTGAAGCTTTGAACAAAATTGGTCAACACATTAATCACACCGGACGTTCGAAAATCGAACACGAAATGTCTGATCTGATCATTTCATTGTATGGTGGTCTAAAGAACGTAGGAGTAAATGGTTGGTGCTGTGATTACGTTAATCACGATCGTCAGATTATAGTTGAATTTTTTGGTGATTATTGGCATCACAATCCGGAAAAATATGATAGAAATTTTGTCAACAACTTTACTAAACGTTCATCTGAAGAAGTTTGGTTGCGTGATGCACGCAAATTGAATGAACTTAGAGAGAGCGGCTTTAACGTTGTTGTGATATGGGAATCTGATTGGCGAAACAAAAAAGAAGACAGTTTGAACAGGATAAAAGATGCTTTCAATAGAACATTGTGAAGTTGTTGAAGTTGTTAAAGTTGGTGATCTGTTTGCTAGCATTGGATTTAATGATGATTCAGTTGCTGATGATTCTGGTGATTCATTTATTCCGAATGAATGGTCAATAGAAGTCAGATCACTTGACACTTTCTATCCTGTAGATGGTTTTCGTTGGACAAAACCAGAGCAGCAGGTGAAATTGACATATGGCAAAGAATCTTCTTTGCAGTGTTCACCAGAACACATTGTTTTGAAGTATTCTTCTACAGAAACTCAATGGACAAAAGTTAGTGATCTATCGCCTGGTGATGACATTGTCACTGTTAATGGCATATGCATGATTGATTCGATTGATAATCTAGAGGAACTTGATCGTCTTTGCGACCTTCAAGTATCAATTGCACATTCTTACTATGCTGACGGTGTGTTGTCACATAATTCTCACTTTCTTACGTTCTTGGGTGCAATGGCGCTGAGGAACAACGTTGATGTTCTTCACTACACGTTTGAGCTATCAGAGACTCAAGTTGGTATCAGGTATGATTCTAACTTGTGTGACATTGATTCGAATGCTGTCATTGACAGCAAGGATCGTATTCTTACTAAGTACGCAGAGCAAAAGCTGGGACGCTTGATCATCAAGTACTTTCCGACGAACACAGCTAGCATCTACACGCTTCGAAGTCACATCGAGCGCCTCGGAACGAAGGGTTTCAGGCCAGGATTGATTATCATCGACTATGCTGACATCATGAGATCAACTCGTCAGTTCGATTCTTTGAGACACGAGCTTAAGCTCGTTTACGAAGAACTAAGAGGAATGGCTGGTGAGCTAGGAATCCCAGTGTGGACAGCGAGCCAGAGCAACAAAGAGGGAGCGACAAGCGAGATCATCGACATGGGAAACATGTCTGAAGCTTACGGCAAAGCGATGATCGCTGACGTGATCGTCAGCATCTCTAGGCGTGCTCACGAGAAGTCAACGGGTCAAGGTCGATTGTACGTTGCAAAGAATCGCGCCGGGCGCGATGGTCTTGTTTATCCGTTGCACATTGACACCTCAAAGAGCAACTTTGAGATCTTGGGTGGACCGGGTTCTTTGGACGTCGCCATGAAGGAGAACGAATCTGACATCAAGAAAGTTCTTCGTTCAAAGTGGAACGAGATGAGAAATGATCCAATCATCGGCGAAAATCTAAAAAGAGGAAGCGATTCTAGCGATGACACGGGTTCTTGAAGTGCGTATAGTTATGAAGCACCCCTTAGCGAACTGCTGTAGAGTGGAAAGAAAGCAAGAATGAAGACATTTACGTACCAAGAAGCTCGTGATGCATCGGTTGACTATTTTTCTGGTGACACTCTAGCTGCTGATGTTTTTGTGTCCAAATATGCGTTGCGTGATTCAAATGATCAAGTTCTAGAGAGCACACCAGAAGCCATGCATCGTCGCTTGGCGAAGGAGTTCGCTAGGATAGAGTTGAACTACAAAAACTCTATTTCGTTCGAAGAGATCATGGAGTATTTCAGCTCTTGGAAGATCGTGCCTCAAGGATCGCCGATGTCTGCGATTGGAAACACGAAGCAGATCCAGTCTCTGTCAAATTGCTTTGTCATTGAATCGCCGTACGATTCTTACGGCGGAATCATGAAGACCGACCAAGAGCAAGCTCAGATCATGAAGCGCCGCGGCGGTGTTGGATTCGACATCTCGTCAATCAGACCAAAGGGATTGGTTACAACTAACGCTGCTCGTACGACCGATGGCATCGGTGTTTTCATGGAGCGCTTCAGCAACACTTGCAGGGAAGTTGCGCAAGGCGGGCGCCGCGGTGCTTTGATGATGACAATCTCTGTTCATCACCCAGAGATTCGCACGTTCATCAACATCAAGAAGAACGTTGAAAAAGTTACAGGCGCAAACATCTCGATCAGGTTGACTGATGAGTTCATGCGAGCAGTGAAGGCTGGCGAGAAGTTCCAGCTAAGGTTCCCAGTTGAAGCAAATGCACAGCATACGATCAAAGAAGATGTCGACGCTGGTGAACTGTGGAGTGAGATCATTGAGGCTGCTCATGCGTCAGCTGAACCCGGCTTGCTATTTTGGGACAACGTTGTTAATAATGGTCCAGCAGATGCATATCCCGGCTTCAAGTCTATCTCTACGAATCCCTGCTCTGAGATCGCTCTTTGCGCTTACGATTCGTGCAGATTGCTGCTTCTCAACGTTTCAAAGTTCGTAGAGAATCCTTTCACTGACAGAGCAAATTTCAACATCAAAGAGTTCAAGAGAGCTGCGTACGTTGCTCAACGCTTGATGGACGACTTGGTTGATCTTGAGCTCGAAGCCGTCGATAGGATCATCGACAAGATCAACTCAGATCCAGAACCAGACGACGTAAAGAAGAACGAGCTAGATCTTTGGTTGAAGATCAGGGAAAAAGGTGCCTCGGGCCGTCGCACTGGTTTGGGAATCACTGGTCTTGGTGATGCCATTGCGTACGTTGGGTTGAAGTACGGATCAAGGGAATCTATCGATTTTACGGAAGATCTGTATAGAATGTTGGCTCTTTCTGCGTACCGTTCGTCAGTTGACATGGCGGCAGAACGTGGAGCATTTCCTGCGTTTTCTCACAACGTTGAAGCTGGTCATCCGTTCATTGAAAAGATCTTGGCACATGATGATGAGCTCAAGGCTGCATACAAGGTTCACGGTCGTCGTAACATTGCCTTGACAACAACTGCGCCCGCTGGATCAGTTTCAATCCTGACTCAAACAACGTCTGGTTGCGAACCTGTTTTTGCAGTTAGCTACAAGCGCAAGAAGAAGATCAATTCGAACGACGTCACGACCACTGCCAACTTTGTTGATGATCTTGGAGATCGTTGGCAAGAGTATACTGTCTACCATCATGGATTGAAGATGTGGATGGATGTGACTGGAAAGACAGAGGCTGATATCGATGAATCGCTCTATAAGGGCTCTTCTAGCTCTGAGATCGATTGGCGTGCTCGTGTTGACCTTCAAGCCGCAGCCCAAAGATGGATCTGCCATGCAATCTCCAGCACAGTCAACTTGCCATCAGATACCTCGGTTGAGACAGTTAAGAACATCTACATGCGAGGTTGGGAATCTGGGTGCAAGGGAATCACAGTATATCGTGATGGTTGCAGATCTGGTGTCTTGTCGACTGAGGGAAAGAAACCAGCAGAAGAACAAACGAAAGAAGTATCGCAACCAGAAAAGGTCGT